TCATGCCCCCTTCTGGTAGTTCACGACGGTCAGCGCGTACGGCACGTTCAGGAACGGCATGTGCGCCATGCCGCTGTCCCCGTCGATGCTGGGGTTCAGGCCGGGGCGGAAGGTCGGGCCGAACACGTTCACGCCCGCGTTGTCCTGGCCGGTCTGACGGCCGATGATGTGCACGCCGATCGCGGCCGTGCGGTCGAACACCGTCACGCGGAACGGGATGGTGGGGTCCACGAGGCTCATGTCCATGACGTTCGCCTGCGGCACGTAGATCACGCGCCCGTCCGGGACGTACTTCACGTTCACGACCGTGCCCACGGGACCGGCGGGGTCGCCAGCCACGCGCACCTGATCGCTCCACATGCCGTCGTACACGCGGATGGGCGGCAGGCTCAGGCTGGTGAGCTTCGCGTTCAGCTGCTCCTGCGTCGCGGCGCCCTGCGTCATGGCGACCGCGAGGTTCCCGCCGGTCGTCACGTCCAGCTGCAGCAGGCCCAGGTCGCGGCGCGTGGCGGGCAGCGCGAGGATCGCGTTCAGCGTCACGCTGCTCATGAGCAGTTCGCGGATGGTCACGCCCCGGGTGCGGGCCGCGTCGACGCGCTCGCGGGTGTCACGGATGAAGTCCGCGTCCGCCCCGCCGAAGATGCTCTCGCCGCTCGCCGTGGTGACGGTCACGACCTGCTCGGGCGCATACGCGTTGTACACGGGCGGCTTGGTGAAGTCGTCGTCCCGCGCGCCGTCCTGGTACACCTTGCCGGTGCCCAGCAGGCTCATCCGCTTGCGCTCGCGGTTCATCAGCAGCGGCGTGAGCAGGTGCATCTCGACGAAGTTCAGGTACGCCACGGCTTCCGCCGAGTCGGGCCGCACGGTGTCGCCGCGCAGCTCCTTCACGAGCGCCATCAGGTACTCGATGTCCTCGCCGTCGTAGTGCATGTGCGCGGCCGTGTCGATCAGGCTGCCGCCAATGCTGTACCGCTGCATGGCGCCCTTCTGCACGCCGGTGCTCAGGGGAGCCACGTCGTTCGCCATCATGGCGCCGCTCAGCACCGTGACTTTCTTCGTGTAGCTCTGAAGGTCACGGATCTGCTCGGGGAAGTAGGTGGCGCCCAGGTAGCCCAGGTCGGCGGGCTGCGCGAGGCGGACGAGTTCGTTCACGGCCTGCGTGACGGCCGGGTTGGTCAGGAATGCTTGCAGGTCCATGATTAGCCTCGCGTGTCGATGGGGCTGGCGACGTGGTACTGGAAGGGGCCCCGGGCACCGACCAGCGCGGCGGGAATCGCGCGCTTCAGGTAGTCGCGGTTCACGTGGTCACTGCGCAGCAGGCCGTTGGCGCTCTGGTCGCCAGTCGTGCAGTCGCGGAAGTGGGGCAGCATCACGTAGAAGCCGGTCCCGTCGTCGGCGGTGCCGCTGACGAGCTTGAACTTCTTCGTGGCGTCGTCGCGGCGGAACACATCCCCCGCATACGCTTCGCGCTTCCCGTTCACCAGGGGCACGGTGCTCGCGTCGATGGTGAAGCCGCCCACCAGGAAGTCCCGCAGGTAATCGGGCTGGTACGCGAGCAGCGGCAGGTCGTAGGCTTTCGCGCCGGTCTGCTGGCTGGGCAGCGCGGGCGCGGTCGTGCCGTCATAGACGTTCACGGGCATGGGTTACTCCTTCTTGTCGGGGTTATGCCGACGATCCCAGACGGTCGATTTGGTGCCGGCGGCGGACTGGGCGCCGCTGCCGGTCACGTGGTTGGGCGGCACGCCGACATCCGCCTTCTTCGCGTCCTCCACGGTCGCGCCGAAACTCGTCGCCACGCGCGTCACGTCCGCCTCCAGCAGCGCCAGGTCACGGATCATCTCCGCGCCCCCCGGCCGCTTGGCGAGTTCCTCAGCGGTCATCACGAGCGCCTTGTAGTTCTCCGGCAGGTCCTTGACCTTCCCGAGCAGCTCCGTGCGCTTCTCGTCGTACGCGCGCATCGCGTCACGCTCCTCGCTCTGCGCGAGTCCCTCACGGGCCTTCTTCGCGTCGGCAGGCGTGGCGAAGTGCTCGCGGTACGTGGCGAGCGCGGCGGCGTCCTCTTTGGAGACGACCACCTGATCGGCGCCCGGGACCTTCCGCTTGGCCTCGTTCAGGTCCCACTGGAGGTTCGCGTTCCGCTCCGCGAGCACGTCGACGCTCTTGGTCGCCTGCTCGGCCTTCTCCTTCGCCACCCACTCGGCGCGGGAGTACCGCTGCTCCCCCTCGCCCCCTTCGGATTCAGGGTGGAAGCGGGGCGCGTGGGCGCCCATGAGCAGGCGGCCACCGAACGCCGCGACGTGCGCGGGCGCGTGACCGTAGAACGGATTGAAGATGGATTTCGACATGGGGTGTCCTCCCGGGACTGACCCCGCCGCCCGGGCGGGGGTGAAAGGCAGAAGCGGCCCACGCGCCCCCCACCCGGGGAGGCGCGCGCAGCCGCGCGAATGCGGGGGGCGGCAGGTCGTCACCCGGACGAACCGCCGCCCCCCGGAACAGCGCCCCCTGCGGGGCGCGAGGTTCTAAGGAGGGTGGAAGGGGAACATGTGCGCCTCCTTCAGGCGACGGGCGGGAGGTCCCGCCACGCGAGGTGCTGGTGAGGGGCCGGTTCGGCGGCCCGGATGCCGCACGCCGGGCAATCGAGCGTCTCGATGGGCGCGTCCGCCGGCCAGCCGCAGACCGTGACGGCCGCGCAGTAGGGGCACTGCACCGCTTCGGAACACCACCCCAGTCCGTCGTTCGTATCGCTGTCGTGCGGCACGCCGTGCGGCGCAGGGTGCGTGTACTCGTAGATCACCATGCGCAGCGGGCTCACGCGGCGCGCTCCGGGATGAGCAGGCAGCGGCAGCCGTCGTGCGTGTCTCCACCGAGGCGGGGCGGGCCGGGCACCCACGCCTGATCGGGCAGGTACTTCCCGGTCAGGCCGGGGATGCTGCGCACCGTGCGGCCCCGCGCGGTCACGATCGCCTCGCCCCGGTTGAGCACGAGACGCCGGTCAAGGTCGCCCGTGCGTTCGTCAAGGGGGTTGTACGCGCCGAAGATCCAGCCGCCCTGCGAGCGGGCCGCGTCGATCAGGCTGGCGTCCACGAGGGTCGTCAGGGTGCCGGGCGTCGCGCCGCGCATGGTGCCGCGCAGGGCGACGAACGCCCCACCCCGCTCGTACTGACGGTCCCACGCGGCGAGCACGGCGCTCACGTCCTGCGTGTCGGTGCGGGTGCCCACGCGGGCACTCAGCAGCGCGGCGTTCACGAGGGCGTACGCCGCGCCCGCGAAGAAATCCAGGGCCTCCTGCTCCGAGAGCAGCGCCGGGTCCGGGACGCCCAGCCGGTCGTGACCGACCTGCAGGGCCGCGTTCACCTGCGTGAACCACGCGCCGGCCAGGGTCCGCCAGAGAGCCGTCGCCGGTGCGTTCAGGTTCTCCCGGATCTGCGCGGCGCCCCCGCCCCGGGCCAGCACCACCTGCACCGCCTCGTGAAAGGTCAGCAGCGCCGCCTCCCCCTCGCGGGTGAAGGCGGTCGCCGCGTCATCCACCAGGGCGGTGACGGCCAGGGCCAGCGTGAGACTCATATGGCCCTCCGGGGTCGGAATCCGCCACCATTCAGGAACCCAGGACGGATTTCACGGCGACGCCAGCCCCGGAAGAATTTCGATTGGAGAGTGACCGAAATGCCCATCCAGACGAGGCTCATGTGCATCGCCTCGTTCACGGGTTCGCCGTCCTTGTGGCGCTCCCGCCGTTCGGGAGGAGACCGTCCCCCTGACCACTGCCCAGGATGCCGCCCGTCGCCTGCTCACCACTGGCGCGCAGTGGGGCACCCAGGGCGGCCATGTCCTGCCGTTTCTTCAGGGCCGCGACGATCCGCCCGATGACGTCCAGGCCCTCCCGCCCGAGCGCCTGCGCCCACACGGGCGCGATGTCCTCGGGAGGCAGGCCGTCGTCGTTCGCCTGCTGCGCCACGCTGCCCAGCGTCTGCCGCTCCGGGGCACTCAGGGCGAACATGGGCGACCAGTCCAGCTTCAGGTCGAACTCGTCCCGGGCGAGGTCCACGTCCGTAAACGGCGCGTTCCGATCCACGGCCTGCGCCGCCGTGAACAGCTTGCGGACCAGGGCGCTCATGCCGTAGTCCGGCCGCTCCCCGAGCCAGTTGAAGCGCTTGTGCTCGGCCACGGCCGTCTGCGCGGCGTAGAAGGTCTGAAGGGCGCTGCTGCTCGCCGCCTCGTTCCCGAAGATTTCGTTCGCGCCGCCCACCTGCGCCACCCCGGCGGACTCCAGGGTCAGGTCGAGCAGCTTCTCGAACAGGGTCAGCTGCGTGCCACCCCCGCCGCCCAGCAGCGGCGTGCTGATCAGTTGCGCGCCCCGGTCGGTGGTGCCGTCCTCGCGGCTGTTCACCCGCAGGGCCGTCACGCCCCCGCCGGTTTCGACGTTCACGTCCTCCGCGTCAATCAGCGCGAGCATCAGGCGGTTGCGGATCTGCTCGCCGTTCTCCACGCTGTCGAGGTGCACGTTCAGCCGGTGGAACAGGTGCGTGCGCAGCGCGTAGTCGCTCACGCCCTCCCAGGACTGCGTGCCGTCCGTGACGTTCTGGATGACCACGAAGGGAATCACGCCCAGCGTGTTGCGCTGCTCCACGACCGGGCGGTTCGGGACGACCTGCGCGTCGAAGGTCACCGCGTCCGGCCGGGCGGCCGTGCCAACGTCCCCGCGCACGCGCGGCCAGGTGCGCAGCACGTCGTGCCGGTACTGCGTGCGGGTCCACCAGCGTTCCAGTTTCCCGGTCGAGGCGTTCGGTTCGTCCGCGTACGTGTACACGTCCACGGCCTTGAACACGCCGCTCGCGTACGTTTCCGTCACCTCGTACGTGTTCGGCGCGATGAACCCCACCTGCCACGGGGTGCCCAGGATGCCCTGTTCGCTGGGCTTCCACGCGAACAGGGCGCCCACGTCGCCCGCCCAGGACTTCTGCACGGCGGCGGCGCGCATGGCGCCGCGCAGGCCGTTGAGTTTCAGCACGCGCGTCAGCCAGTCCTGCGCGCCCTTGTTCTGCACCCGGAACACGGGCGGCGACTTCAGTTCCAGGCCCAGGTGCCGCCCGGTGATGATTGCAGCGGTCGGCACGCGCAGCAGCGGGTACTCCGTCTCGTCCCCGCCGGGGTAGAGGCGCGTGAAGTCCTCACGCTCGTACGCGCGGTCACGGAACCACGCCTCGAACAGGGCCAGCCGGTTCAGGCGGCCCAGGGTGTCGATCTCGTTCACGCGTCACCTCCCGGCGGGTCGTACGTGCGCCCCTCCAGCCAGGGTGGGCAGGGGAAGTTCCGCAGGATCAGGCGCTCCACGCGCAGGTTTGCCGTCTCAATTCCGCGCATCGCGGCGTGAATCAGCGGACGGACGCGTTCGGACGCCCGCTCGATGTCCACCAGGGCGTGCATCAGTTCTGCCTGATAGATGTGCGCCACTTCGTGCACCATTGCGGACCACAGGCTCTCACCTGTCGTGACGTGGCGACTGCTGACCTGGATATTCACGTGCAGGCTGTCGAGGTGTGCCCGCATGCAGGCATTCACCGTGACCCCGCCGAGTACATCCGTCAGCAGCTCATCGCCTTCGTTCGTGACTTCCGGGCGCACGACGACGGCGATGCTCAGTTCGTCACTGATCCGCAGGATCGGCAGGAGTTCTTTCAGCGCGCGGTCGGCGTCCTGCTCCAGGGGCGTGAAGTCCATACCTACCTCCGTCCCAGGCTCAGGGTGTTGCCCCGCGCGTCCCGCAACTTGCGGGTGGGGAGTTTGCGTGGGCCGCGCTGGCGCTGGCCGGGTTGCTCACGGTGCCGCGCGGCCCGCTCGTCGATCAGCGCGAGGGGCAGCAGGAACGGCCGGGCGCCGAGGGTGGCATACCTGATTGCGTCGACGCTGTGGTCCTGGCCGTCATACCCTTCGCCTTTCTTCACCCACGTCTGGAAGCTGTGAATTGCCGCTTCGCACCGTTCATGGATGATGAGGCGCGGGGCGCCGGTCGTGTCGCCGGGCCGGCGGGCCCAGTCGGGGTAGGCGCGGTCCTCGATGGGGTGCAGGTACTCCGCGACGACCTGCGCGGTCGCCTCGATGCTGCCCTTCTGCCCGCTGCGCAGGTGCAGGTTCGGCTTGCGGACGGGAACGCCCAGGGCGGCCCATTCGGCTTTCGCCTGTCCGCCGCGCGGGTCGCCCCACACGAGCCACTTGCCCTTGCTGGGCGCGAGCCACTGCGCGCCGGGCGGCAGGTGCTGTGCGAGCATGGCCGCCACGCGGACCTTCTGTTGGCGGGTGGTGAGGCCCGCCTGGTACACCTCGTCGATCAGGACAATCTCCTCACCGGTCCAGGCGAGCAACTGGCACACAAACGGGTCCGTGAAGCCGAAGTCCATGCCCATGAAGTAGCGCCACTCGCGCCTCGGCGTGAACACGCGGACGTGCGTGTCGCGGCTGAACTCCTCGTACACCTGCCCGTCGAGGATGCTGAACTGCGCGAGGTAGTTCATGGCCCACAGGCGCGGCGGGGTGTTCTTCCGCTTGCGTTCGATCCAGTCGGCGTTCAGGTGCGTGTTCCGCGTGGTGGGCTGCTGGAAGCTGATGTAATCCAGGTCCCGCGCGGGGCCGGGGCGGCCCTTGATGAAGAAGTCGAAGTACAGGGCGTTGAAGCCCTTCGGGGTGGTCCCGTGGTACACCCAGCCTTCCCGGTCGATCAGGGCGCGGTCGGCGTACTCGAAGTAATTCCGCCAGTCCATGTCGTCGAACTGGCCGGACTCGTCGGTCAAGATCCAGTCGAAGGATTTGCCGAGCAGGCCGCGCGGGTCGGCCATCGTGAACGCGTCGAAGCGGCTGCCCCAGGGCGTGATGATCGTGCGGATCACGCCGTTCGTCTTGCGGACGCTCAGCACGCCGGGTTCCGGGTCGATGTCGAGCAGGTTCCCGTCCGCGTCCTCCTCCACCGTGAAGTGCTTCGTGCGCCCCGGCGCTTTGGGCTGGTAGCCGAGCACCTTGCACAGCCGCAGGACGGCCGAGTACAGCTTGCCCATGATGATGCCGGTCAGGTCGTACGTGGGCGCGATCACGGCGCCAGTGGTGTAGTGGTCGACCTTCACGAGGCGCCCGTCCTGCACGACTTCCTTCCAGCAGGGCGCGATGTACCCGAGGGGGAGGTGCGCGCCGAATTCGCTCTTGCCCCAGCGGGTGCCGGCGACGTTCGTGGTGACGTTGTGCGTCAACCACCCGTGGTAGACCTCCCACTGCCCGGCGTGCGGCGTGAAGCTGATCGCCTCCCAGATGGACGTCACGTCGTACTTCGGGATGGCGACCCCTTTGCGCGGCGCCGTGTTCGGGCGCAGCTTCGCATGAAAGGAGGCGCTGGGCGCGGGGTTCCGGGGCATAAGGGCAAGAGAAAACCCCCGGCTGCATGGCGTCAGCGGGGGGAATCTTACGGTGATTGTGCCGTCTGCCCGTAATGCCTGTCAAGGGGAGTGGCAATCCATGCCACCCCCCGTGTCAGTTCAGGTTCAGGTGCTCCAGGTCCACGTACTCGGGCGGCTGCGAGGCGTGCAGGAAACTCAGCAACTGTGGGTTGTCCTTCAGGATGCCGAACAGCACGTGCGCGGCGTACTGGGACTGCGCGCGGATCGCGGTGTGCTCGTGCAGGAAGGTGAAGATCGCGCGGGCCTGCACTTCCTGACTCCCCGTGCCGACGATCAGGGTGGGGTGGCGCTGCTCGTCGAAGCGGTACTCGCTGCCGGGCATGTCGTCGCTTGCCAGGACGGTCACGGCGATGCCGCCGAGGAGCAGGTCAGGGAGCTGGTTCATGTGTTACCTCGCAGTCGCGCGGTGAGGGCGCGGGTCGGAATGAATTTGATGCTGGCCCGGCTGGCGACCACCCGGCCCTGAAAGAGGCCGCGTCCCTCGCGGGGCTGCGGGGGCGTGACGTGCAGGTGCCCGACGTTCAGGAGGGTCACGCTCCGGCCGCTCGCCACGGCGTCCGCGATGCTCGTCAGGACCGTGTGCACGAGCCGCTGCGCGACGGGGAGGGGCACATCCAGCGTGCGGGCGGTCACGCGGATGAGTTCCCCGGTCTGCATGGTGCCCGTCTGCACGCGGGCCTTCAGGCGGGGACGGTCGGTGGCGGGGTGGCCGCTGGCGTCAGCGGGCCGGGCGGGACGGGGTGAACGCATGGGAATCCTCTTGGAACCGGGAGTGTCAACGAGTGTCACTGTAACCGATGATTCCTCATCATGACAACCCTTTATTTACTCGTCAGATCGGACAATGCGCAGCAGGCCCAGCAGCTGCGCGCACGCCTCGTCCCACGGAACGAGGGTGCCCACGCTGTCCATGACGACGCCGCGCTTGTGCATGAGTTGCAGGTTGCGCCGCACGAATTCCCCGTTGATCTGCGCGAGGCTCGGATCGGCCGCCGCGAGCCAGTCGGCCAGCCGGTCGGCGTCCTCGCCTTCGCGCAGGTACTGCGTGACCACCATCCGGTCCGGGAGCGCCCCGAAGGTGTGCTGCACCTGCGGGGCGTTCTGGTGGGCCTGCCGGCCCGGGCTGGTGCCGCCGCGCGTCTTGTCGGCCGTGCCGAACATCTCCACGACCTTCACGGCCGTGCTCGCGCGGGTCTTGCCGTCGAAGCGTTCCTGCTTGGTGTCGTTCATCACGTCCGTCAGCAGGCGCAGGGCGCCGGCCTCCAGATCCGAGGCGGCGCCCTGCATGTCCTCGCGGGTCATGCGGCGCGTGAGGATCTGCCCGCTGGGCGCCTCGCCGGTCCTGATGAAGTGCTGGAGCTGGTGGTTGGCCTCACTGCCCAGTTCGGAGGGGGGGAGTTGCGCGGCCCAGTTGATCGCAGTCGCCTCCGGGACGGTAAGGTCACCGAACTGCTGCGCGAGCGCCTGGTACGCGAGGGGGAAATTGCCGTTGTGCTGGGCGAGCAGGGTGGTGAGTGTCGCGCGCTGCGCGTTCCCGGAATCCATATGGTTGAGCCTCCTGTTTCGCCAGTACCGGAATAGCACAGGCGGGACGTGTGCGCTGCCTTATTTCCGGCACTTTCCCAGGAATAAGGCCACTTCCGATTGTAACCCCATTTGACAGGGATTGTCACCGATAGTTACAATGCGTGGCGTGGCACACACGAACGACCCCCGCATCCCCGCGCACATCCGCCGGGACGTGGAGGCCGCTCACGGCCCCGATCACGACCCCAGACTCGCCCGCCGCGCCAAACGACTCGCCAGCAAGCCGCGCCCCACCCGGGACGGCGAAGCGTGGGATCAGTGGGCCGAGGAACTGCTGTTCCTCCTGCACCACCGCGCCTATGAGCACCTGCGCCCCCACGTGACCCGCCCCCAGTTCCTGTACGCCTGCGGCGTCACCGAACGCACCGCGACCCGCTACCACGACGCCCTGCGCGTCCTCGAAGCGGCCGTCGCCGCCGGCTTCAACCGCGCCGTGCTGCGCCGCGTGTCGTACACCGCCCTCGCGCGAGCCTCGCACTTCGTGAACCACCCGGATGACCTCGCCCGGCACCTGAAGGCCACGCTCCGCATCCCCGAGCCGCCCGACGCCGCGCCCAGCCTGGAATCTACAAGGAGCGTCCATGTCAGCAAGTGGTTCAAGGCCCAGCCGTAACTCCGACACCTGGAAGTTCATCGAGCACACCGGAGAGCAGCGCGACTACCGCCTCCACATGTTCCGAGGCGGGATGCCCGCCTGCGGGATCGCCGTGAACAAGGACCAGGGCTTCACCGGCACCGTCATCCCCACCCCCCGCCGCTTCAAGACCTGCAAACGCTGCGCGCAGCTCGCCTAACGGAGGCCCCCATGGCAAAAGCACCCCCGAACATCCTGAACCTCGGCTCCCTGCACACCCTCAGCGAAGGCGGCTTCGGCATCAAGGTCGACCGCGACATCGAGCAGGCCATCAAGGACTGCGAGGACCGCCCCGGCCTCAAGACCGCCCGCAAGGTCGTCATCGAACTGACCATCACCCCCGAAGGGGAAGGCGGACTGAGCGACACCACCATGACGGTGACTGCCACGAGCAAGCTCAGCGTGCCCAAAGCCGCCACGCGCAAGCAGCCCATGACCATCAAGCGCGACAAGGACACCGGCCAGCCCCAGCTGATCATCCCCGAAGCCCCCACGCCCATCTTCGACGAGGACCACCATGAGTGACTTCAACATCCCGGACCTGCGCAAGCTCGTCGAGGACGCCAGCGCCAAGAAAGTGCAGAAGCTGGAGCAGCACACCTACCTCGTGAACGTCAACGGCGTCGACGAGATCATCGAAATGCCCACCGCGCCTGCGCAGACCACCCTGGGCGACCTGAGCAGCCTCCTGATCGTCGCCCGGGGCAGCCACGCCCGCGCCATCCTCGTCAGCGGCACGCAGGTCGCGCTGATCATGAACGACGACAACGAAGTCATTCAGGACGAGGGGGACAACAAGGCAGGCACGCCACTGCACGAGGTCGTGGGTGAACCCGCCCCTCAGCCGGACGGCGAGGCCCTGGACCGCGTGAGTGTGGACGCCTTCACCGGCTGGCAGGTCATGGACCGCTGGACGCACACCCTCCCCCTGACCCTGCACCCCGCCTTCGAGATGGTCGCGGCCATGCGCAAACCCCAGGAGTACGGGCACCGCGCGCTGATCCGCCTGCTGCGCACGACCCTCGCGGGCTTCATTGACGACAGCACCCTGAACATCCTGCGCGCCCTCCAGATCGACGGGGCCAGCAAGGGCACGAGCGTCGTGAGCAACGGCGACAGCGGCCTGGGCCGCAGCGTCACGCAGGCCGTACGCACCCAGAACGGCCAGGGCAGCCTGCCCGACGAGATCACCCTGAACGTCCCCGTGTACGACCTGCGGGAACTGCGCGACCAGCGCCACGCGATCAAGGTCGTGCTGGAAGTCGACCCCAACGACGGCGACCCGCGCTTCACCCTGACCGCCGTGCACAACGACGTGGTGGCCGCGCAGGAGGCCGCGCTGAACAGCATCGTCGAGGACTGCGAGCGCTCCTTCCCGCTCGTGCTGCGCGGCGCGCTGGCCCGCTCGTGACCGACTCCTTCCACCCCTGACCCTCACCACCCCGGGGCGGCGCGTCCAGTACGCCGCCGCCCCCTTCTGCACCCCCGGAGACCCCATGCGCTTGATTCACCGCACTGCCCGCCACCCCACCATCACCCACCTGCCCGACGACGCCCGGGAGCACGTCGAACAGACGATGCGCCAGATGGTGCGTCAGCAGGTGCTGAGCGACACCTTCGCGCACGTCACCACCACCCAGGACGGCGGCACGTTCCGCGCGGAAATCGGCGTCGTCACCCCCTACCAGTTCAACCGCGCGCAACTCCTCGCCCGCCAGATCCTCGACACCGACCCCCGCGACGGCGCCGCCCTGGACCTCGCGCGGCTCGTGCTGGGCCTCCCCGACGAGCAGATCACCGGCTGGAACGGCCAGGGCACCCGCCCCGTCATCCAGCACGAGAGCGGCCTCATCGAGTTCGCCCTCGCGCCCTACGAGATCGAACCCGTGGGTGAGAACGGCTGGCGCACCCGGGGTGAAGTCGCGGTCCGCTACCCGGACGGCGTGACCCGCATCACGGACGTCGCCGTGCAACTCCCGAACGGCCAGGTCGTGAAGCCCACCGTATGCCGCGCCCGGCCCGCAGGGATGCAGAGCATGATGACGGTCGAGGGCCTGCTGTGACCGACGCCCGCCGTGTCTACCGGCCCACGCCGCCCGCACCGACCCTGGAGGAGATCCGGCAGCCGATCAGCGTGCAGCGCGGCGCACTGATCATCCAGGGGGCGCACGCGAGCGTCGTCATTCCCGCCGGTGGCCTCTGGCCCGGACTGGACGCCCTGCCGGACACCGTGCGGGAGGAACTCGGGCACGTCATCCCCCACACGCTCGCGGACAGCCGCCTGCAGAGCGTCGAGAGCAACGCCCGCACCGTGAAGATCGCCGTGGCGTTCGTGACCGCGCAGCTCCTCCCGCACGGCAGCGGCACGGACCGCATTCAGCGCGCCACGCGCCTGTTCGGGCATCACTTCACCCTGACGCCCGACGCCGTGGCAGGGGCGCTGCTCAGCCTGAGCCGCATCAAGACGAACAACCACCGCAACCGCCTTCTCGGCACTGGCGAGGCTGAGGCGTGAAGCGCGTGGATCTTCACCACGGCGACTGCCTGGACGTCCTGCGCACCCTGCCGGATAACAGTGTCGATTCTGTCGTGACGGACCCCCCGTATGGCCTCGCGTTCATGGGGAAGAAGTGGGATTACGACGTGCCCAGCGAGGACATATGGCGCGAGTGCCTGCGCGTCCTGAAACCCGGCGGGCACCTCCTCGCGTTCGCGGGCACCCGCACGCAGCACCGCATGGCCGTCCGCATCGAGGACGCCGGATTCGAGATCAGGGACATGATCGCCTGGGTGTACGGGAGCGGAATGCCGAAGTCTCTGGACATCAGCAAGGCGCTCGACAAGAAGGCAGGCGCGGAAAGGGAAGTGATTGGTGTTCGGGTCTACGCAGACGGCACCGCCGGCCATTACGCACCTGTATCTGACGGGTGGGATCGACCAAGTTCGCGAGCGAAAGTCGAGGCGAAGCAGCCAAAACTAGACACGGCGCCCGCGACCCCCGAGGCACAGCAGTGGGCGGGCTGGGGCACGGCGCTGAAGCCGAGCCTGGAACCGATCACCGTGGCGCGCAAGCCCCTGACCGGCACGGTCGCCGCGAACGTGCAGCAGTGGGGTGCGGGCGGACTGAACATCGACGGGTGCCGGGTGGAAAGCGGAGCGGATTATCACGATTTAACGGTCACGCAGGGTGGACGGCGACAGCTTTCCTTTGGTATGGCTGAGCGCAAGTTTATGCCCGCGTCCGGCCGCTGGCCCGCGAACTTGATTCATGACGGGTCCGACGAGGTGCTGGCCCTGTTCCCAGGGAGCGACAGTGGCAGCGCCGCGCGGTTTTTCTACTGCAGCAAGGCGAGCAGGCGCGACCGGAACGAGGGCGTGGGTGGGAGCGACGCCCCGGCCGTGCGGGAGGGCGCGACCATGCGTGACCGGGAGGATGCCGACTGGCAGGCTCGGAACGGCAACCATCACAACACCGTGAAGCCGACTGATCTGATGCGGCACTTGTGCCGTCTCGTGACGCCGCCGGGTGGGGTGGTGCTCGATCCGTTCATGGGGAGCGGCTCGACGGGCAAGGCGGCCATTCTGGAGGGGTTCGGGTTCGTCGGCATTGACCTCTCGGAGGAGTACGTGCAGATCGCGCGGCAGCGTGTCGCGCACGCTCAGGCGACCGTCCGTGCGCGGCAGCCGGTGCTGCTGGGAGGCGACTGACCATGCCCCCGGTCACACCTGAGCAGCGCGCGGAGATCCGGCGCGTGAGGTATGCACTACTGGATGAACTGGAGGAGTCCGGCCAGTTCGTTACCGTGCCGGACGCGCTGAACCTGCTCGCCGCGCAGGGCCTGTTTCCCGAGGAAATGGCCTTGCGGCCCCTGATTCGCCGCCTTCTCGACGCGGGCGCGCTGACAGGAGACGTGGCCCGCTTTGGCGCGGCGCACGAGCCCCTACGGGAACGGCAGGGCCGGCGGATGTTCAACGTCATGCGGCTGATGCTGGATGGGCGTGAACGCCGCGCCAGCGAGGTCCGCAAGGCCCTCGGGTACGGGCACCACTACGAGAATCTCGCCGCCCTCGCCCGGCATGGCTGGCTCAGCGTGCGGGGTACGCCCCAGCACAAAACGCTCCTGCTGTACCGCATCACGGCTGAAGGCTCGCGCGTGTTCGGCCACCCCCTCCTGTTCTGGACCCGCGTGCACGACCTGCTGCTGACCTTCGCGGCCCTCTCGGGGCGGGACATCCAGCGCGCGCTGGATGTCCCGTGGGACGTCGTGAAAGTCCTCGTCCACCGGTTCGAGCAGTCCGGGCGCCTTGAAAGCTACCGCCGCCGTCCGCGCTCACTGACTGAGAAGTTTGGCGACCCCGTTCGGTACTACCGTCTCACGCCTATCTGGAGACCCCCAGTCGCTGATTCAGCACTTCCCCGCTCGCCCTACGCGCACTGAAAGGAGCACCCTCATGACCTGGATTGACACGGCCGCTGGCCCCTTCGACTACACCAACCCCACGGCGAATCCGCGTGTGTTCGCGCCCGACGTGATCGCGCAGAGTCTGGCGCGCATGCCGCGTTTCCTCGGGCACGGCCTGACGGCTGCGCCCCTGAGTGTCGCGGCGCACAGCCTCCTCGTCGCTCACCTGCTCTCCGCGCAGGGTTGCGGGCGCCACGTCGTCCTGCTGGGCCTGCTGCACGACGCGCATGAATCGCTCGTCGGGGATTGCCCCGCTCCCCTGAAGGCGATGCTGCTGGAGTACCGCGTCATCGAGGACTGCGTGCAGGCCGCCGCCCTGGCCGCCCTCGCGCCCAACCACGTGTTCACGCAGGAGGACTGGGCCGCCGTCAAATATGCCGACCTGCAGGCCCTGCGGATCGAGGGGGAACTGATCTTCGAGTGCAGCGCGACCGGCGCCTGGACGGCGGACTTGCCCGACACGACCGTCCCGCACGGCGAACTGCTGAACATCCTGACGGAACACCCGGAAATCGCGGAACCCTACTGGCGCGCGAAGTACGTCGAACTCACCCACGAAGGGGACTTCTGATGCTGCACACCATCCTGACTTACACCCCCCTGCTCCTGGCGATCTTCCTGTTCGGCGCGTGCTGCTACGGCGCGCGGGTGGAACCGCACCCGGACGTGCGGGGCGCGGCGGCGCAGAGCGGCGGGTTCATCCTCCTGCTGGGCTTCCTGTTCACGCAGGGCCTGGAGGGTCGCCCACTTGACGTGGCCCTCATCCTGTTCGTCCTGGCGTTCGCTGCCCTGAGCGTGCTGATCGTCGGCGCCAGCGCGAGCAAGCACGGCGGGGCATGGTGGCGCTGGGGCTTCACCCTCGTCCTGATCCTCGCCACGGCGATGGCGTGGGGCGCCCTGTGAGCGGCCCACACCTTCCGCCTCGTGGCCTCTACAACAAGCAGCGGCCCGGCCCGAGCATCGAACTCCCGTTCACGGTCACGCAGGGCATGATCGCCGTCATGGGTGCGAGCGAGACGGTGAACATCACCCTGTTCCCTGGAGCGACGTGGCCCGGCGTGAACGCACTGAGCGCTCCTGTCCGTGAGGCGTTTCTTCCGAGCGAGACGTTCATGATCCCGCACACCGGCTGGCAGTTGAACCCTTCCGAATCTGACCTTCAAGCGGGCCTGGGCGGCGTGACGAGTCAGGTGCTGCGCGCCCTGACGATTCACGAAGGGCTGGATCTGCTCGTGGCCGTGGGCGTGAACCCCCTGACGATCAACCAGACGACCCTGGCCGCCCTCCTGAACCGTACCCGTGAGGGCGTGAGCAAGCGCCTGATCCTGTGGCGTGCTGAGCACCCTGAACTGGAGACCCGATGAGCAACGATCAGCAAGGCGAGGAGAAACGCTACCGCGTCGGCAAGGAGACGGGCTTCACGGAACACTGGGCCGTGAAGGACCACCACGGGACCAGTCGGTACGGGAACCTCGTGGCGGTGTTCCTCCGCGAGGGAAGTGTGAACTACCAGCAGCTCGCGCAGGACCTCGCGGATACCCTGAACGAGCAGCACGAGGAGCAGGTCCGCACGCGGCAGGCGCGGTACACCCTGACGAACCACATCAACAACCTCCCGGACGGTGAAGCGCGCTACCTCGCGCACCAACTGGCCCAGGAGGGCGCGAAGATCACCGTGGACACGAAAGGGGTGAGCGAGTGACGCCGCTGAAGATCAGTGACCTCGCGCGGCAACCGGAGTTCCACCTCGCGGAACTGCTGGAGGTGCTGCGGCGCACGCCGGACGGGTACGACACGCGGCGCATCAGTGACGCGATCTTCGAGGGGGACGCCGGGAACGGGTACGACGTGACCATCCTGCACGAGTACGAGTGTGGCTTCGACGAGGATGGGGACGGGAAGGTGCTCACCCTGATCTGCGGTCGCCTTGCGGAGGCCGGCGGGGAACTGTCTCTGCTCCTGCGGCACATCGAGCGGACCGAGCACTACGACCATCTGAACGACATCCCGTACACCACGCCGCAGTGGTGGGCGAAAGTGACACTTGGTAGCACGTACGCCATCCTCGGCCCCATGAACGGGGAGAGGAATCCCAGGGCCGGGGAGATCATGACCGCCACAGGGGAGCGGCCCGGTACGACCGCCCTCGTGGCGTACCTCCGGGCGTGGGGCACCGTGGAGTAAGACGCGACCCAGAAACCCCCACCAGCCTCCCCACCCCGGGGAGGTTTTCACTTGAAAGGCGGAAGATGCTTCCCTCCCCTGCGCCCGAGCATCCTCCACCTTCCACTTGATAAGTCTTCCCCACCCCCACCCCCGCGCAGGCCGCCCCCACTCCCACCAACACGCCGAATCCATCCTTCCCCCGCCACGCCTCTGCACCTGCGGAAGCACGAGGAAAAAGACAGGGGACTTCTGGGGGCCAGGAAAAACAACCGGAAGGGACCACCCCAGGGCCAGGAAAAATAACTGGGGGACGATTTACTCTCCCTCCACGGCACCCCGGCCCCCCTACCCCGGGGGTCTGTGGGCTGTTGCTGGGGCTCCGGCGGGCTCGATCTGGGCTGTCTGGACTCGGTGATAATACCTATTATCTCCGGGCTGGGCGTTCTGGCCGCCTCGATGGGGGGCAGAACGGGGTGGGAATGAGGCCAGAATGCCGGGCGGACGACGGGGGACCGGGTGCAGGAGCGGCGGCCGGGGCGCGGGAGTGTGGCCGGGCGGGCGTGCACGATGGGGACGCGGTGCGGGAGTGGGACTAGCTCCCGGGTTTCTGCGGGGTGGTGGGGTGGGTGCCCGGCTTCGGTGGGGCGGGCTGGCTGGGTGGGGCGGGCCTGGTGGGGTGGGGCCTGTCGCCGGGCGTGTCGAGGCGGGGTGGGTGCGGGACTGGCGGGGACGGTGCAGGAGTGGGGGCCGCTGGGGCCTGGGCATCGGCGGGGCGGGGCGGGGTGAGTGTCGAGCGGTGGCCGGTGGTGGGTGTCGGTCTCTCCTCTCTCCCCTGCTTGCTGCTCTCTCTGTCCTGCCGGGTCGGGGCGGGCCTGGGCCTGCTGTGGAGTGGGGCGCGGCGGGCATGGGTCGGCGCTGCGCGGGCTGACGGCCGGGCGGGGTGGTGCTGGGCGGGAGCGGTGCAGGAGTGGGGACCGGGCGGGGCCTGGTCGCTGGGTGGGGTGGTGCTGGGTGGGGGTGCTGTCTGTGCTGGTGGCGGCCGGGTGTCGGGGGTGGTGCGGGGTGGGCTGTCCTGGCTCAGTTGTCTAGTCAATCTGGCCCGCTCTGGCCCACCGTGGCCCATACTGCCCTTACCCCGCTTGACCGGCGGGCAACTGGAGGAACTCATGAACACTGCACCTGTACTGGCCCACCCTCACACCGTCGCGCGCTTCACCCTGACCTGCGCCCTGCCTGACGGCTTCGTCACCTTCCGCGCCTCGCAGCTGGACCGCGTGACGGCTGACGCGCTGGCCGCCGTCGTCGCCCGCCCTGGTGAGCGCGTCACCGTCGAGCCTGTCGAGCCCGCCCCCGTGGCTGAGCTGGTGGCGCTGTGATCCGGGCGGCGCTGGCGGGTGTCCGGCTGGCCCTGCACGATCGCCCCGTCCTGCATGACGCGCTCACCTTCGCGTTCTGGTGGGCGGTCGCGGCGGCCGTGCTGGCGCTGTGCTTCCTGCTCAACGACCTGGACGTCGCGCGGCGCGCGGTGGCTGACCCGCAGCTGCTGCAGGACTGGCGTCAGGGCTGCGCGGGCGGCTGGACGAACCTCTGCGGGGACCTCGCCGCCGCTGACCGCTGGGCGTACCTGTTCGGGGGCGCGCAGTGACGGGCGCGGATGTGGTCGGGCTGCTGCTGGGCCTGCTCGCGGTGCTGGTCCTGCTGGGTGGGTTCCTGGCGTTTGCGTGCTTCTCCCTGGGCTTCATCCTGCCGGGCGTGATCCTGGCGGCCGTCACCGGGGCGGGCTGCTGGGTGCTGGACCGGGACGCGCGGGGGACGCTGTGAACGGCGGGGCGCACCTGTGGGCGTTCCCCATGCTGGCCCTGCCGGGGTCGGCGCTGCGCGGGCCTGCCGTCGTGGCGGGCGTGGGGGCGGCCCTGGCGGACGTCGAGCGGCGCGGGGCGCGGCGGGCGGGCGGGTACGCCTTCCGGGTCGTGTTCCCGGGCGGCGGGTTCGCGGTCGTCGTGAACGGGCGCGGCACGTCGTCGCCCGTGGCGGACGTCCTGCTGCCGGCGTGGAACTCGGGGACCCTGATCCCGGCGGGCGTGGCGGGTGCGGGCACCGTGGCGCGCTGGTACCGGGTCGGGGCGGGCGTCACCTGCGGCCACCTGCCGCTGAACATCGCGGCCTACTTGCGGGGCCTGCACGCGCTGCGGGGGGTGGCGCTGTGATCCGGGCGCACCTGGCCGGGCTGGTGCTCGCGCTGCTGGGGTTCGCGGTCCTGCTTCGCGCCCTCTCCCCTCACGGGTCGGCCGTGCTGGTGTGGGTGGGGCTGGGCCTGCTGCTGCTGGGCGCTCGGTTGTGGGATGTCGAGCCCCGCCGGGCGGGTACGCAGTGACGCTGCGCGGGCTGGTCGGCGCGGGTCTTGGATCTCTCGTGGGTGGCGCGGCCCTGACCGCGCGGGGCTGGCGGCAGGACGCACGGCCGGAGTAACACACTCCCCTCTCTCTGAGCGCCGCCGGGCATCCCCTGGCGGCGCTTTTCGTGCACCCAGTCACCCGCCACGCTTCCGGGCGGGCTGGGCGCTGCGCGGGCTGGTCGGGGGTGGATCTGTCCTGGCTCAGCTGTCTAGTCAATCTGGCCCGCTCTGGCCTGCCGTGGCCCATACTCGCCTTGTCGCGCTTGACCGGCGCGCAACTGGAGGCACCTCATGAACACTGAACCCCGTTTCTCGTTCCCCTCGCTGGCCGCCATCAAGGCCGCAAACAACGCCGCCGGGCGCACCTTCTTCACCGGCGGGCACACTGGCGCGCAGTATCACGGCGGCCTGCTGGCCGGGCGCTACTTCGTGCACTCCCTGCCCGGTGAGGGCGCCACGCGCCGTTACTGGGTCGCCGGGGCTATCAGCGCCGCCGGGGACGTCCGCAACCTGGGCGACTCGTTCCCCACCCTGGAGGCCGCCCGGAAGTGCGCGCGGGCCGTGGCGCTCGGTGAGGCGCTGGCCGCGTTTGTGATCGAGCCCGCCCCCGTCGCCCCTGAGCGCACGGCGCACGGCGTGAGCGTTGAGGGCGCCCAGCTGTTCATGTACCTGGATACGTCCTGCAAGCCCGCCTATCAGGCGCGCGTGAACCTGCACGCCACGGCGGCGGGGCACATCATGCGCGGCGCGTTTAGTGTCGAGCGGTACGCGGTGGCGCTGCGCGGCGTGGTGGCCCTGGCCGCCCGGGAGTACGTGCGGGAGTATCGCGGCACGGAGTACGGGAACGCGTTCCGGCCGGCCGCGCGTGCCGTGGCGGCCGTCGAACTGCTGGAGGCGGAGTGTGCAGAGTTCAACGTGAACCGTTGGGGGCTGGCCGCTGAATACCTCGCCCGCGTCCCCGGGGCGGCCCTGGCCGCCGCTCCTGCTGCGGCGGTGGCGCTGTGAGCGGCTACAGCGCGGCCGGGTTCTCTGCTCGCCTGTCGGCCCTGCTGCGTCGCGGCGGCGTGCCGCTGGTCGGGGACGGCGCGCGGGTCCTGGGGGGCTATCTGCGGCTCACCGTGCGGGATGAGCTGGGCGCCCGGACCGCTGAGAAGCTGCTGACCGCTGCCGGGTTCACGGTGCAGGCCCTCACGGGCGCGGACCTGCTGCGCGCTGAAACGCCGTTCATGGTGCGCGACGAGCTCACCCCCGCCCCGGCGGCCCCGGGCGCGCTGGTGCGCCTGTACACCCTCACAGCCTAAACACTCCCGGGCGGCCCCTGCTGGCTGCCCGCGCTTCATCTGAGGTATTCTATGATCTTCACGACCAAGAAAATTCTGACTGCTGCCCTGAATGCCCTGGGCAAATTCGCCCCCCGTTCCCGCGCGGCCCTGGCGGCGTTTCACGCGTTCCTGCAGGTCACCCCGACCGGGAACGGGTACGCGGTGGCGACGTTCACGGCGGGCGGCGCGGCCGTGCGGCTGGATGTCGAGACCGGCGCGGCGGACGTGTCCGGCCTGTGGATGCTGTGCCCCGGCTGGCTCGCGGCGCTCCCGCTGGTCAAGGGCGGCGCGGGCGACCTGGCCGCGCTGGAGTTGAGCGCGGCGGGCCTGCTGACCGTTCACGGGCTGGAGTTCGCGCGGCGCCCGGTCCTGCCGGGCACGGCGGCGGAAGAAGAAGCGCGGCTGAACGCGGCGCGCGCCCACCATGCCGAGACCGTCGCCGCATTTAAGGCGGCCGGGGCGGCGTATGACGCGCTGGGCGTTGAGGTGTTCGGGGTCAAGGGCTGGAAGCGGGAAGGGGAGAAGGGCGCGCGGGCGCTGACTTCGGCGGAAACGTCGCGGCGGGTCGAACTGGGCCGCGTGCGGGATGAGGTGCACGGGGCGGCGGCGGCGGCGCAGCGGGTGCTAGACCTCGCGCAGAACACGGCGCGCGACGCGTACGCCATCGAGCGGCACGCGGCGGCCCTGCGCGCGTCGCTGGACCTGCACGCGGGCGACGCGGACGGCGCGGTGTTCAACGTGCCGGAGCTGCGCGCCGTGCTGGACGGGGCGGGGGGCGGGAATCAGCGGGCGTTCTGGTACGCGTGGGAAGACAGCGGGCACCTGCGGACCTCGGACGGGTACACCATCGCGGAGGCGCGGCCCGTGCTGGGGGCGCTGCCGGTCGGGCGGGCGTGGCCTGCGGGGGAGCTGCTGCCCCTGGTGACGCTGGCGGGTGTGCGGGGGCGTGTCGAGCTGCTCGCGGGGGGCGCGCGGGCGTACCTGCTGGGCGGGTCGGTCGCCGTGTCGGTCCGCGCGGATCTGCCGGGGGACTGCGAGCGGCCCGACTTCCGGCGCCTGCTGGATCAGATGCGGACGGCGCCGGTTCTCGCGTCGTTCTCCATCCCGGCCGGTGAGGCGGTGCGCTGGGTGCGCCTCGCGGGCCTGACGGATCACGCGGCGCTCTGCGCGGCGGGCCTGTACCTGCTGGGGGAAGGGGTGCGCGGCGGGGATCGCTGGCCGGGCGGGTGTGAGGTGTCGTGGGGGCATGACGGCGGGGCCCACGCCCTGAGCGCGGCGGCCCTGGCGCAACTGAAGCGCGGCGGGTCGTTCACGGTGCGCGACCTGCCCGGCGGGGTGGCGGTGCTGGTCCGGGAGACCTGCGGCGCGGTCGCCATCTTCAATCGTGACGGGGACGCGGTGCCGGCGGCAGCGACCTGGGCGCGTGACGTGCTGGGGGTGGGGGCGTGGCATGCACACCTCATGGCCGCGCCGGCGGCCACGGTCGCGCCGGCAGTCGAGCGGCCCCGGCGCACCCTGGCCCGCGCGGCGCGGCGCTTCACGGGTCCCGCCGGGAGTGGGACGGCGTGGGGGGCACTGGCGCTGCGCTGGGCGGCGGCGGCCCGTTGCCCGGACCTGATCCGGTCGGCGTACCTGCTGGAGCAGCGGCGCGACGGGCGCACCCTGTACCGCGCGGCGCGGCGGGCCCTGCGCGGCGTGCGGGGTGAGGCGCGGGCGGCCCTGCTGGCGCTGCGCGGGTCGGTCCGGGCGGCCCTGGCGCTGCGTGAGGCGGCCGGGACGCTGCGCGCGGCGGCGCATGCCTATGAGGCCGGCGGGGCGTGGGCGGACGCGCGGCGCGTTCGCCTGATCGCGGCGGGCTGGGGGCGCGCGGCGGACCGGATCGCGGCGGGCCCTGGCGTGCGTGTCGAGCTGGCCGCGCTGCTCGCCCGGGAGACCGGCACGCGCCCCGGGCGGGTCCTGCCGGGGCTGAACGTGGGCGCGACGTTCCCGGGCGGCCCTGCGCGCCTCGCGCCGGATGTCGAGCACGTCACCCCGGCAGAGCTGGCCGCCACGGTCACCCGGCATGACGCGCGGGCCGCGCGGGCGGACGCGTGGCGGCTGGGCTGGGCGCGGCCGTTCCTGCTGACCCTCGCGGGCCTGCAGGCCCGCCGGGCGGCCGTGACCCCACTATTCCCCACCCCCACCCCGGCGGCCGTGCAGGTGCCGGCCGTCGAGCCCGCCCCGCTGGCCGCGCCGGCCGTCCTGCAGGCCCCGGCGTTCCCGGAGCTGGGCGCCCCGGCGGCGCGGTCGCTGGTGTTCCGTCCTGGTGACGTGCGCGGGAGTGCGGCCCTGTCGGATCACGTCCGCGCGGCCCTCGCGGCGGGCACCCTGCCGGGGTGCGACCCTGACGGCGTGGCCTGGTTCACCAACACAGATGCAGGGGGCGCGCCGGCCTGGGCGCATCCTGGGCGGCGCCTGTCGAGCGCGTTTAAGAAGCGCGCCGGGTGGCGGCCGGGCGTGGACGTGCAACTCTGCGCGGGCGGGCGGCTGGTGCTGGTGTCCGCGACGACCTCGGACGGCAGCGGGCACGACCGGACGACCGGCCGCGCGGCCCTGATCGATCCGGCGCGGCTGAGTGCAGGTATGCGCGCGGCGGGCATCGCTGGAGCGTATGCCCGTGAGGCGCGGGCCCTGCTGGCGCTCCTGTTGGAACGGGCCGCCCCGGTGGCCGCCCCGGTGGAAGTCGAGCCCGCCCCCGCCCCGGTGGCCGCGCCTGCGGTCCTGCAGGCGCCGGCAGTCGAGCCCACCCCCACCCCCGCCCCGGCGGCCGTGAACGGTGCCGCCCCGGTCGCCGCGTACCACCTCGCCCGGGTTTACCTGGTCACACTGGCCGGCGTGCAGGCCCGCCGGGCGGCGCTGGTGCCGTTCCCCACTCCCGCCCCGGAGATCGAGCCGGGCGCCGTGGCGGTCCTGGGGGCCCTTGAGGCGCTGGCGCTGGTGCCGGGCGCGGATCTGGTGGAGCTGGGCGCGCGGGTCGCGGCGGGTGACCCGGTGGCGGTGCAGGCGGGCGCGGCGGCGGCCGTGATCCTCGCGGCGCTGCGGTCCCCCTGGCGGGCGCGGGGCGCGGACGTCCCCGGCGTGCTGGTCGTGGCGGGCGGGCCGGACATCAAGCCACCCCCCGCCCCCGGCGGCCCCGGCGGGGCGGGACTGGGCGCGGCGCGCGGCGCGGCTGAAGTCGAGCGCGCCCCCACCCCGGCGGCGGCGCCCGACACGGCCCCGGGCGGCCCGGTGGGGACGCTCGACACCCCGCCCGACACGGCGCCCGGCGGCCCGGCGGATGATGTCGCGCCTGAAGGTGCGCCCGACACGGCCCCGGTTGTCCCGGTCGTGACCCCCGACACGGCGCCCGGCGTCCCGGTCGTGACGGTGCTGGGCGTGACGTTCAGCCCGGCGGACGTGCCGCGCGACCTGGCGACCGATGCGCACCGCTGGACGTCGTTCACGCCAGAGCGGCGCGCGGAGCAGGAGCAGCAGTCTTACTTCTCGCACGTGACGGCGTTCGCGGCGCTGGTGGAGGCAAATGCGGGGGACCGCGCGCAGCTGGCCGGGGAGCTACTCGCCGGGTATAAGGCCGGGTATCTGCAGCGCCTTCAGGTGAAGCTGGGCCGGGATTCCCGCACGGCGTCAACCATGATCACGGGCGGGTCGAAGTTCCCCACGGCGCGTAACCGCAAGCGCCTTGACGCGGCGCACAACGCCCTGACGGAGCTGCTCACGTGGTCGGAGCGGCGCCGGGCGCGGATTCTGCGCGTCCTGCGTGAGGGACCCCAGCAGAACGCCGCGCAGCGGGCGGACGGCACGGCGGCGGCCCTGGCGAAGCGGGAGCAGGAGCAGGAGCACATGAAGGCCGTGAACAAGGCGTGCCGGTCGAAGGACCCGCACGCGGCCCTCGCGGCGCTGGGCATTACGGGCGCGCTCGCTGAGAAGTACCTCAAGCCGGACTGGTCGGGGCAGAAGGGATACCCGGACTACAAGCTGAAGAACAACGGCGCGGAGATCCGCCGGCTGAGGGCGAAACTCGCGCAGCGCGTGCAGGTGGCGCAGGTGGCGGCCGTGGAAGCGGTGAGCGTGGCGGACGTGTGCGGCGTGCAGGTCGAGGAGGACCGCGACGCGGACCGGCTGCGGCTGGTGTTCCCCGGGAAGCCGAGCGAGCGTATGCGCGGCGTGCTCAAGGGGCGCGGGTTCAGGTGGGCGCCGAGTGTGGGCGCGTGGCAGCGGCAGCTGACCCCAGCGGCGCGGGAAGCGGCGCGGGCGGTGCTGGACGCGTTCAGGGATGAACCGGAGGCCGGCGGGGCCGACGCGGTGCCCGGGTACGGCGTTGAGGTGGCCGTCGTGGGGTCGCGGGGCCTGGTGTCCGCCGTGATCGAGCCGGGGTATACGCTGACCATCACGGCGGACGGCGTGCAGTATCACGGGACGTATGACGAGCGGGGCGCGGTGTTCTGCCCCGGCGCGTGGGTCGAGGTGGCGGGGCGGCGGGCGCTGGAGCTGCGCGGGCAGATCGCGGAGAAGGCCCGCCGGGAAGGGTGGGCGCAGTGAGCGGGGGTGGTGCTGTGAAGTTCGACCCGGTGAAGCACGGCGCGGCCGTGTGGAAGCTGCAGGGCCTGCGGTGGACTGAGAAAGACTTGGGGATGGCGCGCGTGTTCAAGGACTGGGACGCGGGGCGACTCGCGGCGACCCTGGGCCTGGATGAGGTCGAGGTGCGCGCGGCCCTGGCGGGCGGCCAGTCCGCCCCGGCGGCCCCTGAGCCGGACGCGGCGCCGGACGTCGAGCCCGCCCCAGCGCCCGCGCCGACCCCGGACCCTGAGCCGGGCGGGGTGCGCGTGGGGTCGTGCTGGTTCCCGTCGCGCCTGCTGACCCTGCGGCCGTTCGGGCCGGGTGGGTTCACCCTGGACCCGCGCGAGGCGGCCCCGGGGCGGTCGTGGCGGACGGTGAGCGCCGAGCACCTCGCGCAGGTGCAGGCCGTGCGGGATGGCGTGGCGGTCGTGGCGTTCATGCTCAGCCCCGAGCCGGTCATCCTGGCGCGCGTGCCCGTGCGGCACTTCGGCGGGGTGCTGCGTGAGGTGATCGTGTAACCTGCACGTGCGGGCCGGCCGTGCAACGCCGCGCCCGTACATTCCTCCAGTTGCACAAGGTCACGCGCGCCCCCGGCACCTGCTGGGGGCGGCGCGTTTCTGCCGGGCGGGACCTGCGCGAACAAAGGCGAGGCGCGAGGTTTTAACCTCGCGCCTGACCCCCGGACTTCATCTGCACACGTTGTAGGCGTGACTTGTTTGGCGTCGTCAACTATACGCGCCCGCCGAACGGGTTTTCAAGTGGGCGCGGCGGGCGGGTGGTCGGCGCTGCGCGGGCCGTGGCGGGCCGTGCGGCACTCCGGGCGGCCCGTGGGGGCGGGGGCGTGCCGCGCGGGGTGCTGGTGGCCGTCCTGGGGGCGCGCAGGTGGGGCGGGTCGTCGAGCGGGGGCAGTCGAGCGGGAACCGGCGGGCGGGCTGGTCGGGGTCGGTCCTGGGGGCGGGACTTGGGGGGTGGGGGTGGGGCCTGCTGGTGGCGACCTGGTCGAGCGGTACGCGGCGGCCAGATCGAGCCGCGCCCCCCGACCAGCACCCCACCCCCCCGGCACCGGGCACCCCCGCCCCGCCCCTGCCCCCCTGGGGACGCGTGGTGCTCCGGGGGCCACTGGGGGCGTTCCCCCTGGATGCCCCCGACAGGCGCCGTTTAAGCCGGATTTTTCGGGTGGAAGTGCTCCCGACAGGCGGCCTCTCGGCCCAAATTTTCCCAGTCTTGTCTAGGCATACTGGCCCGCTCTGGCCTAAGTTGGCTGATAGTGGCGGGACGGGGTGAGGTTGCCCCCCGATAGGAGCCCTTATGACTGCACCGAAGCCCAGCCGCACCGGCCGCATCGACTTCCGCGTCAATGCCGACCCCGTTCTCAAGCCCTTTCTCCTGCCGCGCCTGAAGGATCAGGGCAGCGGCGAGGAGGTCACCAACCTCGCGCGGGAGACACTGGCCCTGCACGCGCGCCTCTCCGACAGGGCCGTCCGCAGCCTGAAATTCAGCGAGGGCGAGGTCAAGCTGATGCTCGACGCGGTGAACGGCTGGTTCGTGAGTCCCGACAGCGCCATGTACCTCGCGTCCGAGGTGGAGGACGCCCTGGAGGACGGACTGGCCGGGAAGTGGAACGTAGACGGGGACGCGCTGGTGGCGCGGCTCAAGACCCTGCACCCGTTTGACGCGGCGGCCCTGGCCTACGCCCTGCGCGCCGCGTGGGATACCTACGAGGCGCATGGCTGCGACGTGTTCGCGGCGGCCCGCACCCTGGGCCTGATGCCCGCCGACACGAACGACGCGGGCCGGAATCTCTGACCCTGTACGGCCGCATTCAACCCGACAGTCTGGGGCGACCGGCCCGGCTGCGGTTCAATGCACGCCCGGCAGCTTCTGGGCGCGGGCCGCTGGGATGTGGAAGCGCAGGAGGACAGCGGCACTCCGAAGATACTGAACGATTGACGGTTAGCTTGTAGCGCGACTGGGGCGGGGTTCATCCTCGCCCCTTTCCGTATGTCTGTATGTCTGTATGTCTTGACATACATTCGGGGGTATGCCACTCTGGGGCATGACCATCATCAAGTACGTCCCCGACGACGTGCAGGAGCGCGCGGCCCTGCACAACCACCAGCCCGAAGCCACCCGCCGCGCGATGGCTGCCCGTGCGGCGAGCACGGGGGACGTGGGCAGCCTCACGGAGATCATGCTGGCCTTCCAGCTCCAGTCCGGGAAGCGCGTCCCCGACACCACCCAGCGCACCTACCGGGCCGGCGTGGAGCACTGGGCCGCGTGGCTCGGTACCCGCGCCGCGAGCGTCCTGCGCCCCGGCCCCCGCGCCGGCAGCCTGTACCTCGCGGACAGCGGCGTGCGCGGCCTCAGCCCCGCCACGATCCGCGTGCGGGTCGCCGCGATCCGCAAGCTGTACGCCGCTCTCCGCGACAGTGGCCTGAACACCCCCGACCCGTTCGACGGCGTGCGCCTTCCCACCGACCCCACCCCCAGCGTCGAGAAGCACCCCCCGTACACCGCCGAGCAGATCGGCGCCCTCCTGACAGCCGCCACCGACCCCGGCGACCGCGCCCTGATCCTGCTGTGCGCCCACGCCGGCCTGCGCGTGCAGGAAGCGCTGGGCCTCCAGTGGCGCGACGTGGACACGAACTCACGCACCGCGCGCATCCACGGCAAGGGCGGCAAGACCCGCACCGTGCCCCTGAGCGGCCCCACCGTCGCCGCCCTCGGCCAGCTGGGTACCGACGACTTCGTGCTGACCGTGCGGGCCTACACGACCGCGTACGACCGCCTCGATCGCCTCGCGCAGGCGGCTGGCGTTCCCTGGCGCGGCTTCCACGCCGGCCGCAAGCACGCCGGGACGGAACTGTACAAGCACGTCCCCCTGGAGCACGTGCAGCGCCTCCTGGGGCACGCCAGCCCGGAGGACACCCTCCGTTACGTCCAGGTCCCGGGCGACACCACCCGCACCGCGATCCAGCACCTCTGGGGTTGACCCCCAGACAACAACGCGCCCCCCAGGCTCAAGAGGCCCTGGGGGGATTCCTTCTGGGAGGCGCGCGCACATGCCAGTTCGGTCGGTTCAGATGGGAGGTGATCTGGGCCAAGTCATGCAGGACGTCCTTAGCAGGGGAAGGTCGTGGTGGACATCGCGTGCAGTCAGGCTGTCATGATCGGCACCTCCACGCTGAGATACGCGAGTGTAACCCCCCATGACACATCAAGTCATGAGGGGTGCATCCGGCGCTGCGCGGGCTTTACCGCACCTTCTGCGGGGGTTCAGGCTCCCAGATGATGTCCATGCGCACGGGCATCATCACGCCCTGATTCACACCGATCGTCTCGATGCGGTAGCCCAGTTCAGCAAGATAGTGCTGAATGGCCTCACAGGGGAAGCGTTCGGTCAGCGTGAGGCGCTGCGGCGCGTCCGGCGCGACCCGGACACGGATGATCTGTTCCTTCAGCCACGCGGTCTCCTGCTTCAGGCGCTTCTCGTAGTCCCGGGCTGTCGCCTCGCGGGTCTCGCGGGCGCTGGGGAAGTCGGCGTTCTTCAGGATCTCGCGCTCCACTTCAGTCAACTCGTACATGCTGCTCTCCTTCGCCCCGCTCACAGCAGGGCCTGGGTGGGTTCGACGATCAGGTACTTCCCGCTCCACGTGACGGTGTGCTCCGTCCAGCCGAGCACCTTCGCGCACACGTGGCCTTCGGTCTCGGCGCGCTTGTCACCCTGCCACTCACCCGTGTCCCGCCACAGGCACAGGCGCTCCGGGGCGCCCCGCACGCGGACGTTCAGGCCCCGCGCGAGGCTGAGCTGCTGCACCTCCCCAGTCGTGGCGGCGCGTTTCAGGGCAATCTTCAGGGCGGGGCCGAGTTGCTCGCTCACAGCAGCGTCACCTCCAGGTGTGTGCAGTGGGCCTCGCGGCGCAGGTGCAGGTGCCGGTACGCGCAGCGCAGCACGCCCACCTCCTCCCCGAGCGCCTCGCGGATCTCCGACTTGCGCATGGTGCCGCCGTGCTTCTGCACGAGGGCCGTGACGCTGCGGGCGGTGGCGCGCACACGGTCCATGCTCATCCCGCGCGGGAGACTGAGTTCGTCCGGCTGGGCCACGCGGCGGGGCGGGTCCTTGAAGAAGCGGCTGCGGGCCACCGTCACTCCCCTCCCCGGTGCTGGGGGCGCACGGTGGGCCGCCCGAGCGGGAGAGGTTGCGGGTCGGGATGACCGGCGCGCATCTCCCGGATGAACCGGTCCCGCAGGGCCGCGCGGGTCCGCAGGTCCCGGACCTGATACAGGCGCACAGCGGCCTCCACGAGTTCATCCAGGGCGCGGGCGCGCGCCGCGTCCCGGAAACCGAACTCCCCGACACGCGGTTCCGGGACGGGATGCTCGACACGCGCCTGCGCGGCCCAGTTGAACTCGTCTGGTACGCCCCAGTCCATGCCAGTGAGCCGCGCGAAGGAAGCCCGCTCGCGTTCCCGCATGGCCGTCCGCGAGAACCACCGGTCAAGGATATGGTTCACGACGTCGGCCCGGCCTTCCGACGTGGACGCCGGCACGATCGGCTTCCCGGGGATGAAGGTCGGCACATCGTCGACGACAACCCAGCCCATCACTTCCCCCGGCAGAAGATGCGTTCCTTCTGCATCTGGCGGTACGCTTCCTGCCAGGTCTGCCCGGGGCGCACCTCGAAGCCTGCGCCGAGCGCGCCGCCTTTCCAGCCGCCGCGTTCGTCGCCCATCTCCTCGCTGAACTCCACCCACAGGCTGCGGCTGGTGCGGCGCCAGGGGAGCCGCCAGGGGCCGAACTTCAGGCGGTCGACGCGCTCACTGCTCGTCACGTGTGCGGAAACGTGCTGCACGACCTGCGGGTGATACTTCCACTGATAGGTGTACAGGTGGTGCCCGTGATCCTGTTTGTCCCGCTCCAGCGTCTCGCACCGCCACTCCAGGTGCGGGATGTGCAGCACGTACGGCGGGGCCTTCGGGCCGCGCATCCACGGGACGCGCCCCGGGTACACCCAGACGGCCCAGCTGTGGACGTCCACACTCAGGCGATACTCCTCGATGCCTTTGGGCGGATCGTAACTCCAGGCTTCCGAGACGAGGTACAGCTTCAGGAACGGCAGGCGGACGGCCAGGACGCCCTGCTCGATGTCGCGGGTAAGGCTCACGCCGACCCCGCCCCACTCGCGGGTGACGTTCACTTCCAGGTGCGTGCGGGCGTCGTAGTCGCCCAGGCGTTTTCTCAGCAGCGGTTCGCGCATCAGCTTCCCTCCATCAGGGTTTTCTCGGCCTGCGCAATCTGTTCGAGCGCGGCGAGCAGTTCGGGACTGGCGTTGTCGAGTCGGGCGAGGTTCTGCGCGCGGACGCGGCTTTCGTTCAGGAGACGCAGGGCGTTCGCGCGGGAGCCGAAGCCGATCTGCCAGTCGTGCGGGTCCTGGGACCGCTGCGCGAGCACCAGCGCGGCCTGCACGATGCGGGTGAGCGGGTCGCCGTGGCGGGGCTCGGTGTCCTCCGGGTCCGCGAGCCACTGCAGGAAGTCCGCCAGGGCGTACGCGACGCACGCGGCGAGCAGTCCGGCGTCCGCTTCCCACTCGGTGTGCCGCGCGTGGACACTCGCGGGGATCAGGACGCCGATCCCGTCGTTCCGGCGGCGCATGCTCCACCCGCGTTCGCCCGGCTGGCCGAGGTGGTGCAATTCAAGACGCTCTACACCATCCCACGGGAACATCGGGCAGGGGTCGCGGCGTTCATGAACGAAGCGCATGAAGTCCGGCGCGTACACCTCGATCAGGCCGGTCGTGACGCGGCGGGTGAGGGTCACGGTTTGGGTCCGAGGAACAGGGCCGTGAAGGGCCGGCGGTGCACGGCGCCCCGCTCCTCCAGGTCGTACATGAGGTGACGCAGTTGGTCCGCGTCCACCCCGAGGCGCTCAGCGTGCCAGCGCAGGGACCGGCCCCGGTAGAGGTACACCTGGCGGTGTAGACGGTCGAGCATCGTGTCCCGCAGGCCGCGCACGCGCGTGGTGGGCGGGGCGTCCACGTAGTCGAGCATGTCGCGCAGCAGGCGCGCGGTCGGCCCGGCCGGGTCGCTGGCCTCCTCGGCGGCGAGGGCCTCGCGGACGCGGTACACGAGGTCCCCGAGTTGTGCGCGGGGCGGCAGTTCGGCGTGCGGGTTCATGGCGTCTCCTTCAGGATCAGGACCTTGACGGTTTTCTGCTGGATGGTGCCCGCCTCGATGAGGGTCCTGGTGACCGTCACGGCGCGCGGGTGGTAGATGCCCAGGCGGCGGGTGTGCCAGCCCAGGGCGCGGTAGGGGTGCAGGCGGATGTGCGCGAGCAGGCGCCGCGTGTCGTTCTCGCCCTCGGCCACGTCCGGGGTGCCGTCCGGCACGTCGATGTACGCGAGGGTGTCCTGCAGGAGCGTCACGAGACTGCCGTTCGGGTTGATCTCCTGCTGGCGGCGCAGCTCGGTCTTCAGGCGGGCGTGCACGTCGCTGAACACGGGGTCGCTCATGACGTTCTCGATCCGGTGGGGCCGGTGCTGCCCTGATAGTGCCCCTGGTACGGCTGCTCGGGCATGGCGACCATGCGCATGAAGATCAGCTGGGCGATCCGCATGCCGGCGCGGACGCGGGTGGGCTTGGCGACCGTGACGGGCAGCGTGAGCGTCCCGGTGTACCCGGGGTCCACCCAGCCCACATCGCTGCTGATGAGGCCCTCGCGCTTGCGGCTGGACTTCAGGAGGAGCTGCGCGGCGTGCGTGTCGGGAACGCTGACGAGTTCCTCGGTGCACAGCAGGTACAGCGCGCCGGGCCGCAGGAGCGCGTCCTCGTCGGGGCGGAAGTTCAGGGGGACGGTGCTGCCCTCCGCGAAGCTCATGAGGGCGTTCGCGCTGAGGCGCACGTCGACACTCGCGGGGTTCACGAGGGTCTCGTCAACGCCGAGCAGGTGCGCGTTCTGTCTGATCCAGTAGTCGGGTTCGATCATGCGATGTCTCCGGTGAGCACGAGGAACGGGGTGTACGGGTCGGGGGTTTCCGTGACGGGCACGAGGTAGTCGCCGTCCGCCAGGACGTCCATGTCGAGCTTCGGCACGAGCGCGGCGAGCCAGTCGGTCAGGGCGCTCGTGGCGACACTGACTTCCCGCTGGAGGGTGCGTTTGCCGTCCTGCGTCTGCGCGCGGAAGGGCCGGCCGGGCTGATCGGTCGCGCCGCGCGGGGTCTTGTTCAGCGCGGCCTTCACGGTCGGCCAGATCGGGTCGTCGTCGTGGACGTCGATGTGGCGGTAGCAGGTGCGGGCCGGGACGCGCAGGTGGAGCACGCCTGCCTGCACGTCCAGCGCGGGGACATGCAGGGCGTACAGGCCGGCCACGAACGGCCACTCGGGCGTCTTGTCGAGCGCCTGCCGGGCCTCGTCGAGCAGCGCGTCCCGGCGGCGGATGAGGCGCTGGTAGTCGCTGCGCAGTTCGGCGGGCGCCTCCCCGCCCCAGGTGTCGATCAGGCGCTCGCTGCGGTCGATGCGCTTCTGGACCTTGAAGAAGTCCTCCATGATGAACGACCGGGGCAGTTCCACCGTGGCGTTCGGGGGGCGGCTGGTGCCGCGCCACGTGCCGGGCAGCGCGTGCTCGGTGACGGGGCCCCGGTGCAGGGCGCGCATGACGGCGTTCGCGTGCCAGCGCGTGACCTGCGTGCCCAGCTGGGCGGGCGCGCAGCGGAGCTTCACGGCGCCTCGGGAGTGGTGAGTTGATGCTTGAAGACACTGGGGAACTTCGCGCGCATCTCGTCCGCGCCGGTCAGGGCGGCCATGATGAGGTCGTTCAGATCCGCAATGCCGTTCAGGCGACGCCAGCCGCTCGCGTGCTCCCAGTCCTTCGGGAACAGCAGGACCTGCGCGGCGCCCTCGCGTTCACTGAAGATCATGCCGTCGAGCGTGGCGATCACGAACGGCCCGCCCTGGTGGTAGCGGGTGAGGAGGTGGTACGTGGCGTCCTGCGCGTCCTCCGCGCTGAACGTCGCGGTGAGGGCCTTGTAGACGTTCTGCGCGGCGATCGTCACGCGCTCACTGGTGACCTGGGCGGCGGCGGTGGCGGCGCGGTCCTGCAGTCGGATGCGGGTCATCGGTAGTCTCCTTCCCCGTAGGGGGCGGCGGGGTGCTCGTCGAGTTGCGTGCCGAGCACGTCGTACAGGCGGCGGAACTCGAAGTGGCGGATGGCGCGGAAGGTGGTGACGCGGCGGCCCAGGAGGACGGTCGCGGCCTGCTGGTGCTCACCGGGGCGGGGGCTGCGCCCGAGGACCTGCGCGAACAGGCGGTGCAGGCGCACCTGCTGCCCGAGCGTGATGAAGCGCAACTCGGGCGTGGCGCGCTCGTCGGTGTTCACGCCCCACAGGTGCACGTCCAGGCGGAAATCCTTCACGCGTAGTCCGCCCCGTCGTGCTCGCGGCGGGCGAGGGACGCGGTGATGCGGGCGACGTTGAGCGTGCGGCACGGGCAGCGGAATAGGCCCTTCCCATGCCGCCGGATCTGCACGATGAACGGACGCCGGACGCTACGGGAGGCGACGTACACGTTCTTCACGCCAGAGGTGTTGGTGCTGATCCTCGGAAGGTTCGCCATGTTCTCGACCTGCGTGCAGACGCGCAGGTTCGCGCGGCGGTTGTCGAGCCGGTCGCGGTTCAGGTGGTCGATCACGAGGTCGTCCGGCGGGTTGACGAGTTGCCGGTGGAGCATCACGGCGTAGAACTTCCCACCGTGACGTTCGCCCCGCCACGCGTACCCGGTGCTGTGCAGGGACCAGGGGCGGCCGTCCTCGATCAGGGCAGGCAGGTCGGCGGCGTCGATGCGGGTCTCCCCGACCACCTCGCCTTTCTTCGGGCCGCGCGTGCAGCGCAGCACGAGCACCGCCGTATCCCCCTCGACGCGGTACTCGTTGAACGGACCGGGGCGGGGGCTCACGCGTGCACCTGCACCTGCCGGACTTCCACCGTGACCGCCCAGCTGCCGGTAATCTGCCGCACGAGGCTGGACTGAATGCACCCGCCGCGCCCGTACTCGCCGTCACTGTCGTCGTGGATGAGGCCCAGGCCGTCCGGGTTGCGGGTGACGTGCGGACGCTGGAGCACGTCGAACAGGGCCTTCAGGCACCCGTGCTTGTTGTCCGCGTCGAAGCTGCCAGGGTGACGGAGGGCCACGGCGACCGTCACGTGCTCCCAGGGCACCCACGCGGCCGTGCCGGTGCGGACGCCCTGCTGAGCGAGGGCCACCTGCACCTGCTGCGCGAGGTCGCGGCGGTGCGCGGCGTACTCGCGGGGGTGCTTGCGCTTCAGGTCATTGGTGCCGATCAGGGGGGTGCCGGTCAGCGTGAAGGTCACGCTGCGCAGCACCCTCACGGCGCGGCCGTCCGGGAGGAGGATGGGCTCGGTCATGCAGGATCTCCGAACAGGCTGGGCATGTCCAGCGCGACCCGGGGGGCGGGCAGCGGGGCGGGGACTGGGGTGGGCGTGACGAGGACGCCGCTCATGCGGGTGAGCAGCCACTGGATGACGGTCGCGGTGCCGCCGTTCCCGCAGATGCGGTACCGGGCGCTGTCCGGCATGGTTTTCCCGTTCCGTCGCGTGACGAGCGTGAAGTCGTCCGGGAGCGCCTGGAGTCGCTCGCACTCCACGGGCGTGAGTCGACGCACGGCGTACGCGGGGGGCAGGGCGATCATCTGATGATCGCCCTGCGGCTTGACGGGCCGCAGCACGCGGGTGTCCTCGTCCACGCCGAGCGTGCCGGTGCCCTGCATGCTGTTCTGCTGGAAGGACAGGACGTTCTGCTGGACTGCGGCGGCGGGCAGGGCGATCATCGTTCCACTCGCGGTCTTGCCTGCCGCTGTGGTGAGACAGGCGGCAATGTTACTGACCTGCACATCACTGCCGTTCTGATTGATTGCCACGCAGGGGGTGTTCAATCCGCCGTCGCTGGCCGAGAGCGGGGGCGTGACGGCCCCACCTGCCTGTCCCCCTTCCTGCGTGGCGCTAAACGCCAGCACCACGCCGATGCTCGCCTGTCCCTGGTCGCTGTTGCCCGCGCTGAGGCAGGGCGTGATGCCGGGTGTGCTGATCGGGTCTTGCAGCAGGTGGAAGGCGAGCGGCCCACTAAGCACAAGGGGGGGGTCCTTGTGATCGGATGCGGTCAAAGTGGCGGCCACTTCGCCCATGACAACTTGCCCGTGGGGAGCCAGTCCGCGTTTGATGTCTACGGTGTAGGGGAGAGTGACGACGAAGTTGTCACTCTCCCCGTCCCCACGCCACCCTTTCTTGCCGAGCAGCGCCCGGGCCGGGTCGAACGCGGGCACGGCGACGGCCGCGTGACCGCCACCGCTGATGTTGGTGTCCGAACTGGCGGTGCTCATGGCGCGCAGGGTGACGCTCGCATCGTCGAGCACCTGGACGTTGCTGGCCTTGCAGTCGAACCCGAGGGGCTGCACGACAAGGTTGTCGCTCCCATCCCCGCGTGGACTGCTGTGCCCGGTGCCCGCGCCGTTGCTCATACGGGTGAGGGTGCTGGCGATCCCGTCCACCGTGGCGAGCGTGGGCACCATGACGGGGTTGACGTAGTTCAGGGACTGGCCGCCCGTCGTCTTGGCCTGAAGGGTGCCACTCAGCGGCGTGACTCTCAGGTTCCGGCAGTCGACGGCGCGCGGCTCGCCTGGTACGTCAGGGCCTGCGTGAGCAGGGGCGGGAGCGTCTTGCCCCTGGCCTGCGCGCGGCGCAGGATGCCCCGACACGCCGTGGGGCTCAAGAAGTATTTCGGATGCACGGTGGCCTGCAAGATCGACGATAAGGAAGATGCGGTTGCGCCGTTGGGGCACACCGAAGTGTTGAGAGTCCAGGGTGCGCCAAGCGATCTCGCGTCCGTTTCCACGGACCACGCCGGCGCGCTGCCACTTTCCAGATCGAGGAAGTGGAACGTCCCGGCCGAGGAAGCCGGAGAGGACGACGCGGAAGTCCTCGCCGCCATTGCTGCTGAAGGCTCCGGGGACGTTCTCCCAGAGGACGAATCGGGGAAAAGCCCCTCGTGTGGCGGCATGCTTCTCCTGAGCGACGCGCACCATCTCCCAGTACAGGCTGCTGGCGCTCAGTTCGGCCTGGAGGGTGGGGTCGTCGCGGTGCGCGAGGTACGCGCTGAGCGAGTCGATGCGGATACCCGCACGCTTCCCGGCGGCGCTGAGGGACTGGCAGGGGCTCCCACCCATGACGAGTTCCGCGTCGGGCAGGTGGGCGCCGTTCAGGGCGCGGATGTCGGGGTGCAGGGGCGTGCGGGGGTGGTGGGCGGTGAGGATGTCCTGGGCGTCCGGGTCGAACTCGCACAGGCTGACGGTCTGCCACCCGGCCATCTGCGCACCGTGGTCGAAGGTGCCCCCGCCGGAGAACAGGCTGTTGAGCCTGAATCCGGCGGGGGCGGGGGACTGCGGATTGACCGTCATGCCCTGAATTGTAACGGACAGTGACAATCATTGCAACGAGGAATTACATCCGGTTATCCCTCACCCGCCGCCAGGTCGTTGAAGCGCACGTGCGCCGCGTGGTACTGGAGCTTCACGGTGCCCACCGGCCCGTTGCGCTGCTTGCCGACGATGATCTCCGCGACGCCCTGCTGGTCGGTCTGCTTGTTGTAATACTCGTCCCGGTAAATGAACATCACGACGTCCGCGTCCTGCTCGATCGCCCCGGACTCCCGCAGGTCACTGAGCATCGGCCGGTGGTTCGGGCGCTGCTCCACGGCGCGCGACAGCTGCGAGAGGACCACGACGGGCGCCGCCAGTTCGCGGGCGAGGGCCTTGAGCATGCGGCTGATCGTGCTGATCTCCTGCTGGCGGTTCTCCCCGCCGCCGCTCTTGCCGCCAGCGTTCATCAGTTGCAGGTAGTCGATCATCACGAAGCGGACGGGTTTCTCGCGGTGCATGCGGCGCAGGCGGTTGGCGAGCAGGTGCACGTTCGCGTCCTGCACTGCGTCGTCGAGGAACACCAGGGGCAGCCGCGCGATCTTCTCGCTGGCGTACGCGACGCGCTCCCAGTCCCGCTCGTTCAGCTGGACCTTCCCGGCCTCCGCGTCCTTCAGGCGGGTGCTGTCCACGCGGGCCTCCCCGGCCAGCAGGCGCATGCCGAGCTGGTCACGGGGCATCTCCAGACTCACGATGATCGCCTGCCCGTCCGCCGGGGCGTCCGTGGGGCGCAGGGCCGCCGCGACGTTCATGGAGAGCTGCACGCTCAGGGCCGTCTTGCCCATGCTGGGGCGCGCGGCGACGACCGTCAGGCTGGCATCGACGAGCCCACCCCCGATCTGCCGGTCCAGGTCCCGGAAGCCCGTGGGGACCGGGCGGGCGGCGTTGCCGGCACTCAGGCCGGTCACGAGGCCGCTCATCACCTCGTCGATGCCGTACGCGCCCCGGTGGGCGTTCACGTCGAGGTTCGCGCCGACGTTCGCCGCCTGCGCCATCAGGTCCTCCAGCGCGCGGCCCCCGTCGTACACGGTCCGCATGAGTTCCCCGGCCTGCCGGATCAGTTCCCGCTGGACCCACTTCTCCTTGACGATCATCGCGTACCGCTCCGCGTAGGCGCTGGTCGGCACCTGATCGCCCAGGCCCATCAGGTACACCAGTCCCCCCGCCTCGTCGAGCTGCCCCAGGTCGTGCAGGTACACCTGCAGCGTCACGAGGTCCGGCGGGTCGCCCCGGCCGCGCAGGGTGAGCATCGCCGCGAAGATCAGCTGGTGCTTGCGGGCGTAGAAGTGCGCGGGCGTCAGGGCGCTCACGTGCTCCCCGGTGAGGGTGTCCTCGCTCAGTAGGACGCTGCCGAGCACCGCGATCTCGGCGTCCTCGCTGTGCGGGGGGACGCGCGGACTGAGGGTCATCTCGCTCACTGGACGCGCTCCAGGCGCAGCGCCTGCTCCAGCGGAAGGTCCGCGCCCCTGGTGAACTCCCCGTGCGGGAGAATGACGGACTGCACGATCAGGCTCCCGTCGTCGTTCACGCCCCCGGCAATGATCTTATGGCCCTTCGCGTCGCGCCAGATGCTGCCGATCTTGAAGCGCGCGTCGAGTTCGCACAGGCGCTCCTCGCTCAGCACCGCCACCTCATCCGGGTCGACCGGCGCGGTCGGGCGCGGCGCGGGGGGCGGCACGGCGCCTTCCATGCGCTTGAGCAGCCCGGCGTGTGGCGCCCCGTACCCGGCGGTCATCACGAACGTCGCGTGCTCCCGCAGGGGCTGCGCGAGGCCCGCCCCAACCCACTGCACCCACTGGCGCAGCTGCAAGTCCCGCGCCACCGGGGACAGGCGCGGCTGCGACCGCAGCCAGTCCTGCCACACGTCCAGCAGCCCGGCCGCCGCGAGCGGGCCCGCCGGGCCGCCCGGAACCTTCTGCGCACCATTCGCGTTCACGTCGTCTCCTCCCTTCGGGCTGAACCTGGTGAGGTCAATCCGGATCTCCTGACTGGCCCCGACAGGGGCCGCGCCGACAGGCGCCTGCACTTCACGACTCGGTTGAACATCATCCTTTTTCCTGACAGGGGTTCCCCCCGCGCTCACGAGCGGAGCGCGGAAGCGGACGTGCCAGTAGAGAGTGGGGAGAGTCTTTAACTTCCTTCTACTTCCTTCTACTTCCTTCAGGGACTTCGCAAAGACGCCCTGGACGGGATTTTCCGCCGGGAACACCGAAAGATTTTTCGCAGGATCTTTCGCAACTTCTTTCGGCAGCAGGTACGCGCTGCCCTCGCGGCGGATCTCCCCGAGGGTCACGAGCCGGCGCACGGCCAGTTCGACCGAGCGGGCGCTGACGTCCCCGCCGAGCGCCTCGATCAGCCCGCCGACCGTCAGGCGGGGCAGGCGCTTGTAGTTCGCGCGCTCCGCGATGGCCGCGTAGCAGCGGGACAGGACAGTGCCCTGGCGCTTGAGAAACGCCACGGCGCCGTTGTCGAGGGCGGTGAAGGTCCCCGCCTCGCGGCGGGTGTGAGGGGCGCGCACCGGGAACAGCGGCGCGGCGGGACGCTGGGTTTTTTGAAGCATGAAGGTCTCGTTCGTCCAGAACGGCCAGAAAATCGGAACAACAGTTGCACGAAGTGTGACCGGCGGTTACACTTAGAGCACTTGAGTTTTTTGTTGTTTCCTGTTTCTGATCGTCCCTTTGACCTTCCGTTGGCGCGGGAGGTCATCGTCATTTTGGGAGTTCCCTCGCGGGACAGACGCGGACTTGGTGCGAGTGTAGCGCACGTCACGAGGGGACAGCACCAGCTCACGCGCCCCCACCCCCAGCACCGCCGCGAACGCCCACAGGACGCCCTGGGTCACGCCGGACGTGCGGCCCTTCAGGACGTTGCGGGCCACCGTGGCCGACACGTCCTGAGCACCAAGCAGCCGCACCATCGCCCCGTCATCCACCTGCCGGTCCGCCATCAGGCGCCGGGCGCGTGGCAGGTCGAACGGCCAGGTGGGATTCCGGGGGGACGCTACACTCACGCCATCTACTGTAACGGACAGTTCCAATGGAAGCAACTTAACTGTTACTTCCCATTACACGGCACTTTCCGCCCGCTTCATGAACCGGTGCCCCTCAAAGAGCGCGTCTGTAACGGCAGATTATCTACTTGACGCCCCGAGTGCAACTGTATACGCTCGTTACATTATGGCTCCCCTCCCCCCGAAAGTCAGTTTCCCGGCCCGCCGCAACGACCCCCGCTCTAGAGGGATTGCCCTCACGTTCATCCTGCAGGAACGGAAGATCACGCAGTCTCAATTTGCATTAGATTCAGGGATTCAGCGGCAGATCCTCAATAGATATATGACCGGCGCGTATGACCTGGCGAACATGAGTCAAGAATTGGTCGAACGATTGTTGACAGCCCTGGGCATGAGTGACATCGAGGCGCGAACATATTTTGGAATCCCTGAGGAAGCGTGGGTGCGGTGGAAGACATTCCGGCCGCCGCCCCTGGGTCACGGCGCGGGAGAACTGGGCAGCGCGTCAGAACGGGTCGTGGGATTAAAAGGCGGCGTGCAGGGCGTGCTGACGGTCGCGGCGGACGTGGCGGATCTGGTGGGCGCCGTGGTGGATACGCAGGTGACGACCGGCATGGTGCTGACGCGCTGGCAGGGTGGGCTGTGGGCGCTGCGGGCGGCCCCTGGGGAGCAGGTGCCCGGCGAGGTGCTGGGCGGCCTGCTGCGGCTCGCCATAGCGAGATGACGACGCCGCCCTTTCGAGCGGCGAGAAACTGACGAAATTGTGACGCCGTGAACTAGATCACTCCGGTTCTCCGAAGCGGTCGGTGAGGGCCTGCCGGACGGCTTCACTGAGGGTGGTGCGGGCCTTCTTGGCCTCGATGCCCCAGTGCTCGTGCAGGTGGCGGGGCAGGTAGATGGTGGTGCGGACGACACCCTCACGCGCCGGGGTCGCTGCTGGCGTGGACGCCAGGGGTTTCTGCGCGACGCGTTCCTGGGTGCGCTGGAGCATGGGGTTGGCCTTCTTCCTGGGCTTGGTCATTTCCGGGCCCACTGTACGACCCGTTCGTACTCGGGGAGGTGCAGGGTGCCCCGGAAGCCGTTGGTGAGGGCGCGGGTGAACGCCTTGCGGTCGGGGAGGCTGCCGATCACGCTGAAGGGCACGCGGGACTCGCCCTGCAACCAGTTCAGGGCGTCGAGGGTGTCGCGGGTGAGGGCGTCGCGGCCGGCGAAGTTCAGGAGGACGCCGACGCGGACGCTTTCGCTGACGTGCCCGTGGATGCTGCTCAGGGTGTTCTCCAGGCGGTCGAGTTCCAGGTCACCGGGGCGCATGGGGATGATCAGGTGTGTGGCGTGGCGCGCGGCGGTGTTCAGGCGCGCGGCGCTGCTGGAGGTGTTGGCGGGAACGTCGAGCACCAGGCATTCCGTCTCGCTGACGGGCGGGGCGGCGTAGACGATGTTCAGGCCGTGGTCGCGCATCGCTTTGGTGGAGCCTTCCGGGTCGAGGTCGACGAGGGTGGCTTTCAGGGACCGGGCGAGGTGCGCGGCGATGGTGGTTTTCCCGACGCCGCCTTTCGCGCTGCCGACGACAATTCTCCTGCGCTTATGTCTTGACATACAGACATACTGACATACTCGGTGGGGCGGCATCAAGAGTTGCAATGATTGTCACTCACCGTTACAATCTGAGGCATGAACGCAACTGCAACGGACGGTGCCTGTCACCCGCAGCGCGCGGCGTTCGACGCGTACATGGCCGCGCTCGACGCGGAAACCACGGAGGGCCTCATGAACACCCGACCCAGCGACCCCGCCCGCCTCGCCCATCTGAGCGCCGAGACCGACCGCGCCCGCACCGCCTACCTCGGCACCCTCACCGCCGGCATGGCCGCCCCCGCGCACCTGAGCCCCACCGACCGCCTCGTGAACCGCCTCAGCCCCGAACCCTGGGCCCTGAGCGCCCCGCAGGCCGTCGACTTCGCCGCGTGGGCCTGCGGCCTCCCCGCCGGCACCCTCAGCGCCCTGCACGCCCTGAGCCCCGGCGAAATCGCCAGCGTACACGAGCGCCTCGACAACGCCGCCGACCAGGGCGCCCTCAAAGCGCAGTGGCAGGCCGCCCGCGCCGTGCCCCAGGATGTCCTGAGTGCCGCCGCCGAAGGCGCCGCGTGGCTCCTGTGAGCGGCTTCAGTTACCTCTCCGTCGCGCCACTACGCCTCGCTAAATTCGCCCCCCGTCACCACCAGGCCATCGCTGCGAACCGCGAACGGGCGTACCGCGAACTGACGCGCGCCCGGCAAGCCATGTCCCACGCCCTCAATGACGACACGGCTAGCCTTGTCCGCCTCGCCCGTCTGCGGGCGGCCGTCGACGACGCCAGCATCCTTCACCGCGCCTGGGTGGAAGCGGACCGCATCGCCGTCCTCGCAGGGGCGTGGGGATAGTGACCCGCCCCGACCTCGCGGACCGCGTGGCCGCCCTGTTCCGCGCCCAGTACCCCACCCCCAGTTTCGCCCTGATGCGCCTGCTGCGCGCCGCCCGCGCCGACCAGACGGAATTCGCCCGGAGGACCACATGAAACTAGCCGACGTCGAGAAACGCCTGAAGGCCCCCTTCCCCGCCCACATGATCCACTGGAAGCCCAGCGCGTTCAGCCGGGACCGCAGCCGCGCGCTGATGCTCGCGCACATCGACGCCCGCGCCGTGCAGGACCGCCTGGACGCCGTGGTGGCGAACGACTGGGAGTTCCGCGTCGAAGTCATCCCCGGCACCCGCCAGCCCACCGCCAAGGGCATCCTGACCGTCCTGGGCGTCACCCGCGAGGACATCGGGGAAGCAGCCGAAGGCGACCTGGGCACCATCAAGGCCGCCGCCAGTGACGCCCTGAAACGCTGCGCGGTGCACTTCGGCATCGGCCGCTACCTGTACGACCTGCCGAAAACCTGGGCTGACTGGGACGACGCGGGCCGCAAGCCCATCCAGACGCCCGAACTGCCCGACTGGGCCCGCCCCGACCACGAACGCACGCCCGGCGGCGCGCACCTGATACAGGCGATGGAGCAGCTTCGTCAGGAACTCCCCGAGGATCTGGACCTGCAGCGCGAGGTATTCAAACATCTGAAGGCGGCGCTGGGTAGCCTGCACCCCGCCCCGCAAGCGAAGGACGGCGCCGCGTGACCTTTATCCGACTGCTGCTGGACTTCTGCCTTGACCTGCTGATCGTGCTGGCCGGTCTCCCGAGCCGCGTGCCCGCCGGGTGCGCCCAGTGTCCCACCTGCCAGGGCCTGCGCGGCTGGCACTACCACGACTACTGGGGCTGCGAGACCTGCGAGGGACGCGGGTACCTCGATCAGGCGGCGCCCACCGCGCAGGGGGTGGCCGCGTGACTGCCCCCGCCGCCGTGCACGACCTCCTGCCGGGCCTGAGCTTCGACGAGCAGATCAGCGTCCTGAAGAACTACGGCCGCCGCCACGCCGACCCGGACCGCTTCGGGTTGTACCGCGAGGGGGAGTTCATCAGCCTGCGGAACGCGCGGGACCTGACGGCCGCCGGCATTCCGGCGGAGTGGACGCTCCTGCCTCAGTACGACGCGCACAGCGGGCACCGCAGTCTGCGCGGGTACGTCCTGCGCCGCACGGCCACCCTCACGTACGACCAGCTGCGCGCCGTCACCCACCGTGACCTGGATGCCGAGGAGTGAACGCCTTCCGCCGCACGTCGCGGCGGAACTCACCCTCATCCACGCGCTGCGGCTCAAGGATGTCCACGTCAGCAGCGTGAAGCAGGCCATCCAGCGCGGACACCTCACCGATGACGACTGGTGCGACGTGCTGAACCTCTGGATCTCGTGGGGGCCGAAGCCCCGCAAACCGCAGACGCCGCGCCACATCCACGACCGCATCCGCGCCCGCCGAGCTGCCGGGGAGAGCATCCCCAGCCTCTTTCGTTATTACGGCGACCGCGCCCGAATCATCAAGGAGCACCCATGACCACCCTCGTCACCTGCGCCGTCGCGGAGCAACTCAAGCCCCGCCTTCCCGAACTGCTTCAGCGCGTCCTCGACTGGCGCGTGCAGGAGGGCTTCAGCAAGTACGGGCAGACCCTCGCGGACAACCCGGACACCCTGCCCGAGCAACTCGTGCACCTCGCGCAGGAACTGCTCGACGTCGCCATGTACGGCACGTGGATTCAGCGCCGCCCGGAACTGCCGATGCAGACGCAGGTCGCCGTGGGTGTCTGGACGACGATGGCCGTGCGCTTCCTCGCTCAACTGCTCGACCTGGCGCCCGAACTGACCTTCGAGGACCTCATCCGCAAGGAGGGCCACAGTGGCGTCCCGGCGGCCATCCAGACCGTGCGGGAACTGGAGCGCGTGATTCTCGGCGCGTATCCCGTCACCGTCTGTTACGTCGGGCCGGTGCAGGCCCTGCACCTCCTGCTGCGCGAGCGGGAGCAGGCGCAGGCCCGCATGAAGGAACTGGAGGCGCAGCTTGCCACGCTCACCCGCTGAACTTGCCGTGCTGCGGCTCGTGCAGACCGGGAAGCCCCTGAACAGCACACAGGGCGACGACGTTCGCGCACTCATCCGGGACGGCCTGATGCACGTCACCCCCAAGTACGACCTCACCGAGAAATGCCCGTACCGCCTCACTGAAGCAGGCGAAGCAGCCCTGAAGGAGAAGGCATGAACGAGCTGAAGAACCCCCTGCTCCGCACCCGCCGCATGGACGCCCTGCGGGACGTGTCGGCGGCGGCCCTGGCCCTCGCGGCGCACATCGAGGCGGGCGGGGAGGTGCCAGTCGGGCATCACCTGGAAGGCAGCCCGTTCTGGCAGGGCGCCCTGCGCGCGTACGAGCAGCTGCGCGACCAGCCGTTCGAGACCGTGCCCTGCGACTGCACCATCCCCGAGGAGTGGGACGAGGCCGACCTGCTTCCCCCGAACCCCACGTGCACCCACTGCCAGGGCAGCGGCGCCGTGGAGTACTGGACACCGCCGATTGGCACGCCCACCCTGCTCACCCCCGCCCCCAGCACCAGCCCCCGCTCAGGCCCGGAGATGACCATGAACGCATTCGACACTGCGACTGTTGAGCTGTACCCCGAAACGCAAGCCATCGCCACGGCCCTGAACGTCAGCATCCCCGGCGCACTCATGGCGCTGAGTGAGGTACAGGACGCGCAGCACCGCCAGCCCACCGCCACGCCCGAGCAGATCGCCGCTGCCACGGGGCTCAGGCTGAACGCCGTGCAGGCCGTCCTCGCCGCACAGGAGAACCGGAAATGACCACCGACACGCAGCCCCTGACCGACCGCATCGACGAGCACCTCGCCCGGCCCGTCCGCCCGCCCGTGTACGTGGAGATCGTGGACCCGAGTGGGCGCGTGTCCTATCGCCGCTGGTCCGATCACCCGGACGTGCAGGAGGCGCTGGGCACGCAGGGGTACACGGTGCGCCGCTGCCCGCAGCAGCCTGATCTGGACGGCGAGGCGCACCCTGACCGCGCCCTCCTCGCCGAAGCGCAAGCCGAGCTGCGCGCGCAGGCCGAGGCGCTGGCAGCAGAGCGGGAGCAGGTCAGCCTGTACCGCCTCGACAACGAGGGCCACATGGAATGCCTCGCGGAAACCCACCGGGATCTCCTGCGCGAGCTGCCGGACAGCGAGACGACCGCCCTGCTGGGCCGCATGCTCGACCGCTGGCAGCGCACGCCCGGGCAGCGGCAGTACGTGGCGCTGAGCGAGGTGGAGAACGCGGCCCTGTACGCCGTGGTCAGCGAAACGAGTCAGGGCTACCGGTTCGACGGCCTGCACACCCAGCCGGAAGGGGCGCAACAGCATCAGCGCGAGGTGATCGCCGCAGAGGCCGGGAAACTGGTCATGACCGACGTCTACGCCCTAGTCCGCGTTCAGAAGCAAGAGGACGCCGCCCTCGGAGGCCAGTCATGACCGCGCCCACCGCGCCCCGGCCAGAAATCAGCCTGTGGCCGCTGGAACACTGGCGTCCCTACCGAATCACCCACCTGAAGCTGAACGGTCAGCGTATCCCCGTCGCGGACCTGTTCCGCAGGGGTGCCCCCATGCCCGAATTGGCGCCCAGCAAGCGCCCTAAGCCGTTCGACTTCGACTACTACGGCGGCGTGCGGAAAGTGACGCTCTACACACCGACCTGCCCTCATTGCCGGGAGGCCCTGATGAATGAATTCGCGTACATGCCCGCTGGCACGTGTGCGGCGATAGCGCAGCAGTCTCTGGTGTACGCCCGTTGGCACGGTCATCTCAGTACGCACCCGGACTGCGCGGCGCAGGCGTTCCCCCTCGGAGCCCGCCAGTGACCGCGCCGGACACCGCGCCCCGGCAGGCGCTGGAGCTGGCTGCGGAATTGGACATGCTGATCAACGACACCTCGGAGTACGCAGATCACGACCCGCGCAACAGCGACCCCGCCAACCTGAGAAGTTGGTGCCAGAAATGCCATAACACCTACGACGCGGCACACCGGGCCGCCGGGCGTGCCGCGCGGGCGAAGGCGGGCGCTCATGACTGAGCTGCCCTTCCCCTACCCGACTGCGGAGGAGATCGAGGCTGCGGCCCGCCGGCACCGGGTGCGCGTGTCGGGCCTGGAGGTGGAGCTGCTCGCCTGGGGGCTGTACCGCACGCCGCCCGCAAGTCTGGATGAGGCGGGTGAGCGGGCATACGCGGCGCGGCAGAGCACCGAGCGGTTCGCCCGCGACTGGGCAGAGCGGCACATGTGGTATCTGGACCGGCTGGCGCGGGAGCATGGGGTGAGCGTGCAGGCGATCATCGATGAGCGGCGCGACGGGGACCACCCGGACGAACGCAGCGCCGCGCAGGCCCTCGCTGCCCGCCGGGGCCCGGGGTGGCTGGCGCGACTGCGGGCCTGGGTGGAGGGGCTGTGAGCACCAAGTACCGCTGGCTGATCCTGGGCGAGTCCTACACCTACGGCCCGGCGCTGGGCAAGGGCCTCGACGCCCGGCGCGGGAGCCGGTGCCGGGTGGTGACGCTGCCGTGCGCGGGAAGCAAGCCCGCCAACGTGCGGGTCGAGTTCGATGACAGGGAGGTGCACGTCGTGCCGAGCGGGGTGCTGCGGGTGGTGCGACATGGCCAGGGCTGAACCTGCCGTCACCCCAGAGCAGCTGGCGGCGCTGGTGCTGGAATATCAGCGGGCGCTGGCGGCGGAGCGGCTGGCGCGGCGATTGGTGCGGGCGGGCCGGTTGGACGACCAGAGGTACTGGGCGCGGAACAATCGCAGACACCAGGCACTCATGGCGCTCCAGCAGGCGCGGCTGTAGACTGCCCGTACATTTGGGGATACCCACTGAAGCCCCGGTCCGCAATGGCCGGGGCTGACGATTGGGCATAGCAGGCATACCGGATAAGGTGCCCGCCCGCATCTTTAGACTCGGGTTCAATATTTAAACTAATGCCGATTGGTTTCACTTTTCCATTTAAATAACACGCTTGTTTCTTTAATGTACCACTATATATAAGGTGAAAGCCCCGAATCGCTCGGGGGCCTTCCTATCCCTGCGCCAGCCACCGCTGCAGCTCGTTCCATCCGCCCGACCCGTACGCCTCCGCCCCATCCCCCCGCAGCTGCCGCCACTGCCACAGCCCACCCTCGCGCGTCATGGTCGCCATCGCCCCCGACTGGCGGGGCGCGTGGTAGAGGGTGCGCTCCTGCGAGGCACTGGGGTCTGGAAGCGGGCGGCCGGGGAGGAAGGGAGCAGACATCCGGTGAGCTTACCGGGAAGGTGTTGGACGTTCGCCCTGCGGCGCCGGTGTGGACCTGGGCACGGACGCCGGCCGCGCGGGCAACTCGGCGCGAAGGATCTCGATCAAGGCACGGTTCGCGGCGTCGTGAGGGGACATGGACGCGCAGAATGACACAGGCCACCTGACAGATCTGCCTCATGTGACCGTCAAACGAGAAACCCGCCCCCACCTCCGGCATCAGCCAGGGCAGGGGCGGGGCGTGGGGTGGCGAAATCGCCTGAGAAGACCGAGAGTTAGGCGCGAGTCAGGCGGGGCCGCACCCAGCGCTGGTACGCCGTTTCCAGTCCGGCGATCAGGGTCCGCAGGAGCTGCGCGGTCAGGTAGGGCCGCAGCAGCGCCGGCAGGAACGGGCTCACGTACTGCTTCACCAGCACGCTCAGCACCAGGATGACCAGCTCGCGCGCCGACGTGCCCTTGATCTCGGGGAGCAGCTCACCGATCACCTGACTGACGATCAGGCGCACCTCCGGCGCCAGGGCCAGCGCCTCCACGAGCGTCAGGCGGCCGTCACTGCGCAGGTCCGTGATCGCGCGGCGCACCAGAGCGTCGATGCGGGGCAGCACCTGCCCCAGCAGGTCCGCCAGCTCCGCGTCCCCGACGGGCACCTCGGGCTGTGTGGTCGTGGTGGTCCGGGTGACCCCGGCGGGCGCGCCCGGCACGCGCGGGGCGGGGACCGTGGTGGGGGTGGGCGTGCGGGTGATCGTGACGCCCTGCTCGGCGCGGCGGCGCAGGATCTCCGCGATGCGCGGGTCGACGTTGAGGGGCAGGCTGGGGATGGATGCCGTCATGGGTGCCTCCAGGGCAATGGCAGCGGCCCCCGCGCTGGGCAGGGGCCGGGAATGGGACGGAATGGGGAGAATTGGACGGGCCAATTATCACGGCGGACAGTAAAGTCCAGTCTGGAAAGGCTGGAAAGGCTGTCTGGGACGTATTCCAGCATTCGACATAGGGGCTAATAATTTATAAGCGGCCAATGGGGACGAATGGGGACGCGCCCGATTTACTCGGTGCGTTCGAGAACCAGGTCGCCACTGCTGCGGTGGTAGACCCGCAGGCCCATGTACTGCCCGGGCCGGGGCGCGCCCGCCGGGTACGCGAGGCGCAGGTTCTCCATCAGCTCGGCGCTCAGGGGCACGCCGCCGTACAGGGCCGGGCGGCCATCCCACGGCACAGGCTCCCCGCCACCCTGGGGGACGAGGAGAACGCGGGGCGGGGCGAGTGGGGCCTGCTGGGCGAGCCAGTCGCGCTGGGCGTCCACGCGCCTGAGCCATCCTTTCAGGAACACCTTCTGATTGGGGCGGGCCTTCACGATGGCGCGGAAGAATGCCTCACGCCGGTCAATGAGCCGCGCCGCGCGGTCCTGCGGTGTGCCCGCCTCGCCCACGTCCGCCAGCATCAGGCGCAGGTTGCCCGGGCCGTGATTCACCGCGAGGTCGTACGCCACGGCGTTCAGCGGCCAGGGCAGGTGCGCGACGCCCCGCCAGTACCGCGCCTCGTACAGCGGCAGGACGTCCGGCATGGTCAGGGCGCGCATAGGTTTCACGGGCAGCCCACGCTCCCGGCACCACGCCTCCCAGACCGCCTGCGTCACCCCCAGGTTGGTCGGGCCGCCCCGGTCCGCCGGGTGATTCACGTACCCGCCCTCCCACGCCTGCGTGAACTGGTGAGCCCGCTCGAAGTCAGTGGTCATGCCTCTCCTTTCAGTCGCGCATTCTCAGCGCGCAGCTCGGCGATCAGTTCGTCCTGCACGCGCAGCCGGTCGTCGGCGTTGGGCCGGATGATGACGCGGATGGGGAGCACACTCAGTGCCAGCAGCAGCAGCGCGTACCCGACGCTGAGCGGCTCCTGCGTCACCTGCCCCAGTCCGATGCGCAGGCCCATGCCCAGGATGGTCGCTACGAGGCCCGCTCCCACCAGTGGGTGGTAGGAGCGCACCCCCACCAGGGCGTACACCGCCAGCAGCGCCACCGTGCCGCGAGCCAGCACGAACGCCCGCCAGTCCGCCAGCGGATGTGCCGCCGCGTCCGCCAGGGCCGCCGGCGCATTGATCGCGAAGTACCCCAGCAGCACGATCAGCACCAGCAGCGCCGCGTGCCACCAGCGGAACCGGGGGTGCTGGAGAGGATTCTGTGCCCGGAGGGTCTGCCGGACGTTACTGCGCGTCAGGGTTTTTCGAGTCACCGTCACCACCAGCCTCCCGCCGTTTCTCCACGGCCCGCGCGAGTCGCCCCGCCCCGCTGCCCACATAGGACAGCAGCGTGTCCACGCCGTTGCTGCCCACCCAGTCCACGAGGCGCGGGCCCAGAATGCCGCCCACCCCTGCCGACAGGCTCAGCCCGGCGAACGTTTTCAGCACGGGGAACACCTCGGGCAGAAACAGCGCCGCGAGGGTCCCCACCACGCCCCCCAGGAGCGTGTCCGGGATGAGCGTCCACCAGCCCGGCACCGGCGCGTCCGGCTGCGCGAGATGCTGCTCGTTCCGCAGCCGGAGCGTCGTCAGGACCGACATGAGCGTCGCCATGCCCAGCGCGTATCCCACCACCAACCAGTCCACGCCCGCGAGCAGGCTGACCGGCACCTCTGCATTGCCCATAGGGCCTCCTCGCTGTCATCAGCGTTCCCAGGGGGCAACCATGCCCGGGATCTTGAACGTGTAGACCTTGCCACTGCGCGCTTCCCACGCGCCCTCCCAGTACCAGGGCACGCCGGAGTACTGGGTGCTCTGCCCGGCGGGCACGGTCCGCCACGGGTAGATGCGCCCGGATTGCAGGCGCACGCGGGCGACCCCATCCGGCGCGCAACGGGTGGCGGTGAGGGTGACGGTGTAGAGGCCCGTGAACGGTTCGGGCGTCGCGGTGCGCTCGACGATGCAGCGCGGCGCGTCGGGAATCGGCGCGGCGCCGATGAGGGCGAGGGCGGGCGCCAGTAGCAGGAGTGCCAGCGCCCAGAGTACGGAGCGGGTCAGGTGGAATCACCTCCAGAGAGATTCGGTGGGGCGGCGCACGTCGCGGGGCGGTCGTCCGGCAGGCCCAGCGGCGCCACGCTCACCCCGCAGGCTGCGAGGTAGCGGGGCACGTACGCCTCGGCGGGCGGCTCGCTCCAGTCGTCACGCTGGTGGATGGCGAGGCAGTGGGCGGCCTCGTGTGCGGCCACCTCCGGGGTCAGCAGCCGGTCGAACATGACGTGCACCTCGCACGTGCCGTCCGGGCGCATCCAGGCGGTGCCGAGGATGTGCCCGGTCAGGCCGCCCGGGCGGGCGTAGGCGTCGAGGGCTGGCTGACTCGTCTCGGCGTGCCACTCGATGTGCACCCCGGGCCAGGGCTGGGTGACGAGCGGCGCGGGCGGAGGCGGCGCCGGATGCCCGGCAGGAGGCTGGCCGCACCCCGTCAGGAGCGCGGCCAGCAGGAATAGAGAGAGTCTCATGGTCACCTCCACGGGTGGCCCAGCAACGTCAGGGCCCGCCCTGGGCTGGGGCCAGAGCGGGCGCGAGAGGTGGGGGTCAGGGCTCGTAGGTGAACGTGTCCCCCGGGCTCGCCAGCACCCGTGTGATCAGCACCCCGTCCGCGCTGTACACGGAGAGCTCCACCGACGGAGCGGTCAGGCGCGGCACCTCGACAGGCGCCCCGTCCGCGAACTGCGCGCCCGCCGGGAATGACTCGAACGCCACGCCGTACGGCGCCACCACGTTGTCCGCCCGGACCGTCCCCGTGAAACCAAACAGGCCCGGGCGGACGCTCAGGTACGTCGCGTCCGTCCAGGCGATCACCTGCGCGCCGTCCACGTACAGCACGCCGTTCCCCTCCTCGTCAATGGTCACCCGCAGCGTCCGGGTCTGCCCCTGCGGCCAACCGGCACTTGGGCCACTGGTGATGCCCGACTCGGCGTTATCCGTCCACCGCGAGACGATCCACTGCGGCGCGCCCCCGGTGTCGAGGTGCGCGATCCGGTAGCCAGAAAAGGTTGCGGTGGTGTCCGTGCCGTGCAGGGCGAGGCCCAGGTGATCGAGGTTGGCGTTGTTGGTGAGCTGCACCGTGTAGTCCATGTTTGCGCGGCGCGGCAGACTCATGGCACTGGCGAACACGCCCCCGCCAGAGGACGTGAACAGCAGGATGCCGCCCGGGGCGTCGTACGAGAGGCTCGCGCCGCCGCCCAGCACCGTGAAGCCCAGGCGGGTGATGGGGTTGATGCTGAACGAATCCGCGCCCATGATCACGTCCCCCGTCCCGGTGCGGGTGATGCGGGGTGCCGTGCCACCGCCGCCCAGGCCGTCCCCGGTGACTGGCAGGGGGTGGTCCGGCCCGACCGGGACACTGCGGCCATCCGGGCCGCGCACGAACAGCGCCACGGCGTTGTAGCGCTCCAGATCCTCGGAGTTGCGGCTGCCCTCGGCGCTGCCGCTGCTGGCGCTCAGGCTCATGGGCATGGGGGCGTCCGGCCCGACCGGGACACTGCGGCCGTCCTCCGCGCGGACGAACACGGCCACCCCGTTGTAGTTCTCCAGGTCCTGAGAATTCCTGCTGTCGGTCATGGTGCTCCTCTCCCGGGCATACGAATGCCCGCCGTGGGCCGGGGCCAGGGCGGGCAGGGTGGGGGCGGTGGAGGGAGTCAGGCGGACGTGCCGGCCGCGTCGCGCCAGGCGCTGCCCGACCACCACACCGGCCGCCCGAGGGTCGTGTCGTAGTGCTGGTCACCGGCCTGCACCACGTTGGCCGCCGGGCGGTTCGCGGTCGGGCCGACCGTGAACGCCGGCCCCGTCGTCCCTTTGGCGATGTTCGAGCCGTACAGCAGCACAGTCCGGTGCGCGCTCAGCACCGCGCTCGCGGCGAACGCGCCGCCCACGGCGACGGTCTCCGGGTCGGTGTCCGTCCGGGCGCACGGCACGGCCGCGTTCGGCGCGGCGAACGCGGTCTGGGCGCCGTAGAACACCTCCGTGTCGGCATTCCACGCCCCGCCGCCGCCGCCCACCAGGAACGCGTGGGCCTGCCCGGCTGGGACGGTGTACGGCCCGGCCAGGACAGCCTCGGTCGCGCCCTGGGTCAGCGTGAACGCGGTGCGGGCGACCACCACGCCGGTGTCCTGCCGGACCTGCATGAGGTACGCCGTGTGGCCGATGTGGACGCTGCCCGCTGCGAGGTTGCGCAGGGGCACGCGGACGCTGGTGTACGTCAGGGCCGCGCCGGTCGGGGCCGTGACGACCGGGCCCACCATGCGGTAGTTCCCGGCGGTCGCGTCCACGATGCGGTCGGCGGGCAGGAAATCCGGCGTGCCGGTCGTGGCGAGCGGCACGGGGTTGCTGGAGCTGTACGCGCCCGCCGCGCCGCCCCCGCCGGTGACGGTCAGGGTGAGGGTGCCGGCCGCGTCATCGTAGGTTTTCGTGACGCCCGCCCCCGCCTGGATGAGCGCGGCCACGGTGTCCTGCACGACTTCGGTGAGGTCTGGCAGGTCGGCGGTCGTGAGCGTCACGGCGCCCGTGCGGCCCGCGACGCTCGTCACGCCGCCGCTGCCGGTGCCGCCGCTGGCGCTGAGTGTGAGGACGTTCCCGGCGTCATCGTAGGTTTTGGTGACGCCCGCCCCCGCCTGGATCAGCGCGGCGACCACATCCTGAATCTCCTCGTCGGTGCGGGGGGCCGGGAGGGTGATGGTGTACGTCCCGGCGGCGTCGTTGTACGTGCCGGCCGTGCCGAGCATGGCGGCCACGATGTCCTGCACCGCCTCCGTGTCCAGTCCGCCCCCACCTGCGCCGCTCAGGACGGTCTCGGCGCCGCTCGCGTCGGTGGCGATCACCTGCCCGCCCCGCCACGCCAGTCGGCGCGGCGGGAGGGTCGTCCCGGCGGCCACCTGCGGGAGGTACAGGCCGTGCGGGTCGTTGCCGCTGGGCGCGTCCGGCCAGAGGGGCGCGCGGTAGATGCGTCCGTCGTACAGGGCCTGCACGGCCGGCAGGCCACCGTCACCGGGGCGGCTGTCCACGAGTGCCCAGGCGCCGCCCGTGCCGGTCAGGGTGGGGTACGGGGCGTGTGGGAGGCTGGGGGGCGTGCCGGTGGTGGTGAGCAGCTGCGCGGCGGGGTACGTGCCGCCCGTGTCGCCGTCCGGCGTGCGGACGTACGTGATCGGCTCGGTGACGCTGAGGTTGTCGATGTACCCGTTCAGCGCGGCGTACCCGAGGGCGTAGGAGTCGTCCCCCGCCTCGATGTACGTGCCGAGCAGTTCGGGGACCTCCTGCGGGCTCTGCAGCACGACGCCGATCCGGTCGCCGGTCTCGATGGGGACGGGTGTGGTCAGGAGTGCGGTGACCTGTGTCCAGCGGCCCCGCGTGAGGGTGACGGGCACGCTGGATTTGAACTGGTCATTCACGATCAGTTCGGCGTTCAGTTCCCAGGTGGGGCGGGTGCTGGCGGCCTCCAGGCGGGCCCAGAACCGCACGGCGTTCACGGTGCCGGGGGTGCCCGCCACGAATTCCAGGCCGCGCGTGGGGATCGCGTCGCCACTCGGGAGCGGCGGCAGGGGCGGGCCGAACAGCACCGTCTCGCTGTACCCGCCGCCCGCACTGCCGTCCGGGGCGCCAGTCAGGTCCGCGTACCGGCCGGAGAACTCGGCGCCTGCCTGCTGCACGGCGAGGCTGGTCGTGCCCCCAGATGCGGCAGGCGTGAAGGTCAGCACGTCCCCGGCGGTCAGGCCCGCGCCGGGCAGCAGGGCCAGCCCGGCGCGGGTGACGGCGCCGCCGGTCACGCCGGTCACGGTCCAGCCGCCGTACAGGGCGGGGAGGGTGTAGGTCAGGGGTCCGACCGCGCTGATCGTCTCGGTTCGGGGGTCAGTTTTCATCAGGGGTGGCCTCCAGGGTGGCGCGGGGGTGCCCGGCGGGCAGGGCCGACGCGGCGAGGGTCAGGGTGAGCGGGGCGGGCGCGGCGGGCGTGAGCGTGAGCCGCACGTACGCCCCGGCGGGATCGGCGCGGGCCGCCCAGCCCGGCGGGAGGGCCAGGCGCGCGCCCAGGTCATCGGCGGCGGCGCGGGTGGTCAGGAGCGTGACGCACGCGAGTCGGGCGCGGCCCGTGCCGGTCGGGTCTGCCCAGGTCAGCGTCAGGGCGCCGGTGACGGTGGGCAGGTGCGGGCGTTCACCGCCGGGTTCGCCTGGAGCGCCCTCCTGCCAGCGGGTCAGGAGGGGCGTGGGGGCGCCGTTCAGCGTGGCGGCGTCCGGCGGGGTGAGGGTGCCCGCGTGGGTGAGGGTCACGTCGCGCGGGTCGGGGCGGGCGGGCAGCGCGGGCCACACCTCGAACGTGACGGGCTGAGTGCTGGGCGCAGCGTCCCCGGCGCGGCGGACCCGGACGGACACGCGGGTCAGGGCGCCCGCACCGTCCACCCAGGCGAGCAGGCCCGCGCGGGTGGGCCAGCCCTGCCCCTCACGCAGGAAGGTGTAGCTCAGCACGGGCGTCCCCCCGGGCAGCTCTGCCGGGGCCGGGAACGTCCAGCGGCGGGTGACAGGTGGTTGTCCGTCCGGCGGGCGCAGGGGCGTGCGGGCGACGTGCACCGCGTCCGCCGTGACCTGACAGGCCCAGCGGTAGGTGGCGTCCTCCCAGGCGTCCGCCGTGAAGTGACTGGCGGCCTGCACCTCCAGTCCGGCCCACGTCGCGCTGAGCCCACTGCACGGGGCGGGCAGCGTCCCGAGCGGCCCCTCGTACACCACGGCGCCGGCGAGCAGCGCCTGCGGCGGGGCGTCCCGCGCGTCCGCCAGGGGCAGGCCGTCCCCGTCCGGAATGAACCGGGCGCGGACGTTGCGGCCCGGCACGGCCAGCGGCGAGAGTTTGTCCAGGCTGGGCGGCGCCCCCGGCAGGCGCGTGACCTCCACGTACGGCACGCCCCCCTGGATGATCAGCGCGAAACTCGGGCGGGGGTCCGGGTCGCTCCACGTGATCCGGCCCACCTGCGCGAGGTAGGCGGGCTCACCGGCCCGCTGGTGCGGGGTGGGGCCGCTCGTGAGCGCTACGGCCGCCGCGTACCCGACGTTGCTCACGCCCACGCCGTCCACGACGCGGTTGTAGGCCAGGGTGCGGGTGAGCGTCACGTCCGGCACGCGCAGCGTCACGTCCACGGTCGCCAGGGCGCGGTCCTCGACCTGCACCTCGCCGTCCAGGTACACGCGGGTGACGCTGGCCCCCTGCGGGGTGAGCGTCGCGCCGTACACGTCCCGCCACGGCCCGGCCGCGAGTTGCGGGCGGACCTGCCGGGTCTGGTACAGCAGGCGGCCGTCCTCCTGGGCGTGCTCCCCGGCAATGATGATCGGGACGTCCGGGTCGATCTCCTGCGCGGTGACCTCGATGCTGTCCGGCTCGTTGGCGCGGTAGTCCGCGGCGAGGCTGCGCTGCCACACCCACACGGTCGTGCCGTCGTCCGGCCAGTCACTGCCGTCCACGCGCCGCAGGTGGTGGCCCCAGGCGGGCAGGTCATGCACGCGGACGTACACCCGCCCGTCCTTGATCCCGGCCGCGTAGGGCAGCAGCGGGTCGCGGTCGGCGTTCCGCAGGTGCGCCAGGGTCGTCAACTCGGGCGTGCCCGGCGGGGTGGCGCCGGGCGTGGACAGCAGCACGCGGGGCGGGTGCTCCTGCCCGGCCGGCACGTCCGGGTACAGCGGCCCTGTCACGCCGTCGCCCCGGTCCCAGACTGGCGCATGCGGCAGAGGCGGGCGCGTGTGCGGGCTGAGCAGCAGTGCGTCCAGCGCGTGCATCGTGGCGAGGCGGACAGGCGGGATGAACGGACTCTCGTCCGGCAGTCGGGGGGGCTCCTGACTCCGCCCGGCCTGCTGGAATAGCCCGCTGGGCCGGGGGGCCGGGGTGGGCGCGGACTGCCCGCAGCAGCAGCGGGCCTCGCACCCGCAGCCCAGCAGCATGTTCAGGAGGTCATCGTCGGGCATTCGTCGCCTCCCTGGCCCCGCGCACCAGCTGCCACTCCAGCTCATCCCCCGGTGCGGGGGGAAACCCGGAGCGGAACCGGATGGGGGCGTGCTCCACGAGCGGTTCGCCCGCCTCGGCGTCCCAGCCAGTCACCACGCGCGCCAGGGCGCCCTGGCCGGCGCGGGCCAGCATGATCGCGCGGCCCTGCTGCGGGTCGGTCTGGTAGGGTTCGACGCCTGCCTGCCCGGGGGCGAGGAAGTCGGCGAGCAGGGCCATGCAGGTGATCTCCGAGGTGACCTCCAGACCCGCCTCGGACGGCGTGACAGTGATCCGCAGGCTCTGCACGCGCCCGTCACTCAGCCACGTGCCTGGGGTGTACCCGACGGGCCACGCGACCGAGAGGGTGCGCTCCCGGCGGTGCCAGGTGTTCGCCATGGCCTGCCGCGCCGCGCCCAACAGGTCGGTGGCGGACAGCATGGGCACGTTGATCTCTCGCGGCTCGGCCCGCCCGGCCTCCCCTGCGTGCAGGGTGACCCCGGTGTCGTCGAGCACGTCCCGGATCACCTCGCAGTAGGGGCGGCAGTCGTAGGAGGGCGGTGCCTGATCGGTGAGGCGCGGCGCGTCCGGCGTGGCGCGCGTCACGGCCACCGTGCGGATCGCCTCGCCCGTCTGGGCGTCGTACAGCGGCAGGAGCGTCTGCCCGCTCGTGCCGGGATCGTAGGCCCACTGCCCGCCGCCCGCCGGCGCCCAGCGTTCGGTGACACTCTGCCGCAGCGTCTCGCGGGCCGTGACAGCGCCACGGTCACCAGGGGCGCTCTCCGCGTTCACCTGCTCCAGGCTGCCGGTGCGTTCGGTGGACGTGGTTTTCGCCGCGAGGTACCCCTGGGGGCTGTAGGTGTAGGTCGTGCGGGTGATCTCGCGGGCGACCTCCGCGCCGACGGTGACGGTGGTGTTCAGGCCCGGGCCGGGCAGGGCGAGCACGCCCGTCTCGGTGTCGAGCTGGTAGGCCCAGGTGCGGCTCTCGGTCTCCTGGTACGTGGGCCGCGCAGGGCAGTCAGGGTCGTAGGTGGTCCGGGTCGTTTTCAGGCCTGTAGCGACGCCGCGGTACAGGCGCAGGCGGGTCTGCCCGTCCACGGTCTCGGTGGCGATCACGTCGTCGGTCGTAACCTCGATCTGCGCGACCAGCTGGCCGTTCAGTTTCCGGGCGCCACGCTGGACGGTCGTGGTGCCACTGCGCTCGGGCGCCTCGAACCACTCAGAGGACGGCATGATCTCCCGCTCGAGCGCCAGCCGGTCCGGGTGAGCCCCGATCCAGTCGAGCAGCGCGGCCGGTGTGAGTGGCGTCCAGTGGGGCGCGCCCCGCACCGTCAACCGCTTCGGCGTCTGGAACCGCTGGTAGCGCGGCTGGCTGCTCAGGCGGACGTCGGCGGGGATCTCGGGCCCGCTCTGCATGGTGACCGGCTGGGGCCAGCGGCCCACGAGGCGCACCCCCGCGCCCAGGGGTTCGACGTGCAGCTCCATGCCCAGGGCGCCGTATGTTTTGCCCCACAGGTCGAGCGGGGTGATGTTCAGGGTGCTCTCGTCGATCAGCCCCTCGATCCACTCGCTGTTCCGTAGGGGGTCGGATTCCAGCAGGAACGCGGGGTCCACGCGGATCCGGAACACCTGCTGCACGAACCCGCTGACCCCCAGGCGCTGCCGTTCCGCGCAGAGGTTCGCGCTCGGGTTGAGCTTCCACGGCACGAGTTCCGGCAGCTTGAGCCCACGCAGGATGTCGTCCAGGGAGGTCCGGTAGCGGTACGTGGTCGTCCCGGCCGCCTCGTCCGTCTCCGGCTCCTGGCTCAGCGAGAGGAAGGTGCGCGTGGGGAGCTCGCCGACGATCACGCCGTCCGCGTACCCCGTGAGCTGCACCAGCACGTCCGGCGACTCCAGCGGGTACAGGCCCGCGATGGTGACCTCCAGGTCCTCGTATGGGCCGGTGTGGTCGTACGTGGCGGCCAGCACCTCGCCGGGCAGCCCGGTGATGTCCACGTCGTACGTCAGCAGGGGACTGGCACCGTTCGGCGTGGCGACCGGCGCGAGGGCCGTGAACAGGGCGCTCGTCTCCACCGGCACCGGCTGGCGCGCCGTGAACGTGGCCTGGGCGAACACCGAGGGCGGCTGGCGGGCTTCGAACAGGGCGGTGGCCTCTGGCCCCTCGGGGGCAGCGGCAGACAGGATCAGGGGCATGCGGTCACCTCCTCAGGCGGGTCAGACGGCCGCCGCGCGCAGCGTGCCGGTATCGACGGGAATCGTGGGACTCGTGTGCTGCGCCGTCCCCTCGTGGGCCGCGCCGGGCGCAAGGTCCGGCAGGGGCGTGGCCGTCTCGCGGGTCGTGCCGGTGATCGCCACGCCCGCCAGGGTCACGCGCAGCTCGCCGTCGCTGGTGCTGGCCTGCTCGATCCACGCGCGGACCCCGGTGAGGGGCGCGTCGCCGGTGTTGCGCAGGGCGATGGCGAGGGCGCCGAGCTGGCCGGCGGGCACCTCCCCGAACGAGTAGGCCGTGATGGGCGCCCCGTCGGCGTCCTGGATGGTGAGCTGTTTCATGGGGGAACCTCAGGTGGGGCCAGTGCTGAAGAACTGCATCTGGAGCGTGAAGCGGTCACCGTCCAGCGGGTTGCCTGCGATCCACGCCCCGCTGTCCTCGGCGGTCACGCGGGCCGTCCAGACGCGCAGGCGGGTGCGGTCGGTGTAGTTCTCGGTGATGGTCACGAGGTCGCCCTCCCGGCACTGCTGGAGTGGGTAGGCCACGTCCAGCAGCACGCCGTTCCGCTCGGGAATGGCGAGGGTGAGGGTCCAGTCAGCGCTGCTCTGCGGCAGGGTCAGCAGCACCCGCCCGGTGATGGCGGAGCGGCGCTGCAGCCCGCCCGCGTGCCGCGCCTGGAGGACGGTCGGAGGCGGGGCGGGCAGCACGGCGAGCCCGTGGGGGGTCTGAATCTCCAGCCGGAGCGGGTAGAGCGGGGTCAGCGTTGCGGGCATGGGTTCCTCCGGCCCTGGTCAGCGGCCCAGCGTTGCGCGAACGGCAGCAGCTTGTTCCACATGTCCCGGTAGTCGGGCGGGGTGGGCAGCTCCTGGCCTTGCCAGTTGATCGTGTAGGTGGCGTTGATGGTGTCCCCGGCCTGCACAGGGGGCGTGGTGGGGGCAGCGACCTTGGGGGGCGCGGCACCCAGGGCCCGCTGGATACTGTCCGAGACGATCCGGGCGCCACCGGTGAGGCTGGCGAGGATCTGATCGGCCACCCGCTCGGAGCCGGTGTTGAGCGCGCGGGCCAGGGCGTCGGCAGCGATCTGGGGCACGCTGTCGTTCGTGGCGGCTTGGGCGTCCTTCTGGAGCTGGTCGGCGGCCTTGAGGTTGTCCTCGCCCTTTGCCAGCAGGTCGTCCAGCACGCCCTGCGCGGCCTGCACGCCGGACGCCACGCGGCCCGCCTGCTGATCCACGAGGTTCAGGTACGGGCTGTACCCCTCCTTCTTCAGTCGGGCCACCTCGTCCCGGTAGGTCTTCTCGATGGCGCTCACGCGGTTGAGGGCCTGCGTGATCTGCTGCGGGTCGCCCGTGGCGAGGGACTGCTCCAGGGCGGTGAGGGCCAGCGCGCGCCGCTGCTGGAGCCGGGTGAGGTCCTGCACCTCGCGCTGCACGCTGAACGGCTGCCCGCCGGCCTTGGTCTTGGGGGTGATGACTTCGTTCAGGCCGCTGATGGCGCTGGAGAGGCTGTCGATGTTCTCGATGACCTTGACGTACTCGTCCGCGAGTTCCTTCAGGGCGTCCCGCTGCTCGCGGATGGCGCCAGTGAGGTCGTTGACGTGTCCGATGTCGTCGTCGGTGAGGCCCTGCCCGGCGGTGACCCGCTTGAGGGCGGCCTGCACGTCGCCCCGGGTGCGGGCCAGGGCCGCCTGGGCCCGTTCGACGCGCGCGGCGGCGGCGTCCAGGCCGGTGCTCTGCGCGCCGCTCTCCAGGTTGAGTCCCTCGACGGCCCTGGCGAGCCCCTGCGCGAGCTTGAGCCGGTCCGCCTGCGCCTTGCGGAGGGTCTCCTCCCCGTCCTTCTGAGCGGCGAGCCCCTCCTGAATGCGGGTGGAGAGTTGGACGCGCTGCTCATCGCTGAGACCCAGCCGGTCTGCCGCGCGCAGGCGGGCCTGATCGGCGGCGAGTTGCTGCTCGGTGATGCCGAGGTCGAGACGGGCAGCCGTCACGGCGTCGTCGGCGGCCCCGGTGATCCGGAGCTGCGCGCGGGCGCGGGCCTGCTGCGCCGCAAGTTCCCGGTCCACGAACTGCCCGGCGAGGTCCGCGAGGGACTGCTCGGCCTGGAGGAGACGTGTGGCGGCTTCCAGGCGCGCGGCCCGCAGGGCATTCAGTTCCGCATCGCTCTTGCCCTGCGCTTCGGCGGTCGTGAGGAGTTCCTGCGCCCGCTGGTACTCGGTCACGGCCAGCCCCACGCGGTTCTGCCGGGCGGTGATGACCTCCTGGTCCGTGCGGGCCTGCGCGTCCAGTAGGTCGGCCTGGGCGCGGGTGATGCCCAGCAGGCTCTCGGCGAGCTGCTCGGCGGCCTGACGGTCCTCCTGGGTGGCCTGCGAGAGATTGAGCTGGAGGTCGCGCTGCTCCTGTTTCAGGGCGGTGATGCGCGCCTCGTCGTTCGTGCGGCCCTTCAGGGCGTTCAGTTCGGCGTTCACCTCCACGAGGCGGGCCTGATCGATGCCCAGCAGGCGCAGGCGGGCATCCTGCCGCTGCTGGTCCGTCTGGGCCAACTTGAGGGCCTGTTCCGCCTCCGCTCGGGTCTGCTCACGGCGGCCGGCCAGGAGTTCGCGGTTGGTGTTCTGCTCGGCGGTCAGGACGGCACGGTTCCGTTCCACCTGGGCACGCTGGATAACGCCCTGCTGCTCTGCGACGGCTGCGCGGAGCCGGGCCGTCTGGGCGGGGGTGGGCGCCCCGACCTGGGCGTACGCCTTGTTCAGGTCGGCGATGCGCTTCTGGGCCGCCTCAATCACGCTGTTGAACGGGCTGGCGGCGTCGCTGCGGGCCTTGCCGAGGGCCGTCTTGGGCAGGGCGTCGGAGATGCGCTGCTGGAGGTCCTTGGCGCCCTCGGCGGCGTCCCGGATACCGCTTTTCAGGGTCAGGATGCGGTCGGTGTTGAGGGTCTCGACGGTCTTCAGCGCCGCGTCGATCTGCTCGGCGCCCCGCGCGTCCCCGGAGGCCAGGGCCGCCGCGCGCCGGGCCTTGAGTCGCGTCTGGAGGGCGGCGAGCTCGGCTCCGGTGGCGGTGTTGATGCCCTTCAGTTCGCGGTCCAGCGCGTCCTGCTGCACGGCGAGGCGGGCGTCGCGCACGCGGTTCTGCGCGTCGATCTGGATGCCCGCCACCTTGTCGGCCGCATTGCGTTCCAGGGTGCTGAGGTTGGTGAGGTACTCCTGCCGGGCGGACGCTTCCAGGGCGCCCCGCTGGGCTCCGGCGTCCCGGGCGGCTTTCATCTGGTCGTCGTACGTGCGGCGCAGCTGCGTGGCCTCCTGACTGGCCTGGAGTCGGGCGGCCTGGGTTTTGGCGGCCGTGTCGGCCTGCTGGAACTGCCGTTCGATCCGGAGGCGGGCGTCGGCGGTCGTGCCGTAAGCGTCCAGCTGCCGCTGGCGCTGCGTGTCGATGATCTGGGCGCTGGCCTCTGCCGCCTGCGCCTGGGCCTGGAGCACGCGCCCCTGGGCGTCCTGCGCGGCCCGCACCTGCTCGTCCGCCTTGTCCTTCTCCTCCTTCCGGATGCGTTCGAGGTCACGCCCCGCGTTCTGCCGGGCAATGGCCTCCGCCTCAGCCTGGAGGCGTTGCAGACTCCCGGCCTGCTGCTGGAACGCCTTCCGATCCGGCCCCTTGACCAGTGTGGCGTTCTCCAGGGCCTCCTTGATCTTCGGGCCGTACTCGTCCCGGATGGACTTCAGTTCATTGTTCAGTCCGGCCTGGCGCTTCCCGGCACCATCCTTCATGGCGGCGACGCGGGCGTCCTCCACGGCCCGCTGCGCGGCGGCCACCTCGCCCTGCCCACCTCTGATCTGCTCCGCCGTGCGGCTGAGGATGGCGCGCTGCTCAGTGGCGTCGAGCTTGTCGATGGTCGTCTGAATCTCGGCCCGGATGACGACGTCCTTCTCGTTCTTGAGCTGGTTCTCCAGCTTCCGGCGGGCCGCGCGGAAATCCTGCGCGATCTTGCCGATGTCCTGTGCGAAGTCGCTCTTGGCCTCGATGCGGATGGTCTCGCTCTGTTTTGCGAGCTCCTCCTGCTGCTTTTTCAGGGCATCCAACACGGGCTTGCGCTTGACTTCAAGGTCCTGCAACCGCTGCTGCTGGAGGATGTTCGCGTCGATCACGGCACGGTTCTGCCGCTCCAGGCCCAGCGCGGTCGTGAGGTTCTTGATGCGGTCCTGGATGACCAGTGCCGCGCCGCTGTCCCCCACACTTCTCGCCCGGCCCAGCGCGGCCTGCTCGACGACCAGATCCTTCTCGATCTGGAGGGTGCGGAGCTTGCTGGCCCGCAGGTCCTTGTCCTTCTCTTCGCGGGCCTTCGCCAGCGCGTCGGCCTGCTCCCGGGTGACCTTATTGAAGGCCTCGTTCCGGGCCTGCTCGATCCGCAGGTCGTTCACCTGCCCCTGCGAATATCCACTGAACGCCTTGAGGCTGAAGTTCTGGACGTTCTCCCCGATGGTCAGGCCGTTCAGGGTCTTGATCCTCTGGATGAGCGTGCCCACGCCGTACCCCAGGGCCAGCACGATCCCGTAGAGGCCCCCCTTGGTGGCAGGGCTGGCGGCGAGGCTGGTCACGAACCGACCCAGGGCAGCTGCCCCGTTGGTCAGGGGCCCGATGACGCCTTTGGCGCCCTGCGTGATCTTCGTCCAGAGACCGGGCTGTTTGCTGATCTCGCTGATGTCCTTGAGGCCCTTCCCGAGCTGGGCAGCCTTCGGCGCAGCGGCAGCCGCGGCGTCGTCGAGAACGTTGATGGCACCCGCTGCGCCCTTCTTGCCAGCCAGTTCGCCGATCTTCCCGAATACCCCCACGCCCCCGCGCAGGAGGCTGATCAAGGGGCTCAGGACGATGCGGGCCCCGGCGATCACGGTGCCCCACACGACGATGTTGGCGATGCTGTCCTTCACGGGCTTGTCGAGCTCGTTGAAGGCCTCGAGGAACTTCGTGAGCTGCTTCGCCCCGTTGGTCACAGCTGGCAGCAGCGCCTCGCCCAGGGCCTGCTGGGCCCGGCGGTATTCCTGGCTGGCTTCGCCCAGGTTGCCGCCCACCCCGGCAAGGATGGTGTCGGCCTCGCGCAGGTCGTTGGTCGCTTCCTTGCGCAGTTGCACGAGGAACCCCTCGGCCTTCTGCTCGGCAGTCAGCGCGTCAGCAGCGACCCCGATGCTCTTGGCGTACTGCTGCCACGCGGTCGCCTGGTTGGCCGTGATGCCGTACTGGTTGCTGAGGACGGTCGTGCCCAGCTGCACGTCACTCGCCAGGGCGTCCACGGCGCCGTTCACGTCCTTCGCGGCGACCAGGGCACTGGCGCCGTACAGTTCCAGGGTCTCCTGCGCCTGCTTCAGCGTGTATCCGTTGTTCAGCAGGACCTTGATGGTCGCCTCGACCGCCGAGGGCACGACGTTGAACCGGTCGGCGAACTTCTGCACGAACGTCTCAGCGGTGGCGAGGTCCTGATTCTGACGCTGGATGGTCTTCTGGAACGACTGGCTGCTCAGGCGGGCCTGCTCGTACCCGCGCACGAGCTGCACGATGCCGTTCACGTTCCCCTGCGGGTTCTGGAACAGGCTGGATTGATCCAGGGCCAGCTTGAACTGGCTGGCGATGCCCAGGCGGCTCATCTGCCCGGTCGCGCCGGCCAGCGTGCGCTGGAGCTGCGCGGACGTCAGGGTCAGGTTTTTCACCTCGCGGCTGGCGACCCCAAAGGTCTGTTCAGCGATGGGGCGCACGTCACGTAGCTCACGCTGCAGGGCCTCGATGCGCCCCTGTAGTTGCGCGACCTCCTCGTCGGTCACGTTCGTCGCGGTGCCGGCGGCGATGAAGTCGTTGCGGAGGATGGCGGCCGTGTTGTGGATCTCCACGAGGCGCTGCTTCAGTTCGGCCGCCCGCTGGACGTCCTGGGAGGTCGGGCCGACGGGCGCATTCGCCTGAGTGGGTGCCGCTGGGGCCTGAGCGGGAGCGCGCGGGGCACGGGCCGTCGGGGTGACCCCCAGGTCCTTCAGTCGCGCAGCATAGGCGTCCAGGTCCTTGAGCTGCGTGCCGAGGTCCAGGCGAGGCTTGATGACGACACCGACCTTGCTCAGATCGGTGAGGCGCTGCTCAACGGCGTCGAGCTGGTCGAACAGCTGGGAGAAGTCGGCGGTGCCGCCGAGACGTAGATCCTGCATGGGTCACCGCCTTTCAGGGGGTAGGGTGAGGGGTATGCGAACAGTCGTGACACTGGCAGCCGCGCTGCTCCTGGGCATGGGGCATGCCGCGAACGTGGATGTGGTGAAGTGGTACGGCGCGCAGTACGCCACCGCAGAGGCTCTACGGGCGGCTGATGCGGGGCTCGCCATCAAGCGAGACGCCAGTGGGTGGACCGTGACCTACAAGGGCCGGACACTCGTCATGCTGGATGGCAATACGCGCGGCACCCTCGACGGTCAGCAGATCAACATTGGCAGCCCGTCCCGCGTCATCGACGGCGTGGCTTACTTGCCCTTCGACGACCTACTGAGCCTGCTGGGGGTGCTGGGGTTGCAGGCCAATCTGACTCAGACGAAGGCTGCTGCTACGCCCATCACGTACGCACCCACGCCCGCGCCGCAGTCGGCGCCAGCAGCGGCTGCGGCACCTGCTTCAGAGGCACTGTACAGAGTGGTCGTCGGGCAGAACCCTGGGAACTGGGACACCATCCTGGCCCGCCCGTCGTACTCGTTCGACGTCAGGAATACCAACGTGACCGCAGAGACGGTCTACAAGGTCTGCTTCGTTCACGCGCACAGTCGACTGAAATACCCTGATCAGTCCCGATTTGATGGTCCGGCAACTGTGGTCAGCTACCCGTACAACATGTGGTACGTGCGGGGGTCGGTGACGGCCCCGAACGCTTACGGGGTGATGAAAACTGGCAGCTACGACTGCTTCATCAGGGCCAACCGGTCACTGATGGAAGGCACCATCGACTTCATCGGCCTGAACTGATCACTTCCACGCCCGGTACCACGCGGCCTTGACGTCCAGCCGCAGCCGGAGCAGGGGCCAGAGGACGGCGCGGGTGTGGGCGAGGCTGGGCTGCGTGTAGTTCACGCCGCTGCGGCCGGTGACGAGGGGGCTGGGTTGCGCGCCGGGCGCTGAGGCGCGGGCGACGGCGCCAGCCTCCTCGACGTGATTCCCGTACGTGCCGTACTCGACGAGCGCGGCGTACGGGACGGTGTTCCAGGCGCGCACCTCCACCACGCCGCGCCGGACGCGCTTCACGATGGCGTGGGCGCCCTGGGCGAGGTCGGTGGTCCGGATGTACTTCCCGGCCTCGGTGCCGTACACGGTGGCGTTCAGGCCCATGATCAGCATCCCGAGGGCCTGCGGGTTGAGTTCGCGCGCGCGCCGGTCGATCTGCGCGGCCAGGGCGAGCTTGCGGCGGCGCATGTCATCCCGGACGGCCTTGGCGTTGCTGCTGACCTTGATGGTGGCTCGTTTCGGCATGGTCACCCCAGGAGGTGTTTGAGGGCGGTCTGGGCGTCGGCGTCCTGCTGGGTCTCGCCCTTGCGCAGCCGCCTGGGCCGCTTGGACGCCTTCTCCAGCGCCTTACTGTGTTTCGCCAGGGTGCGGCCCTTGTCCCCTGGGTGCATGGCGATAGCGAGGTCGACGAGCCGGTCGCGCCGCTCGCCGGTCAGGTAGCGGGCGCGGGCGTGCAGCACCTCACCGATCAGCGGGGGCGGCAGGGCGATCAGGGCCATAGCCTCGGCCGCGCCCAGTTCCCCGATCAGCTCGGCGAGGTGGAGGGGTTCGCCGGGAGGGCGTCGCTGACGGCCTGCTGCGCCCGCGTCAGCAGGCCGATCAGTTTTCCCGCGACGTTGTCCAGCCCGTTCAGGTCGTACACGGCCTGCGCGACGGTCGGGATGTCCGCCACGGTCAGCAGGTCAGCGTCGGCGGGGTCGGCGAGGCTGCTGCGGGCCACGCGCCCCAGGAGGCCCAGGAGGGCGGGCTGCTCCTCGATGGCCGCGCCCCGGACGCCCTGCACGAACAAGCGCAGGAACGCGAAAAAGTCGCTGGTGTGCTGTTCGATGTGGTCCAGGCCCCACGCGCGGATGGTGACGGTCGCGCCGGACTGGAGGGTGACGGGTCGGGTGAGGGCGGCCAGGAAGCGTTCTCGGTCGGTCATTGTGGATTCTCGATTTGGGGGTGCCGCGCCTCAGCGTGGGCCAGGGCGCGGCGGGAAAAGGTCAGACGGCGGGCTGGAGGGTGGTGAACAGGTCGTCCAGGAAGTCGTCCAGGTCCGCCTTGGGGACGGTGTAGACGATGCCCTGCGGGGTGCTGCGGCCCATGTTCACGAGCGTGGCGGGCGCCGTCCAGCCGCTGAGGCTCTGGATGGTCGCCTCGAACTCGTACGTCTGGAACCCGTCCTCGTCACCAGGGCCGGTGCCGCGCAGGCTCTCGCTGGGGTAGTAGGCGACGGCGGCGAGGCCCTCGCTGGGTTCGAACACGAGGACCGTGTCGCCCGTGGTGGCCGCGCCAGTGTCCTCCACGGCGCTGAGCGTGGTGTGCCCACTCGCCCCACTGACGGGCGCGCTGCCATAGAACAGGGCGGTGACGTCCTTGTCACCGGTGCTGCCGGTCATGAAGGTGTAGGTGCGGGTGCGGCTGGCGAGCTGCTTCTTGAGGGTTTCCTCGACTCCGGTGAGGTTCGCGGTGAACTCACGGGTCTGCTCGTCGGTGCTGGGCTCGTAGTTCTTCGTGGCGCCCAGGAAGGTGAAGTCGGCGGTCGTGTCGATGTCGCCGTCGGCGTCGTGGGGGCGGAAGTATTTGCGGAAGCCGCGACTGGCGATGTTGCTGGCGTTCGCGGCGTTGGGGTTCTTGACCTTGTCGAGGTAGGACATGCTGTCTCCTAGATGCCCTCGCGGGCGGTGAGGATGAACGTGGCGGCGTACGCGCCGGGGCTCAGGGCGCGGGTGCTGGGGGGCGTGGTGAGTTCGTAGCGGGTCTGCTGGACGCCCGCGCGGGACGCGCAGGCCCGGATGGCGTCCAGCGCCAGGGACTGCGCAGCAGCGGACGTGGGAGCGATGGCGGCAACCTGAACGAGGTGCTGCGCGGCGGCCCCGCCGAGGCTGCCGATCAGGCCCTGCGGCTCCTCGATCTGCACGTACCCGCCGGCGTGCTGTGCGAGGTACGCCCCCAGGCCGCGTTCTCCTCCACCGACCCTGGGGCGGCCCTGGGCGTCGGTGGGCGCGGCGGTGAGCGGCTCCTGCACCTGCTCAGGCAGGAGCACGGGCACCTCGGGGGGGAGGGCGGCCCGCAGGAGGGCGTGGAGGTGCTGGGCGATCATGGCCGCCTCAGCACGCACGTCCCGGTGCGCTGCCCCGTGAAGTCGGACGCCTGACTCCAGCTGAGAATCTGGAGCGTGCCGTCATCCCAGGGGGTCGTGGCGTTCTCGATGGGCAGGGTGTCGTCCGGGTGGACGGTCAGGACGCGCAGGTCGGTGAACACCACGCCCAGGGCGTCCGCCTGAGCGCGCAGGCGGTTCAGGGCCTTCGGGTCAATGCGCTGCGGGTCGCGGACGCTGCACCGCACGTCCCACGCGTGCGGCCCGAGGCGGAACGTCAGGGCATGCCGGTACAGCAGGTCAGCGTTCCCCACCAGCCGGCCGCGCACCCGATCACGGATCTCGTCCACGCGGCCCATCAGAACGACACCTCAACCGGCCCGGACACGGTCCCCACCTGGTCACGCAGATCCAGCTCGCTCTTCACGTCCGCGCGCAGCTGGGCCGCCCGGGCGGCCCAGGCCTGCGCGTCCCCGGCCTCCACGGAGGTGCCCGCGAAGTACTCCTCCTCGTACTCGCCCTCCACCCGGAACCGCTTGACCTGCCCGGCAGACGCCGCCGCTCCCACGCGGCCAGCCGCCTGCGCCGCCACGTCCAGCACGTACGCCGCGACGAGCCGCAGATCACCAGTCTCCGCGAGTGCCACGTCCAGGTCCGCCGCTTGCCCGTCGGGCAGGGTCTCGTGGAACGCCCACGCGGCGGGTTGCACCAGGAACTGCACGCGGCGGAGCTGTTCACTGGTCAGCGGCACGGGTTACTCCTTCGCCTGCAGCGACTCAAGGGCCTTCTGCGCCAGCTTATCGGCGATGCCGTCCACCCGCTTCAGTCGGTCAAGGGCGTCACTGGGCAGCAGGGGCTGACTGCGCAGCGAGGCGAGTTCCGCGGTGAGGGTCGCCACCTGCGCCTGGGCCGCGCCGCCCTCCTCCTGCGCGCGGGCCAGGGCTGCTCTGGCTTGAGTGAGTTCTTCAGTGGTGGCCGTCCACTGTTCTACAGCGTGCTGCGCCTCGCGCCCTTTCGCATCCAGTTGGCCCTGTATGTCGCGCTGCATCTGCTGCGCTCCCTGCGCGGCGTCACGAGCGTCCTGCCGCTCGCGCAGCAGTCGTTCCAGCACCGCGTCCGGCAGTTCCTCACCCTGCTGTTCGGGGTGCAGGAGATCCAGCAGTCGCGTGAGCCTTTCCTGGTACTGACCGGACAGGCGACGCGAGGCGCTCAGCTCCTCCTGCAGCGCCTCAGGGTCGACCTCCGAGAAGGTACTGCCTTCCATGGGGGGGAGCCCCAGGGCACGCGCGAGTTCTTCCGGCACGTCGATGGGTTTCTCGCTCGGGCCGTACGTCTTGCCTTCGAAGCGGATGGTCTGCGGCATCCGCTGCACTGTGATCATGGTCATGGGGGTACCTCGTAGAAGGAACGCGAGTGACCTGAGACCGGTCACTCACTGGCTGGGGCGGATAATGCGGCTGTGAGTGACAAGGACGTAACGGTTCAGTGCGTGCAGCACGGGAAAACTTCAGCGACATTCATGTGCCAACACGTCGCTTTCGGCAGCGGGCAGGGCTTCGTCACTGGCACTGACGATCCTGACGACGCTTGGCCGGACGCCTGGTGCGACGAGTGCGACAACCGGCTCATGGCGAACGGTGGAGAGTGGAATGACGAAATCGAAGCGCTGGCACAGGTCACATTGCTGTGCGCGGGCTGCTATGAGGCGGCCAGGGAGCGCAACTGGAAACCCTGAGTCACGCAGCCGAGCGTCAGTTCATGGCGGTGGTCAGGATCACCAGACGCTCGGGCGCGTCGAAGATCGTCAGGCCGTTACTGGCGCCCTGCGCGATCGCGTGCATGGGACGGCTCTGCGGGGTGTACGCGTTCAGCCAGATACCGGGGCGGCCGTCGCCTTCCACCGTGGGGCCGATATGCGTGCGGCCCAGGCCGGGGCGAGTCACGACGGTCCCGTCGGTCATGGTGACCATCACGTCGTTCCCGCCCACCACAGCGATCTTCCCGTCCGGCAGCACCTGCTGGTCGGCGTAGGTGCGGCCCACCTTGATCTTCACAGTGCGGCGGTACCCGACCAGGGTGTACGTGTCGCGCTGATCCGTGCTGAGCGTCTGGTTCGGGCCGATCAGGCGGCGCATCGTGACGATCTTGATGTTCCCGCCGGCACTGGTCTGCTCGCTGGTGACCGCGACCGGATTGTTGGGACTGTCGATGATCTGGTGCAGGGTGTTCATCGACATGATCCGGGAACGCACCGTTCCCAGGAGGCTGTCCGCGGCCCGCATGTCCGTCCAGAACTTGCTGTCGCCGTTCCCGTACGCGTCGAAACCGGTGCGGGTGGGGAACTTGTTCGCGGCGGGCACGCCGTAATCGATGGTGCCGCCGCGCAGCACGAGCTGGCCGGTGGTGAGCGCCTCCCCGCGCATCAGCTCGTAGCGGTCCGTGAAGGCCTGCCGGATGACTTTCTGGAGCCAGTTCACGACGAAGTTCCGGACGTACTGGAGGCCGTTGCCGCTGATGACGCCCGCGCGGATGTTGATGACCATCTGCTGCAGCTCGCGCTGCTGCTGCTCGGTCATGGTCGTCTCGGCCGTCCACTTCGCGATCGGCTTGCTGAACGCGTCGATTTCCATGCCGCCGACCTGCGCGTACGGGCTGTCCATGCCGGTCTCACCGGCGGGCGTGGTGATGACCTTCAGGGTGCCGCTCTTCGCTTCGTAACTGGCGCGCAGCTCCTCAGGCAGCACGGCCAGCAGCGCGTACTCGCTCTCCGGGACGGGCTGGTTCGCGAGGGTGAAGAAGTCCTGCGGGGTGAGGGTGCTGAGGATGGCGTTGACAGTCAGGGCGTCGCCGCGCGGGCCGAGGATGCCGGCGAGCAGCACGCCCGCCAGGGTACGAACGCCAAGTGCGGTCTTGAGCAGGTGAGTCATGGAACTCCTTGGGTGGGATGGGGGGCGGAGAGTGAAGGCTTTTTTCGCGCCAGGTCGCTACTGGAGGTAGAAGCGGGTGGCCTTGGCGCGGACGGGCGTGGGCAGCACGGCGGGACTGCCGCTGCTGTCGGGCAGCAGGGCCTCGTGCACGTTCCCGGCAACCGCCAGGCCGTAGCCGCTGATGCTGTCGGTCGTCGAGTCCTCGCGCGCGTCGCTGAACAGCAGCAGCGTGTCGGCAGTGCCGTCGGCGGGGACGATCTTGCCGGCGGCGAGGCTGACGGCCGTGCCGCTGGGGATCAGGCGGTGGCCGGCCGCACCGTACTTCACGTCGGTCCAGGCGGCCCAGTTCATGGGGGCGCCGAGGCCGTGCAGGTCGATGCTGTGGTAGTCCGCGATCCAGGCGGGGGTGGAGAGGCTGCGTTTCTCACCGCGAATGGCGACGGCGCTGCCGAGGAGCAGCGCCGTCAGGGGCAGAAGCAGGTTGCGCATGTGGGGATCCTTTCCCGGCTCAGCTTGAGCGCGGGCGGGGGTGGGCTGGTGTCGGGCCGCGGGGCTTACTTGGTTGCTGCGGGTTGCAGCGGGTCGACGTAGCCACCTCCTTCGCCGGGCTTGAGCATGTCCGTCAGCCAGCTCCCGCCGGAGCCACTGCCGGAACCGCCCGAGGCACTGCCGCTGCCGGACCCGCTGCCCGCGTCCTGGCGGGCGTAGGACGCGCCGGAATTGTTGTTGCCCCCCTCGGCCTGCAGCGCCACCAGGTAGTCATCCCAGTGCTGCTTGGCGTAAGCGGCCAGCTCGTGCTCGGTGCCCTGGGCGTCCTTGACGTATGCGACCTGCACCTTCTTCCCGTCACGTTCCACTTCACGGCTGGGCAGCAGGGTCAGGCCGTCCGCCTTGACGCGGTCACCCAGGACCTTGGGCTTGTAGCCCGCGTCGCGCGCGGCCGTGTTGAGGCTGTCCTTGAAGCGCAGATCGGTGAGTTCGGCGCTGTCCTTGGTGCCCTGTTCGAGCTTGGTCTTCACCTCGTCGGGCGTGCCCAGCGCGACGAAGGCGTCGTAGGCTTTGGCTTCGTCGGCGGTCAGGGCGCGGCCGCCCTGCGGGACCTGGTTTGCGGTCAGCGTGTCGATCTTGCGGTTGGCGGCCGCCAGTTTGTTCACCAGGTCTGCGTGGGACGTCTGGGCGTGTTCGGTGGCCAGCTTGGCACGCCACTCCGCTTCGGACAGGCGACCGTCGTTGCCGCCGCCGTTGTTGCCACCTCCGCCGGGGTTGTTGTCGCCCTCACCACGGGTGGCGACGGCGTTGGCGAGGAGCAGGGCGGTCAGGTTCAGCAGGTTCTTCTTCATGGGGTTCCTCCAGTGGGGTACGTGGGGTCGGGGTAGGCGTTCAGATCTAGTGGGGCGAGCATCTCCACGCGGTGCGCCTCGCCGTACTCGCTGCCCAGGAACGCAGCCCAGTTGCATTCGAGAGGCGCCGGGAAGTTCGAGTCACTGACGTGCACGGTGTCCTCGTCCGGGTGAACGGGGAGGGCCACCGCCACCTGGTGCAGCCAGCCGGGCGTGCCGCCGGGAATGCTGACCAGCAGGGGCGCGTGCCGCTCACCGGTGGCGTTGCTGGCCGTGAAGCGTGCGCGCAGGTTCGTCCAGAACTCGGCGGGCGTGCCGGGCAGGGGCGGCTCGGCGCAGAAGAGTGTGAAGGCCATCAGGCCCCGCTCGGCGAGGCGGACGTAGAAGCGCGGGGCGCTGGGGTCCGAGAGGTGCTCAAGCAGCGTGGCGTCCCCGGTCAGTGCGTGCACGCTGAGGTACAGGCAGCCGAGTTGCGTGGCCTGCGGTCGGTGGTGGAAGTTCATGCGGTCTCCGGGGTGCGTTCCTTCTGGATCTGCGCGTCTTCCTGCGCGGGATCGTCGATGTCCTGCCGCTGCCGGGCGGTGGCCTTGCTGATCACGCCCGCGGTGACGTCCTCACGGTCCGCTTTGCGGTCCTCTGGGCTGGAGGGGACGGTGCGGGCCCGCACCGTCCCCTGCACTTCCAGCTGCGCGTACCGCCGCGCCTGATTCGCCAGGGCTGACACGAGCGCCAGGAACACGGTGACGACGTCACGCACGGCCGCCTGGGCCAGGGCGATGGTGTCCTCACGGGCGACGTCGAAATCCGCGATCGCCACGACGCGGGAGCGGCCGCTGGCGGTGGCGTCCTTCCCCATCAGCGCGAAGACCTGCCCCACCTCGCTGTACATGTTCAGCTGACTGTGCTCCGCGGCCGTGATCAGCGCCTGGGGACTGACGGGTTCGAACCGGCCGTACTGGGCCCGACCGAGTGGTTCATCTCCGAGGTACTTCCCCTGCGGGTCCGCTTTCCGGTACGTGGCCTGCCGCCAGAGGGTCATGGTGCCAGCGCCGGTGCGGGGCGCTTTGTACACCCGCCGGGTCTGCCCGGGCTTGTCCGGGTCGGGCACCACCTCGTAGGGCGGTTCGACGTTGATCCCGTAGCGTTCCAGGAACCCGGCCAGTTCGGTGTTCCGGAGGATCATGGTGCTGGTGGTGTTGTACGCCATCTGGTTCTGCAGGAACTGCGGCGTGATGAGTGGATCGGCGGCGAGTTCCAGATAGTGCACGAGGCCGCCCAGATCCAGTTCCACACTGGCCCCCTGCGCCTCGTCTCCGCGCAAGATCCGCAGGTGCGTGAGGCCCGTGGCATCGTCGACGGTGCTGACCTCCACGCACTCCCGTTCGGCCGAGTCCTTGTACGTGTACACGGCGCGGCGGTTGAGGGTGTCGGGGTCTTCCCAGACGCGGGCGTTCTCTGGCTGGTCGAGGCATTCGAGGCGGATGTAGCGGGCGATGTCGGCCGGCTGGGCGCCCGTGCGGACGCGCAGGACCTGGTCCTCACCCATCTGGAAGAGGCCGCCGGCGACGCGGAAGCGCAGCACGCCGCGCCCTTCCCGCCGGGCGTACCGCAGGGCGCTGCGGATGGCCTTCTCGATCCCTGCGGACCACCAGCTGCTGGCCAGGGTGTCGGCCTCCTGCTCTAGTTCGGTGCGGTCGGTGTCCTGGGTGCGCTGGGCGCCGGGCTGCATGATGGTCCAGCTCATGCGGGCGCTGCTGCTGGACACGTCCCGCCTCACGACTTCCTTCAGGACGTTTGTGCTGGTGAAGCTGCGGCGCAGGGCCGTCTGGAACTCGCTCACAACGCCCTGCGCGCGGCGCTTGTCCGCCTCGGTGCCTTCCTCGGGAACACGCACCATGGGGCCGCGCCAGTACGCGAAGTTCTCCTCGCCCCCGCCGATGGGTTCGCCGAGGTGGTGCCCGTTGTACATGTGCCGGGCCTGTTGCGCCGTGGCGTTCAGGCCGACTTTCGCGGCGTCCACCAGGTCGGCCAGGGGCGCGGTCAGCAGGTTCAGGGTCAGGTACTTCATGCTTCACCTCCTTTCAGCCTGTCCAGCCGGACCAGCCGTACGACCCGGTGTCTTCTGGCACGGGTTCGGTCTCTTCTTCGAGCATGAGTTCGGTCAGGGCCCAGACGAGGGCGTCCATGCGATCGGGGGACTTCTCGCCCGGCACCCAGGTCGTCATCTGCCCTTCGAGATCCGGGAACACGCCCACGTGGTGCACCAGGCCCTGCTCGTAGAGGGTGCTGATCGGCTCCGCTCGGGTCTGCTTGCCCCGGCTGGCCCAGACGGGCTTGACCGGCACGCGCTTGTCCACGGTGCTGATGGTGTGCGTGACCATGTCCCCGCCGTTGTTCTTCTCGGGGACGATCGCGTCGGCGCGGTGGTAGTGGTACGCGTCGATGCTGGTCTGCGCCCACTCGCTGGGACTGAAGTTCCCGGACAGGTCCCCCAGGACGTACGCGTGCCCGTGGGCGTCCTTCCCGGCGACGATGATGCCAGTCTCAGCGCTGTCGCTGCTCTGGCTGGCCTGCGGGTCCACGGCCACCACGATCCGGATCAGGTCAGGCAACTGGTCGAACTTCAGGCGGAAGCCTTCGCGGTTGAACATCGCGTACTTCCACAGCGCGCCGGGCGTGTCCTCGAGCAGTTCACCGTCGAGCTCCTGCCGGCCGAGCCGTGTGCCTTCGTACTTCCGGATGACGTTCCGCTTGAACGTCTCGGACAGGTTCCCGAGGTTCTCGGCAGTGCTGCCACCGGTGAGGACGGCGCCCTCGTCTTTCTTCAGTTCCCGAATCAGCCGGTTCGGGCGAGGCGTGCCAGTCATGACCACTCGGGGGTCTTTCCCGAGGCGCAACCCGAACAGCAGGTTCGACCAGGTGGTGTCCTCCCCTGTCCCCTGGTCAGCATCGTTCCAGGTGGCCGGCTCGTCACCCCACGCACCGTGGTGCTGCGGGCCGCGCAGCTTGCGGGGCGTTTCGCTTGAGTAGCACTTGAATCGCGCGCCGTTCTTCAGGTACAGCTCCCCAAGTGAGCGGTTCCAGGCGGTGTCGATGGAGCCGCCCCGGAGTTCTGCTTCATCCAGCACGGACAGCAGCCCAGACTCACCCTCGACCATGACGTCCCGGGCGTCCGCTGCGGTCTGCGCCACCAGGGCGAAGCGGCCTCTCGGAGTCTCTCGCGCCCACTGGGCGATGGTCTCCGCGCCGGTCCTCGTCTTCCCGAACCCGCGCCCAGCGAGGATCAACCAGACGAACCACTCGCCCTGCGGCGGCAGTTGGTTCGTTCGGGCCGTCAGCAGCCAGCGTTGCCGGGCAGTCTGCCCGCGGACAACCGTTGGTTTACGCGGTTGAATCCGCGCCACCCGCTTCTGGGTTGCTTTGATCCGGCTGACCATCTCCAGCATCACTCACCTCCCCGTGACCGAGAACTTCCCGCGTGATGGCAATCTCACTGAGCACCTTGATGGCACCCGTGACTGCGCCGATGTTCTCCGCCGTGGACCCGGGCAGTTCCTGGGTCATGCCGCCCAGTTTCCGGATGAGGGTGGTCAGGGTGGAGTTGAGCTCCCCGGCCCAGGTCTGGGTGGTGACGAGGCTGGAAAGTTGGGCGTAAAGGGCGGAAAGCTCGGTGTCTGAATCGAGGGCAGCGCGGTAGTTCCGTAGCGTCCTGTCCGTGATTTTGTGGGTTTCGCAAGCTTTCCGGTCTCCGAAGAGGGCGGCATCCACGAGGATGCGGGCGGCGCGGGCGTTGTCTCGTTTGGGGGATGCCATGGGTCACCTCCTGGGTGCGTGAAAAAGCCCCACGGCTGAGGTGGGGCGGCCCGCCGCCTTCACTCGGGCGGGTATGTGGTGGGGTGCGGTGACTTAGCGCACGAGTCGGAGCGTTCAGGCCGCACTTCTGACTGCTTGAAGAGAGATAGCAACGTGATGCTGTTGCGGGTGTGGGGTAGGGTGCGGGGATGGACCGCTTAGAAACCGTGCTGGATGTGGGCGCGCTGCCGTTGAAAGGCGGCCGCCGTGTCTATGCGCGTCAAGTGTCCCGGCGGGACGAAGCCGTGCTTCAGCGGGCGAGCATGGTCAATCCTGCGATGCCGGTAGAGATCGTAACGACGCATGGCGTCATCACGGTGGTGGTGAGTCATGGGCGATCGTTGGATGTGTTCGTGCTCTATCCCGCGAAGTAAGGAGGTCAGGGTTGCCGGGGTCGCACCGGCTGAGGCTGCATCCCTGATGGTGCCCAGCCACTCCCCGGGGGCTTCCCGTGCGGCTGGGCGTGCTCAGCCTGTGACGCCCCACAGTGAGTCGCTGGGGGCGGAGCGGGCTTCTATCTGCCCTGAGGCGTTCTAGCCTTCGTTTGAGTGGCCTGGACTCGCGGCGGCGTTCCGCTGCTGGCATGGGGTCAGGGTGGCAGGGAGCGGAACCTCCCGCGTCCTCAGTGGCCGTCTTCAACGGCTCCCATGCATCACGCTTCAGGAATGGGTGTGGGTTCCAACGAAAAACCGCCCCGTGGGGCGGTCATGGCGTGTTATGGATTCAGCACTTGTAGCCGATGGGGCTGTCGCCACCGGCACCATCATCCCAGCAGACTTTGCCAGCTGCGGCGCTAGGGGACGCGAGCACAACGAGGACGAGAACACCGGCGATCAGGGAACGGATTGCTTTCATAGTGGTACCTCCGGGTTGGTTGAACTGACGTGAATCTACAGATTTCACTCGTCCTGCAAGCACGAAATCCATTTGAACTTGCTGCGGCAGTGTGCTAGGTGCTGGTCTTTCATGGACAGAGCTCTCGGAGTTGCACCGGCGCGGCGGGCATTCACCTGTCGCGTTCTCTTTGCCCTGGTGAGACCCAGCCGCTGCCTGGGGGCTTCCCGTGCGGCTGGGCGTGATGCTCCATGACGACGCCCTTGCGGTCACCCGGTCCCCGGCCTGGTCAGGGTGGGGTCTAGCTGCGGCCTGGAAGAAGGTCAGGGCAGCCCGTTACGGCGACGCGCGGCGAATCGGGGCCGCGCTTCCAGCTGCGCTCGCTGGTGGGAGGTGCGCGCGACGTGGGGGCGGGCGCGGATCGTCTTTGGCCGTGGGTCGGTGACACGGTGGCTGGCGCGTATCCTTCCAGCGGTTCATGAAAAAGCCCCGCTCAGTGCGGGGCGGTGGTCCCGCCTTCACTTGGGCGGGTTGAGCTGTTGTTATGATACCAGGGTAGAACCCGATGGCTCCTGGTTTGTGATGGCACGTAAACGAGGCTTGATCAAGCCTGCAGCATTCCTGAATCTTCAATGCAAAACCGCCCCGTGGGGCGGCTGGTATTGACGTTTCGTGGAACTTACCAAAATCATATGGGGAATGCGCCAATTTGACAAGTTACGTTGGTGAGCTGGTAGAGATCCCGCTCAATCAGTTGACGGGGGCGCTCCGCATGCACGTCACCGAGGCGGACGGCGAGGGTCAGCACGGCTAGGGCGTACTCAGATCTTGCACCTGGATAGGTGGACTGAATAGCCGTGCTGGCGCAGCAATTCCTCGTGTCGCTGTACCTCAATCATCAGCCGCCCAACGACCAGTGCAGGCAGTGCGATCTGCGCCGCCAGCCTGGCGTCCTCTTCCAGCGTTTTTCCTCCTCCGGAGCACAGCACGGTCAGCGTGAAGGCCGCACACACCAGGAGTACCCAGCGATCCAGCCCCTGAGCGCTGTGCAGCGCGAACTGGTTCAGGCCGAACTGGTGTTTGGACTCCTTGAAGAAGGATTCGATCGCCCATCGACATTTTCCCTCTCTGGCGACACCGTCGCCAGAGAGGAGTTCCGACGACACCGAGAAGAAGGTCCGGTCGCCCCGATCAAATCGGGCCAACGTCACGACCTCCCACGGCCAGTTGTGGAGGGACAGCCAGCTGCCGTGCTCGCAGTCACTCACGGTCACTCGACCTGGGTGATCGGTGCGTCGATTCGACCGAACACCCACGACGAACTCGAATCCCTCATCCCGCACACCCTGCAGGAACTTCGCGGACTCGAACCCGCTGTCAGCCAGCACGCACACGTCGAATCGCCGCCGGATCGGTTGCGGCACGGTGGCGAGGAGATCCAGGGCGAGCCGGACAGGGGTCGGGGTGCCCCGACCCCGGTACACGCGATACCCGACTGGGAATTTGAGTGTGCCGTAGACGGCGTACAGGACCACGAGGTGAATGCCGTGCACGCCGTTATACACGCGAACAGCGGGGAGTTTCTGGCCAGTCTTCGGGATGCTGGTGAGGTCGACGCACAGGTGAAGTCGCGGGCGCCGCTTGCGGCGCGCCGCCAGAAGAAGGGACTCCCATTGCGTCTGCTGAAGACTGTCCCAGCAGGCACGCGTGTCCCAGGTGTACGCGTTCAGGAAACGACTGAGGGCACTCGCGCTGACCGTAGAGGCACGGTGAAGCGCTGTTTTCCGCCCCAGATCGAGGAACATGCCGAGCGCAGCCTCAAGGCTGCGCCGCTGATAGATCGTGCGGGGGACGGAGAGCAGGTGATCTGCCAGAATACGAGCGCGCTTCCCGGAGAGTCTGAGGTCGTTCACACCCTCGTTCTCTCGTCTGGGAGCGCGTTTTGACTACCTATTCAGGTGCAAGATCTGAGGCGTAGCGCAGGGCTGCTTCCCGGTTCCGTTCCCAGCGGCCGTCGGGGCGGAGCAGGGTCGCCATACAGCCGTTGTCCTGGCGGCGGAGACGGTCCAGCATCCGGCCCAGTTGCACGGTGTGGGGCAGGGTGCTGAGGGTCATGTCTGTGATGATCTGCCCGATCTCGGTTTCGCTGATCTCCCCTACCGGGGTGCGCAGGTATGACTTCTGCGGCGGCCCACCCTCGCCCATGGTGAGCGGATCGTAGGCGCCCTGGTCGCGGAACGCGGCGTAGCTGATCTTCGGGAGGACGTCCGGGAAGTGGACGTCCCAGGTGCGGAAGGTCTGGTACCACTGCTCGGCGTACTGGCGGGCGTCGCGGGTTTCGGTGCGTTGTGCGGTGAGGCGGCGGATGGTGTCGCGTCCGCGGTTGATGGTGATGGGGGGTTTCTTGCGGGGCATGGTCACCTCGGCCTGAGTCATGGGCGGCGGCTGTTTCGCCGGGTACTGGGTGTTCGGTGCTGTTTCAGTCGGTGCTTACGAGGGGGTGGGTTCAGGTTGTGAACCCGTGAATGAATCGGTGCTCTGCTCGGTTTAGGCTGATGTATGGACCTCCGCAGACAGCACAGGATGTTGTCGGCCCTGATGCTGCTGGCCGTTGTGGTCATGGCGGGGGTGTTGGTGTACGTGTGGATGGATCCGGCGCAGCAGAGCCGTGTGCCGCCGGTGGCGGCCGGGTTCGGGTTTGCGGTCGTGATGTGCCTGTTGACCTTCTGGCCGGGGTTGGACGCGCCGTTGATGCGGCGGATCATCGTGGGACTGTCGAGCGTGTGGTTGCTCGTGAATGTACTGAGCCTGATCACGACGCACCGTCCGGTGACGTCTGGCCTGCTGCTGCACCTGGTGATGCTGGGGTTGCTGGCGTTCGCGTGGTTGCCGTACGGGTGGGCGGTTGGCGTGGTGGTGGTGGGGTACGGCGCGTTGTGTATGGGCGCGTTGTTTTCGGCCGCGCCGGATGTGACTGGGTTACTGCTGGTGGGCTTGGCGCTGGTCATGACGTGGTACCTGAGTCGTTATGGGGATTCGGTGCAGTTTGAACAGCAGAGGAATGCGCAGTTGGTGCATCTGGCCTCGACAGATCCGTTGACGGGTCTGTGTAATCGGCGGGCTGGTATGGAGAAGTTGGAGGCATTGTCGGTGGTCTGGCGGGCGCAGCCCCGGTGTTTGAGTGTGCTGATGCTGGATTTGGATCACTTCAAGCGGATCAATGATTCGGTGGGGCACGGGCGAGGGGATGAGGTGCTGGTGGCGGTGGCGCGGGTGCTGGACCGGCATGTTCAGCGGGGTGATGTGCTGGCGCGGTGGGGTGGTGAGGAATTCCTGATCGTGCTGGCGGGTGTGGACGCGGCTGGGGCGCGTGAGACGGCTCTGCGCATGCTTCAGGAGGTTCGTGCGTTGAAGTGCCTGGAGTGCCCGCCGTTGAGTGCGAGTGGGGGGTTGGCGCAGTTGAGTGAAGCGGGGTCGGTCGCGGTCTTGCTGAGGTTGGCGGATGAACGGTTGTACGCGGCGAAGGAGGCCGGGCGGGACCGATTGGTGGGGTGAGTGGGACGCATTGATTGGGTGGTCCGATGTGGGCGGCTGACGGGTGGACGCTCAGGGTGTTGCTCAGTGATGTGTGGTGGGGGCGGGGTATGGTTCAGGTTGTGCAGGGAGGGCGGCTGGGGGCCTTTGGTGCGCCGGCACCTGCGTGCGGCGCCGCGGGTACTGGGCGTGGATCAGGCGGCGCAGAATGGGGTCGGTGGTATGCGCGTCCGTGCTGGCGTCGTGTCATGACTGGACTTCGAAGAGGGTGGCGGTGAGGGGCGTGATGGTGACGTGCACCTGCCCGCCGGTGGTGATGGGTCCGCGCGTGACGCGCAGCTCGTCGATCAGCGAGTCATCGGCCCAGACGCCCGCGTGCGTGAGGGCGTCCTCGAGGGCTTTGGGCAGGTTGCTGAGGTCCCGGGCGCGGCGGTCAGGTGGGCAGACGTGCAGGTGCAGGGCGAGTCGGGCGCCGGGGGGCGTGCTGGGGTTGTGCAGGGCGCGGATGATGTCCCGCACGGCGCGGCGGTACTGGCGGCCGTCCTGGCTGAGGAGGATGCGGGCGGCCCAGGGTGGGGCGCCGGGCTTCTTGGGCTTGCAGGGGACGAGTGTGGCGCGCCAGATGCTGTTTAGGCTGGGTGGGAACGGCAGCGTGAACGTCAGAATGCCGAGGATCGGTGCTCGGTGTTCGGGGTTCGGAGCTGCAGGGGACGCGCAGATGAGTCGGGGGGCTGAGGCGGGCACCACTGGTTCGACGCTTGGAACAGGCTGGGAATTTCCCTGGTTTTCGTCTAGTCCCAGCCGGGCGCGGGTGGCGTCGCGCACGGCCAGGTCGGGAATGCGGGCGAGGTACGCCTCGGCGGCCTGCCGGGTCGGGAAGGGGTTCACGCGGCCACCTTCCGCAGGACGCCGCTGGGCACCACAGCTTCATGCCCGTCCGGAAAGCGCACCAGCACGTTCCCGATCGCACCGGGCCGGGGAACGATCAGCACGGTGCAGCTGGTGCCTCGCCGGGTGTCGTCGCCTTTGCCGAGCTTCGGGCCGTAGCGGTAGGTCTCCCCCACCGTTAGCCAGCGGTACTTGGTGGGCGTCACGTCTCCACCGCCTCGCAGGAGACGTGCACGTCACGACCACCGTGAACGCGCGTCACTGGGTTGCCTCGACTACAGGCAGGCTGTCGTCAGGCGTGATAGGACAGGGGGAATGAAGCTCTTGCCTCCCCACGCCAGGTGGGTGGTTCCCCTGGGGACCGCGGCCTTGATCGCCACGCTCATCGGCATCTTCTTCGTCCCTGCTGGCGTGCAGTGGCGTTGGCTGAACTTCGGCACGGATCTGGTGAGCCTGACGGCCTCCTTTGCGATGGTGGTTGCGTGTTCGCCGTCGCGTTGGGTGACTGTGGGGCTGGCGGTCGTGTGGGTGACCTTGGGGCTGTTCACGCTCCCCCAGTGGCTGTAGGGCCGCGCGGTAAACGCGCACGCGCTTGCTGTCCAGCTCGCCCTGCTGCTCCAGTTCCACGAGCAGCTTCCGAACGTAGTTGTGCGAGAGGCCCAGACTCACCGCGTAGTGATTCGCGGGCCTGCCGGGATCCTTGCGGACAAGGGCGAGCAGGTTCTGCATGTCCGTCGCGCGGGTGATCACTGCACCTCACCTCCCTGGTCCGGGTTCTGCTCGCTGCCACTTAGGGCGAACTTGCTGCCCGCCCTGGCCTGCACCTGCCGGGGCGCGGTTTCGGCTTTCTTCGGGGTGCTGATGTCATTTGCGGTCCTGGCAGGATAGGGGCTGAACCTGGGCAGATATGCCCTGACGATCTGCTGGTTCGAGCAGACGGTCACGCCTTGACCTCCTCGACGAGGTTCAGCACGGCTTTCTTCAGCCAGTCGGCGGGTTCCCCGTAGGCGATGGTGGCGTGCGTCTCGGTGTCGACGATCAGGGCCTGCACCTTCGGGTTGCCGCTGGCGTCCTGCTTGCCAACGATCCGCAGTTCCTGGGTGGGCGTGAGGTGCTGGCTGACGTAGTCCATGACCCAGTCGGTCCACCCGCCGCGCCCGTTGCTCTTGCTCTGCAGCTTGCTGTCCTCGATGTGCTGCTTCTGGCGTTGCAGGCGCTCGTGCGTGCCGGTGCTGACGTTCTCAGCGATCGCGGCGGCGCGCTGCTCACCGGTCAGGGTGTGCAGGGGCACCTCGGCGCCCGTGTCTGGATGCTGCACCGTGGCGTGCGCGTCGATGCTGGCCGCCACCTCCGCCGCAGCCTTGACCTGGCTGGTCGTGGGCTTGTTCGTGCCTGTCGCGGTCTTGATGTACTGAGCGACTGCGACGACTTGTTCCGGTTCCAGGTGCTGCACGACCTTCGCGGCTTCCTTCAACTCCCGGGCCTGACGCTCGTTCTCCGGCTGTAAACCAATGGTTGACAGGGCCTGCGAAGTCTGCGCGGCGTCCATGAGTTGCTGGGCGCGCTGGCGGGACCAGCCCCACACCTGCTCGCAGTAGTCGCCGAACGTGCGGTGCGCGGCGCGATACAGGCGCTGATCGCGGATGGTCAGCAGGGCTTCACCGACGGTCACGAAGCCGTGCCAGCCGTCGCGGATGGTGCCTTCCAGCTGGGTGAGGTGCTGCTGTTCCTGAGTGGTGAGGGGCTGCACTTCAGGCAGGGTGGTCATGCGCTCACCGGCCCGCAGCCCACCCGGCCTGCGACAATGGTCGAATGACGTGCCGAGATGACATCCTGGCTGTGGCCCGTGAGCTGAGTGCCGCTCACCCCAGCGGTACTTTTTCGGTGCAGGGTGTGTTGGAGGTGCTGCGTGCCCGACAGACGCCGTACTCGGACGCTGACATCCGCCGGCACATCTCGACCTTCATGTGCGCGAATGCCGTGGGGAGTCACGCGGCTCAGTTTCAGGATCTGGAGCGGGTCTCGCGGGGGCTGTACAAGTTGCTGTGATGCGGGTGCAGGCATAACGGTCTCCTGGGGCGAGCGTGGTGTGCTCGCCCCGCGAGTTGAGTTCAGTCGGCGGCGCCGTTGGTGTCGGGCAGGTTGAAGGGCAGGTCCTCGTCCGGCTGTTTCGGGTCGATGACGAGGCGGGGCGGCACGAGACCGGCATCCACATACACGGGCTCGTCGAGGGCGGGTGCGTCCTGCGCTTCGGTCACGGGGTCTTGGTCCGCGATCTCGGGCAGCGCCTCGCCTTCACCAGCGCCGGTCAGCAGGGGCTGCGCGCCCATGTCGGCCATCAGCTGCGCGTGGTCCTGAGCCAGTTGGCGGTTCGTGGCCAGTTCTTCCTGGATCTGCGCTTCGGTCTGCTCTTCGAGGGTGGGCATGTCGCTGACGGTGCATTCCAGGCTGCAGCTCGCTTCGAACAGCACGGCGGAGGTCAGCCCGGCCTGCTCCAGTGCTTCCTGGGACACGCGGGTTGTGAACTTCGTCTTCGGGCCTTCCGCAACGGTGTTCAGGCTGCCCTGGAGGATCGTGGGCACCATCACGCCGGGCAGGTGGCCGCCGGACATGCGGGGGCAGATCTCCAGCTTCAGGCCGCTGCTGTCCGCCGCGCCGAAGAGCACCTGGGCGTGGTCGAGTTCGAACTTCCGCTCCGGCTTGGCGCCCACCATGAACGCCCATTTGATGTCGTGCACCCAGCCGATCTCACGGACTTCTTTCGAGGTCAGGCCCAGGAATTCCAGCGCGTAGATGCCGTAGGTGCGGTGCGTCGTGGTCATGTTGCTGCTCCTTCCCCGGCCCACCGGCCGGGAGGCTGGGGGTCAGTGAAGGGCGAGGTCGTTGAAGCGCGTGAAGGCGCTGTGGAACTGGAGTTTCACAGTGCCGGTCGGCCCGTTGCGCTGCTTCCCGAGGATCACCTCGGCCACGCCGTGCTGATCGGTGTCCTTGTTGTAGTACTCGTCGCGGTAGATGAACATCACGACGTCCGCGTCCTGCTCGACAGCGCCGGACTCGCGCAGGTCCGACAGCATCGGGCGGTGGTTGGGGCGCTGCTCCACGGCGCGGCTCAGCTGCGATAGGGCCAGCACAGGAATGCCCAGTTCCATCGCGAGGCTCTTCAGGGCGGTGCTGATCATGGTGACGCGCTGCACGGCGTTCTCCCCGGCCCGGCCGGACACCTGCACCAGTTGCAGGTAGTCCAGCACGAACAGGCTGAGCGGCTGGGCGGCGTGGGCGCGGCGCACCGTGTCCAGCAGTTCCTGCAGGCGCAGGCCGGGCTTGGCGAGCATCTCCATGGGGAGCTGGTGCAGGCGGTTGCCGGCGCTGGTGAGGCGTTCCCAGTCCCGGCCGTTCAGGGCGGTGCGGTTGCCCCGGCGGCTGTCACTGAACCGGGCGAGGTCCACGCGGGCTTCGCTGCACAGCAGGCGCGCGCCGATCTCCTCGGTGGGCATTTCCAGGCTGAAGCCCAGCACCCGCCCGCGTTTCTGGGCGACGTGCATGGCCATCTGGAAGGCCAGCGCAGTCTTCCCCATCGCGGGGCGGGCAGCGAGGACGTACAGGCGCCCGGGTTCCAGGCCGCCCATCAGGTCATCCAGGTCCTTGAGGCCGGTGGGTGCACCGTTGGGGCCGGTGCCGTGTTCCGCCTGGTGCAGCACGGCTTCCACGGCGCCGCCGATGCTTTCCAGTCCGGCATCGGCCCGGGTGAGCGTGGGGATCAGCGAGGTCAGTGCGTCGATCTCCTCGAGGGGCAGTTGCTGGTCGAAGCAGGCCTGCATGACCTTGCCTGCCGCGCTGATCTTGGCGCGGAGGATGGCTTTCTCCTGCACGATCCGGGCGTAATGCTCGGCGTACGCGGCGGTGGGCACCTGATCACCCAGGCCCATCAGGTAGGTCAGGCCGCCCGCCTCGTCCAGCTGGCCGCGCCGGGTGAGTTCTTCGCTGAGGGTGATCAGGTCGATGGGGCCGGGTTGCCCGGCGTCGGTACGGGCCTCGCGCAGGGCGGGGAGGGCCGCCCAGATCAGCTGGTGGCGGCGCTGGTAGAAGGCGGCGGGGGTGAGGTGGCCGACGGCGGCGTTGGTGAGGGTGTCGTTGTCGAGCAGGACGCTGCCCAGCAAGGCGGTTTCCGCTTCGATGTTGTGCGGCGCGACGCGAGGGGCGGAGTCGGTCATCAGTCCGCCGCCTCTTGCATGGGGATGGCGAGGTTGGCGTGCGCGATGGCGCGGCTGAAGGGTGGTGGCACGGCGTTCCCACACATCCGCACCTGTGCGCGTTTCGACAGCGGCACGGCCTTGCCCTTCTTGTTCCGCGTCATGAACTCGATCTGGTAGGTCTCCGGGAACCCCTGCGCGCGGTACAGCTCGCGTGGCTCAAGCATCCGCATGCCGATATCGGTGATCACGTACGCCTCGCCGTTCAGGTGCACGAGCACCAGGCCGCGGTCATGATCGGCGTGCGGGTCCAGCTGTGCGCCCAGGTGCTCGCGCAGGAAGGCGTACACCTTCCGCGCCCCGGCCTGCTGCTCGGCCGTCAGCCCCGTGCCGCATTCGGCGGTGAGCAGGAGACTCTTCCCGCCGCCTTGCGTGGTGATGGTCCGGGCGGGTTCGCTGACGGCGTGCCCGACGCTGGTCCCGAACTGCCGCACCACCTGCGCGGTGGCCAGCCCGAAGCGTTCCCGGGTGGACTGGGTGTTGATCGGGCGGCCCGCCGACTTGGGCGGTGAGTTGCGGTTGTACTGGACGAGTTGCGCGGTCAGGACGTCGTGCGGCTTGCCCTGGCTGGTCACGGTCTTCACGGGCACGTCGGCGGGGTACGGGGCAGTCTCCGGAGCGCAGTGCCCGCCGTTCTGCCGGACGAGTTGCACCGTGGCCACGGCCTTGCTGGCCTTGGTGACCTCGGTGGTGACGGGCACGTCCACCGGGTACGCGCCGAGGCTGCGGCTGCGCTGGTTGTCGATCTTTACGATCGTGGCACTGGTCAGGGCGTGGACGTTCCCCGTGCTGGGCCGGGCCGGTTCACCGCCGGCCGTCACCGTGTGCAGGGGTTCGGTGGCAGGCGTGCCGACGCTGCCGGTGCGGATCTTGGTCAGACTGGCAACGGTCAGGCACTTGTCCGCCTTGGTGGTCATGGTGCCCACGCCCTCATCCAGCCCGCGCGGCTGCGCCTGAGCGGCGCGGCCCCCACAGCCGACGATGGACGCGGTCACGAGGGTCTGTGCGTTGCTCTGCGTGGTGGCGGTGCCCAGGGGCGCATTGGCGGCGCGGGGAGCGTTCTGGTAGGTCTGCGGGACCATCTGAGCCACGACGGCCCCGTGCGCGTCGTGCGCGGCGGTCAGGGTCCGCATGGGCTCGTCTGCGCCCTGACCCCGGAACGAGTCGCCCTGATGGTTGCAGGTCACCACGAACGGCCGGGCGGCGCGGAGGGTGAACCGCAGGATGCCCTGCGCGATCCGACGGTGCGTGGCGGGGACCAAGACTTTCTTCCGCCCGAAGATCGAGGGGGTGGGGATGCTCCAGTCGATGCAGTCGGCCGCGGTCTTCCAGACTTCCAGCTCACTCGACTGCACACGGGGATCGGTGGGCTTGCCATGCGTGGGGGTGGGCCAGACGATGGGCTGACCGTCACGGCGGGCCACGATGAACAGCCTCTTGCGGCTGGTGGGCGCGCCGAACTCGTACGCGACCAGTTCCCGCCACTGCACCTGGTACCCGTGGCGCTGCAGGGCGTTCACCCAGCTGCGGAAGGTCCGGCCCTGCTGTTTCGGGCAGGGCCGGCCGTTCTCGCCGAGGGGCCCCCACGTCCTGAACTCCTCGACGTTCTCCACCACGATCACGCGGGGGCGGACCGTGGCGGCCCAGCGCAGCGCCACCCACGCAAGGCCCCTGATCTCTTTGCTGACCGGCTTCCCACCCTTGGCCTTGCTGAAGTGCTTGCAATCGGGCGAGAACCACGCCAGGGCGACGGGCCGCCCAGCGGTGACCTGACGCGGGTCGACTTCCCAGACGCTCTCGCAGAAGTGCTGCGTGTGCGGGTGGTTGACCTCGTGCATGGCCACCGCTTCGGGGTCATGGTTGACCGCGATGTCCACCGGGCGGCCCAGGGCCTGTTCCAGGCCGGTGCTGGCGCCGCCACCCCCGGCGAAGTTGTCGACGATCAGCTCACCCTCGGCCACGACCGCGCCGGCGGCCAGGCCCAGATAGGGGAACAACGGTGCGTACCCAGTGTCATGCTTCGGGGCGCGCTTCATGCCTCGCCCCCGTCCAGGGGCCAGCGGGCCACGATGGCGTCCCCCTGATCCATCGGCGCGCCGGACTCAGCGAAGTACACCAGGCCGTACTCCACGTAGTCGACCGTCCACACCTGCCCGCCGGGGGCGAGGCGGCGCTCGCCGGGCTGACAGCGGGGCTCACCGTACGTGCGCTGGAGCTCGTCACGGTTCGCGGCCTCGGATTCCAACACCTTCGCGGCGCGCTTCATGCGGTCAGCCAGGGCAAGGTACGGGTGGGCGTAACTGCCCGCCGCAGTGATCTCACTGGCGTTCTGCCGCAATTCGGTGCTCAGCCCGGCCTGCGCCCAGGTAGCGAACTGGACGATCTGCGCGTCCTGCGCGGCCCGGTCCAGGCGGCGCGCTTTCGTCCACGCGGCCCAGATGTCCCACGTGCCGGTGGCGGTGAGGACTTCCTGCGCCTCGCGGTACGTCTGCGGCGCGGCGGGCGCGGCCGGAATGTCTTCAATGCCTGTCACGTTCTCGAGTCCTCCGTGGGTGTGGGTGGGTTCAACCTGAAACGAGTTCAGGTGTCCGGTTCCGGCCTCGTCAGAGGCCGCGCCGTCAGGCGCCTGCCCTTGAGTGGTGGTTCGTGTTGGGTTTGCCTCAGCAGCACCAACCGGCGCGGGGCTGGTGGTCCAAGTCGTGGAAGAGGTGTTGTTGTAGGTCTTCAAATTCCTTCTAAGTCCTTCTACTTCCTTCAGGCCGAAGGATTTCGCGTGCTGCACGGCATCCCCGCACTTAACTGACGCACGGTCATTCGCACAGCCGTTCGCACGGTGGTTCGCACGCCCGTTCGTAGCGCCGTACCGCCACGCCTTTCCGTCGGCCACGCACAGCCCCGCGCTGACCAGTTGGGCCAGGGCTTTCTCAACGGCGCGCTGCCCCAGCTCGGTCTGCACCATCAGCTCTGGGATGGTCAGGGCCTTCTGCCGGTAGTTGGCCTGCTCAGCCAGGGCGGTCAGCACGCGGGTGTCCGCCCGGCCGTTGCGCTTCTGGTACGTCAGGACCGGGTTGTCGATCAGACCGTACGTGCCCTTCTCCCGGCGCACACCGGATCTGCCGGCCTTCTCCGGGAACAGCACCAGGTTCTTCGCGGGGGTCATGGTGCGCCTCGGTTCAGGGCGCGGCGGATCTTGTCAGCGGCCTTCTGCCCGTAGTGCAGGGCGAGGCTGACGAGGAATGCTTCCTGCTGACGGGCGTCGAGGGGGCGGAGATCACGCACCCAGACCTGATGCAGGCCGGGGGTCATCTGGCGAGGCGTGGCGGTCAAAACGGAAGCACCGCCTTCTTGGCTTCCAGCAGGGCCTGGGCGGCTTCGTCGTTGCTCCAGGTGCTGAACGTGCCGAGGATGACGTCCGCCTGCGCTTCCGTGAGGTCCCGGGTACGGATGCCCAGGTCGCTATTCAGGAGATACGCCCACAGGCAGGCGCGGTCCTCGCTGGTGGTTGCCCCAGCGCGGTTCGCATGTGCGCACAGAGCCTTGCGCTGTCCCTCGGTGAGCAGGGTCTCGGCGGGAACGGTGGTGGGTTCTGGCTGGGCCTGGGGAGCGGGCTGAGTGGGCTGGGGGGCGTGTTTCAGCCCCAGTTCCTTCAGTTCGGTGTGGCAAGCGCGGGCAGCGTCCGTGGTGGTCCGCCAGGCGTACGTGTCGAGGATCGCCTGCACCTCATCCGCCGGAGCGATGCGGCGCACGCGGGTAGCGAGATCGCCGATCGCAGTCGCCCAGCGTTGCATGACCTCTTCCTGGTGCGGGTCAGGCAGGGTATGTGCCGGGGTGCCGGCGACTTCCTGCACTTCGCGTGTGACGTCCACTGGGCGGGTGGCCTGAGCCTGCCGAGCGGGGCGCTCCTCACGGCCGTTCTCCGCCTGGGCCATCTCTTCGGTCGTGTACAGGCCACTCATGTCCTGCGGGAACGCCTTGCGCAGTGCGAGTGCTTCGGCCACCTTGGCGAGCATCAGGTCCGGCATCTTCGCCCACATCGGGCCGGGCTTCCCGTCGCGGTTGGTCTGCACGTACGAGTCCCAGCGGGCCACCGCCCACAGCGGCTCGCGGAAGTCACTGCGGAGCACGCCAACCTTCGCGGCGGCGGGGGGCATGGCGTCCAGCCACACTTCGCGCCACTGACCGTCCTTGCCGCACCAGAGGGGGCCCATCTGCCCGGCGTACTTGCCGCTGCGCTCCGCGATGAGGCGCAGGCCATCGATGCTGACCTGCACGCCCATCACTTCGCGCTTTTCCTTGTTGTCCCAGCGTTTGATGGCGTAGATCTGCCGCGCGAACGGGTCGAGACCGGTGCGGTCGCACTGCTGCACGAAGAGGCTCAGTTCATCGTCGGTGGCGCCTTTGGCGATGGTGCGTTTGACGAGGTCGATCTGCTCACGGGTCAGGCCGGGTTGCGCGGGAGCGAGGGTCATGCTGGTGGGGCGGGCGTGTTCAAGGGCGGTCATGCGTCCACCGCCGAGCGGGGCAGGTGCGTGAGGGCGTAGGCAAGGATCAGCGTGATCCCGATGGTGGCGAGGCCGATCAGCATGGTTTCCCTCCAGTGAGGTGGGCGCGCAGGAGACGCACCTGTTCCGCGTTCGCGGCAGCGTGACGATCGTGTTCAGCGGCGGAGATCTCAGGGGCGGCAGGCCGGGCGGCGCGCTGCTGGTCCGGCGTGGGGGTGGAATCGTTGAAGCGGGCCATCAGCGGCGCGCCTCGATGCACAGCCAGCAGAGGGTGGTCCCGGGGTCCACGTGGGCGCGGCACTCGGTGCAGGTGGGCAGCGGGTAGTAGCGGCGTTCGACGAGGTGCCCAGCGCGGCGCACGACGATCTCCCCCAGCCCAGCGCGGGCCAGGAACGCGAGGGCGTGCGCGGGCCGCTCCTTGGGTGTGGCCTTGAGCGTCATGCGTGCACCGCCAGGGCCACCGCGAGGACGCTCAGGGCCACGAGGCCCGCGCCAGTCCAGGCGCCGCACAGGGCGCGGGTGGCGTGCACGCCGAACCGCCAGCGGGTCACGCGGCCACCCCCTGACCCCAGATCTGCGCGGCGTGGGTCAGCAGGGCGCACGTGAAGTCCGCCCAGGTGCGGTGCGTGCCCACGCGCGGCTGGCTGTAGGTGTGCCGGACGGTGCCGTCCCTGGCGCGGCGCGCCTTGGCCCACAGTCCGGCGTACTCGAGGCGCTGGCCGGTGCTCAGGTCGGTGAGGGTCGCGGTGTACTTCGCGCGGCCACTCTCCGTCAGGAACCCGCCCGTTTCGAGGAGTTCCAGCCCGTACGTGCGGCCGTCCAGGGTGAGGCGCTCCCCGCTGAGGGGGCTGAACGGCACGCCGCGCAGGCGGGCGTCCCCGTGGGCATGGGCGAGCTGGGCGCGGAAGCGGGTGGGAACTGGTATCGTATGGGTCATAGGAGTTGCTCCTTTCCGCGCCGTCTTTCCAGGGACTGGGCGCGGTTTTTCGTTTCAGCCGACGCGCTTGCCGGTCTGCTGCACGCCCTTCCGAGCGATGTCAGTGGTCTTGGGGGTGACGCTCAGGAGGGCGCGGGCGAGCTTGATCTGCCCTTCGCGACTGTGGATGTCCACGCCGCTGCCGGTGGTGACGCTGCCGAGGTACAGAGCGGGAGCGGCCTGACGGGTCATGCAGCACCGACCTGACCAGCCGGGTACGCTGGGAAGGAAAGGAGGTGAAAAGTGAACAGCATGGAATTGACCGTGGGGCTGCTTAAAGCCACCATTGCGGAGTTGGCAACCGTGCGATATGACATGGCGATCATGCAAGGGAAATCGAAGGAAACAGCCATGCAGCAGGCGCTCAGCACGGTTGATCGCTTTGTGGAGAATGGGAAGTTTCCTGAGGGTCAGGTGATTCGAGAGGAGATTGAGAAAGCTCTACGCGCAGCGAGTCAGTAGTAAAAGCAGTGATGATGGCTTCATTCACCTCGGTTGCCGCCGGGGTGGTTTCGTTCTGGTCCATACCTGCCTCCTGAGTCATGCGGACACCTGTTCTTGATTTATTCCTAACTCGCGGCAAATAGAAAGCCGCGTGCTCGGACGCGTTTCACGGCGCTCGTGCAGGAAGTCGAGCACGGTACGGGGCTTCATCTGTAGCTTGCGTGCCAGACGGCGGGCGGAGATGCCGCGCGCTTCCATCGCCGCGCGAGCGGCAGCCGCAACGGGATCGGAAGAATGGTTCTCTGACATAGGAATAGAATACGACTGTGCCCATTTGGTGTCAATACCAGATTAGGAACAAACCCAAAATAGTCGCCATTTCGGCCCATAGTGGAACCATTTGAGTACAGTCAGCGTATGAACGCGCATGATTGGAATGGGAGTTACTCATGCGCCGAGGGCATGGGTCATGGGCGCTAAAACGTCTGCTAACCCTGATCCGCGTGCGACGGAACATGGGGAGCTCGTTAAAGAGCGGCGCTTAGATTTAGGACTTAACAGGCCCGCCTTCGTTGCTCAAATGGAGAAGCATGGTCAGGAGATCACGCCTGACTACCTGAATAAGTTGGAGCGCGGCGCGGCTCCACTATCGCGGGCATCTCTCGAAGTCCGAGAGGCGATCAGGATTGTTCTTGGCTACTCCGCTGAAGAGTGGCAAAAGTTGACGGGTTTGTACAGCCCGGCGGCTCAGCCTAAAAAACCATCTGCGGATTTCACGCCCAAAGCCCTCGGGTACAGGATTCCGAAACAGCCACTTCCGCCGATTCCAGACAGTCTCATCGACGCTGGGATCATCTACGGTGACCGTCCCGGCATGGAAGGCCTGAAGGAATACCGCTGGCAGCGCACCATGGAACGCCTCCCCCACCGCCGGCGACCCCAGACCCCCGAAGAATGGCTGGCGTTGTACCTCGACCTCCGGGAGAAACTCGACCCGCCGGAGCCCGAGGAATGA